CATGAAATTATCAATTCTGGTCTTTATCTTGAGTTGGATTTTGGTATTGGTGAACTTGAAATGGATGTTTCAAGAGAAGGATTGCAGTATACCAAGCAAGTCAAGAAAAGTCTGAGAGAAAAGACTCAGGAGATTTTTACTGAACTCAAGAGTATGTTTACTCAAAAGATTGCTGATGCCAAAACTAAAGTTGAAGCAATTACAACATATTATACACTGAATGAACTTGCTGGTGGATGGGGAGTGGGTGCTTCGTGGACAGATAGAAAGGGCAAGAGTCATTCTATTAATTCTGGTAATGATCTGGAATATAAAATTCCTGCTGGAAAGAGTCTGTATGTTTTTAACTATAGGAGTTCTGGCTATAGGTCACGCAGATTGGTGGCTCTTACGGATAAAATCCATAATGAAACACTAACTGGTAAGGGCTATGGCTACTACTATAGTGCCAAGAAAAATGGCAAGATCGCTTTCTTTGTGTGTGATGTTAAGAGCGAAGAAACAGCCAAAAAGATCGTTACCAAGTATTGTAATCAAAATGATTGTTTTGGTTATATGATGCTTGATACTAAGGATCACACTCAGAGTAGTGAAGGTTTTGATCAACTTATTGAGGATGTTGGTCAGCATAATATTCTCAAGGTTTCTGATTATAAGCACCTTAGCCAAAGCAATACTCCAAGAAAGAAAAGCACAAGAAGTAGTCAGGGTAGTGTTAGCGACCAAGATGTATTCTTTATCTATGGTGCATCTAAGGATAGCGGTAACATTACTAATCAATATAATGATGCTAAATATCTAAAGACACTAACACAGACTGAACTTGATGATTTTAGTGATAGTGAAGATATTGTATATATTCCTATTACTCGCTATAAGAGTAATGATAATGAAAATCTACCTATGATTTCCGAACTAAATATTATGATTAATGATGCTTCAATGAAGAATCTAATCAAAGATATGTTTGGAAATACTAAGATTTATGCTATCAAGAGTAGTCTTGTAAAGAAAATGTCAGATGATGGATACAATATGATTCCATTTAATGACTTCTTTATGGATAGTCTAAAGAAAATTAAGAGTCGTTTTGATAGCGTCATATCTTATAACGATCTGGTGGAATACTGTCGGGAGCAATTTCATGAAAATGATACCTCTAATAATTATAGATACTATAATCACGGCACAGTCTTGCATCAATTCGCATATCATATGTTGAATATTTTTGGTTTGGACTATGCTAAGTTTATCAAAAATCAAGATATGGTTGATGCTGTCAATTATTACTTGATTACAGAATTTTTTGCCGATACTATTCATAGATTTAAGTATGATATTACAAAATTTACTAAGGAAGCGTATTTTGATCATATGAATACTATTCTACAAACGATTGGTATTGATAAGATTGATAGTGAAAATATTCGTACTACTAATATAGAGTATCATAGGCTAATTGATATGATTGAAGATCGTGTCTATAAGACAGATAGTGATAAGTATATTAAGATTATAAAGTCACAGACTAAGACTAAGTATCAATTGCCAAAAGCGTCTGAAGTTAAGAAAATGATTAAAGACGCTATTGACAAGAATCCGATGATCAAGTACATTATGGGAACGAATCAAGTCAGTGGTACGATTAGAGATTTGACCAATAAAAATCCTATCTCTGGTCTTGGCTCTCGTTCTAGTTATTATACTGATAATAACAAGGATTGGTTTGGTCAAATGGATAGTGATAGCGTTGATCTGTTCAAGATTCAGTTGAGTAGTTTGATTAAGTAATTCACAGGTAAGTAACACTAAGGAGTTTAATTATGTCTGTTCCGTTTATGTTTGTTGATGGTAATTTGACGCTTGTTCTTAATAACAAGAGTTACCAGGTTTTGCCAGATCATATCAATTACAAGATGATTGTTGAGCGTTTGCCAACAGCAACCGCTGATGAGTTGCTAGAAATTGTTGATGTGGAAAAGGCTATTGCTACATTTAGTGATGGTCTTGTTGAAATCAAGAATGGTCAGGTTACTTATGAGGGTGAAGTTGTTCATGGTAGTATTAGCAAGCGTATTCTGGAGTTTATGAGTAAGGGTCTACCTTTTCAGCCTCTTACTAATTTCCTTCATAATCTTATGGAAAATCCTAGTATGCAGAGTCAGAAGGAACTTTATGATTTCCTTGAGCATGAACATCTGCCAATTACTGAGGATGGTCACTTTCTGGCCTATAAGGCAGTTAGGGGTGATTTTAAGGATAAGTATCGTGGAACGTTTGATAATAGTGTTGGTCAAGTTGTTAAAATGCAGCGAGCAAAAGTTGACGATGATCGTGCAAGAGGATGCTCTGATGGACTTCATGCTGGAGCATTGAATTATGTGGCCGGTTATGGGTCTGTAGAATCTGGCGACCGTATTGTGATTGTCAAGATTAATCCGCGTGATGTTGTAAGTGTTCCAAGTGATTGTAATTGTGAGAAACTTCGTACTTGCCGATATGAAGTAGTCGGAGAGTATCAAGGCGAATTGCTCAAGCCTCTGTATTCATCTGATTTTAGTTACGATGAAGATGAAGATTATGATGAAGATAATTATGATCTTGATGAATCATACTGGGATCAGTTTGATGATGAGTCTGAAGATGTAGATTATGATGACGAGGATTACGACGATCAGTATTGATCGTTGGAAGAAAGTGGGCCGCTGGGCGGATACTAGTTAAAGGATGGTTCGATTCCATCACCACTTTTTAAAGGAAGTATTATGTATGAAGATTATGATGGTGAGGATGAATATGACGATGATCAATATGATTATGATCATCCATCCGCCAATCCTTATTATTATTTTAAGTTTAATGTATCTGCTGACAATCCATTATCAAAATGGTTAACAGATATGTTTAGTGATATAGACTGGAGTCAGATACCATCTGTACCATTAATAAATAATATTCCTGGCTTTCCTGTGTTTAGTGTTCCTGTGAATAGTTGGAATCCCAATGCTGGAAAGGATAGTTCTTTCCAGTATTTGGGGTCCAATTATGACGGTCAGCAAGTATGGAAAAAGAAATATTTTATTAATGATCCAATAAATATTGAATATAAATTACATTTACAGGCCCATGCTAAACATTTTGTTGGTCAACCAATATACTATAAAGGATTATTCGATATCCTAAACTAAGGTGAAATATGAATGAAGAATGGTATGTGATTAAAAATATAGGTGAATTTGTTGATAAAACAAGAGCTATGGTATTCAATAATTTTGGACATAGTGATGAAAATAATGAGATAGATAATTTATTAGACGATATTAAACCAGAAGATGAAGACGAATTTAATAGCATCTTATCTCATGATGAATCAATGATTATAGCTAAAAGTTTATTAAAAAAACAAAAAAATAAAAAAACCAATGAGACTAGATATTTAGTTTCTGATATAATATATTTCGATATGATTCAGTCCCTTAATGACAGAATGATTAGTAATTTACTAAATACTCTAGTAAATAAGGGCTTGGTAGAAACAGCATTTGATGAAAACTCAAACGATTTTGTATTTTGGATAAAAGATGAAAACAAAAACGCTGAAAAACCAGAAACCGATTGATATTGATTTGCATATTAAGTATGCTTGTCCAAATAAAGATTGTGGATATCATCATTGGTTATCCTTAAAAGAAACCCAAACAAAAAATTTTAAGGTTGTATGTGATTGTGCGCTAGTATTCAAACCCAAAAGAATCAAGACAATAAAGATCACTTATGCTTCTTCAGTCTCAAAAACTACAAAGAGAAAAGAGGTCACAAAGTCATCTGCTATAGATAATGACGATAAATCAATTCCTTCTTATCTATTAGAAAAATCGATCAAAATTTTAGTTGGATATGGATTTGACAAAGACGAAGCCGAGAAACTACTAAAAGATAGCTACTCTAAGAATCCAGAACTAGATTGTGGTAAATTGGTAAAAAATACACTTGTACTATTTGGAGGATGATTATGAAAAACAACTTGCGACCTACCACCTTTGATGATGTGATCGGCCAAAGTGACGTTATAGAGCGTCTGAGAGTCTCTGTGACCGGGTGTAAAAACACAGAGGCGGTGATGCCCCATGTTTTAATTGACGGGCCTCCCGGCCTTGGTAAAACAACAATAGCGAGTGCTATAGCAAACGAACTTAACGTTAATTTATATACCACTAATGCGGCTAATATTCGTAATGTTAAGAGTATATTGCCATATTTAATGAGCATAGCTCCAAGATCAGTATTATTTATTGATGAAATCCATAGACTACCAAAGTTAGTGGAAGAATTTCTATATCCAGTTATGGAAGATTTTGTTCTCAGTATAAGTGTAGAAGATAAGCCAGAAACAATAGATCTACCAATGTTTACTGTTGTGGGAGCAACAACTAGTGGTGGATCATTAAGTCAGCCATTTTATGACCGTTTTCAAATTAAAGAGCATCTGTCCTTTTATCAAGACGATGAACTTGCTAAACTAGCAGGGTCAAACGCCGAGAAGTTGGGACTAATTGTTTCAGAAGATGATCTATTGGAAATAGCAAAAAGAAGCAAAGGAACTCCGCGTATTCTTAACGCGAGACTTCAATGGTATAGAAATTATAAGTCTTGTCATCCAGAAGAAAATGATATTGATAAGATCTTTAATATTCAAGGTATAGATAAAAATGGTCTAGATATATATGATAGAATGTATATTAGTGTATTAAAGAAGTCGAGAGGAAGTGCTTTAGGTCTTAAGTCTATATCGTCCATGACCGGAATCGCTATAGATACCATTGAGAATAGCATCGAACCCTATCTCGTTAGAAAAGGTTTTGCACGAAGAACGTCTCAAGGTAGAGTCATTGGTGACATATGATAAAGAAAACCCTATTACTATTTGTCATTATGCTAGGCATGATTAGCGATAGGGCTTATGGAGAAAACGCATATTTCATGAATAATCTGGTAGATGCTATTGCATTATCAGAATCTTCAAAGAAACCTGTGCTAGTAATATTCGGGGCAGATTGGTGTCGATACTGTGGTGTTCTTCATAAAGATTTAGAGGATGAAGATGCTGCCAAAGCATTAGATGATTTCATTGTATGTTCTATAGATATAGACAAAGATAAAGATCTTGCTAAAGAATATGGAGTTAAAAGTTTGCCAGACTCAAGGATCATAAAAGATAAAGTTGAAGTATCAATCTATGTTGGATATAAGGGTAAGGTCAAATATTTAACATGGATAAACGATGCTAGACAACACAAGTAATATTATTATTTGTATTCTGATATTAACAAATATCCTATTCTTCTTTATGGGATATGTTTTGGCAAAAATAGGCCAAAATAATGGTGTATATAATACTAAGCCGAAATCTTTTTTTGACCAGAATACACTTACTGCTACACAAATTAATATTGATGACAAAAAATATGTTACCAATATTGATACGGATGGTTTGGAAAAAAAATATACCCAACTAGGAGAAAAGAAAGAGTCAACAGAAAAGATTGATTCGGCTATTAATAAGCTTAAAAATATGAAAGGGTAATTATGGCTAAAGGTTTAGACGTTGGAACAAGTTTCATTGTTCTATCAGAAGATTCTCAGAGCGGCGTTATCTATAAAGACTTTAGAGATGCCTTCTATATAATTAAGCCAACAACACCCGTAGCCACAAAAATGATAGAAAAAGGCTTATCAGGAAAAGTTTTTATAAAAGATGAGTCAGATAATTCTTTTATATTATTGGGTAAGGACGCTATAGAAAAAGCCATAGAAAGAAACGACACAGCAAAAAGACCGATGCATAAGGGTGTCGTATCAGCAAAAGAAAAAAATGCAAAAAGAATTTTAGCATTTATCTTAAAAGAAGTAGTCGGGCAGGCATCGGAACCCGGTGAAAAACTTGTTTTTTGTGTTCCAGCACAACCAGTAGATCAAGAAGATGAAGATTTTGATGTTGGATATCATGAGGATGTGGTTAAAACCATTCTATCAGAATGTGGTTATGATGCTAGATCTGTGAATGAAGCAGAAGCATTATGCTATGCTGAATTAGAGAATGATGATTATACAGGAATAGCAGTTAGCTGTGGTGCTGGAATGACTAATGTTTGTGTTATGCTCAATGGCGAACCAACAGTTGTATTTAGTACGACCAAATCTGGCGATTGGATTGATCGTATGAGTGCTGTAGCGACCGGAGAACAGGACAGTGTTGTTCAGGCAGAGAAGGAGGCGGGTAATTTTAAAATAGGCGAACCGAACGATAATCCGGTGCTTGCTGCGGTATCAGCATACTATGATAGACTAATAGATTATACTACTAAACAATTAGCTTCAGCATTAACATTACATAAAGCTTTACCCAAATTTAAAAATCCTCTATCTATTGTTGTGGCGGGCGGCACTTCGCAGGCAGATGGATACATAGATTTATTTCGTAAAAAATTAGAAGAAAATAGTTTTCCACTAAATATAAAAGAAGTAAGACACGCAGAAGATCCTTTACATGCTGTTTCTAAAGGTTGTTTAATAGCATCTAAAGTATTATCGTAATGTTTTGGAATAAAATAAGGTTTGTTGTAAGATTGCCTAAGTATCTTAAAACAAGAAGACAATACTAGATACCTTTATTGTGACAATCAGAGTGATTTAGAGGTTAACTATACACAATGTTATAAATAAAAATAATCCAGTGGTGTATTCTTAATAAGGTGAAAATCGCCAATAAAATAAACAGGTAATCTATGAAACATTTAATTTTATTTTTCATAGTATCATTATTTAGCTCAATTTTACTAGCCGGAACTATAGACCCAGCTACTCCAGATTCAAGATACATAGAATATGCTAAAAATTTTGTTTATGTAGGTAAACTTTGTGGTCAAACAGAAGATAAAAAAGCATATTGTGCATCTGCTGTGGCTATAAAACCAAGATGGATAGTTACAGCAGCACACGTTGTTGCAGGCTCTAAAACATGCACCTTAAACATTAATAGTAAAAAAATATCTGTATCTAAAATTATTACGCACAAAGATTTTAATGAACAGAATTTTGGAATATATGATATTGCTATTGGTTGGTGTGATGATGATATTGGATTAAAATTTTATCCCGAACTATATGATAAAGATGACGAGATAGGCAAGGTGTGTTCTATATCTGGATTTGGGTTACATGGTAATTTTAATACTGGGGCCAACAAATCCGATACACAACAAAGAGCAGGATCAAATAGAATTGATTCTATTGATAGACATTTATTAATATGTTCGCCATCTGTCAACAATAAAAAAACAGCTTTAGAATTTTTAATATCTAGTGGAGATAGTGGGGGTGGCCTATTTATAGGAAACAAATTAGCTGGTATTAACTCATGTGTTATAGCAGAGGATAAAAAACCAGACTCAACTTACGGAGACGAAGCAGGTCACACTAGAATTAGTATGTATAAAAAGTGGATTATAGAAAACATTGAGTTCAATAAAGAATAGTACTACCACCCGCTGCATAACTATAATGCAATTTTTTATGGTGGTCAAGTTTAAAATTTCTTATCGATCCGCTTGCGTATGTCCTCTGATCACCTATAATACCTTGCAAGGCGTAAGAAAAATGAGTAATTCAGAACAAGACAACAGAAAAAATACACGACGCGATCACTTGAAAAAGCGTCACTTAGATAAGAAGTATGAAAATACTGAGTATCGAGATCAAAATAAAATTAAAAAACAATTTAAGAGACATAAACAGCAGATTCTAGAAGAAGAACTAGAAGATGAATTATTAGAAGATTGGAACGATGAAATATATTGAAGAACTGTCTTTTGGAGATTTTTTTGTGAGTAATGGATCTTATCTTATTAAGACTACAGATTTTAAGAAATCAAAGGAATCCGTGAAGTATTTTTGCATATCAATGATTGATGGTAGCGGATTTTGGTTAGAGGGGAATAGAATGGTTGATATCATAGAATTATACAAAAGAGATAATGATGGCAATATTTTACCATTTAAAGAATACAAAGATCCTTACAAGGAACCTTCAAAGACTTAGCACATTCATCAAGTCTTTATTTTTTCATGTCTATTCTGGTTTTCCTAAATCAACACAAGAGGAAATTAATACTAGATACGACATATGCACAAAATGTGAGATGTTTCACAAAGAGTTACGACAATGTTTAATGTGTGGATGCAATGTTAATGATAAAAAAATATTTTTGAATAAACTGGCTTGGGCTGATCAAAAATGTCCATTAGAAAAATGGCAACCTGTTGAAAGGAATAAATCATGACCGCTAATATTATTAACAATAGTAATATAACCTTATTAAGAAATAAAAACTTATTTGATGTTGCCCAGTCAAGAATATCTGCTGGACATAATGGGAATAGTGTTGTTATTCCACACGTATGTAACAACGTTAATGCTTTTGGGGCTGGGTTTGCTGGACAGGTTGCTACTCTTTATCCTCAAGTAAAAACAAATTTTCATTTACTTGGCACTAAGTCCAAATTAGGTCATGTACAATTTGTCATAGCTAAAACAGATAATAAATATAAGCATCAAATGATTTTTGCTAATATGATAGCACAAAATAAACTTATCGGCCCCCAAAACGCCAGACCATTAAACTATGGTGCTTTGGTATATTCTATGACACAAGTACGAAATTATATTAAAGACTTAGAAAAAAATAGTGATTCTCTAAAGGTTGAAATTCATGCTCCTAAATTTGGTAGTGGACTAGCGGGTGGAAATTGGAATTTTATTGCAGATCTTATACAAGATATTTGGTATGATATTCCTGTATTTATTTACTCTTACAAATAGAATTGAATACTATGTATTATTATTTTTTGGTTTTCTGTATTTTTTATGGAATATATTTGGGTTTTGAAGAAATGAATCTTTGTAGACAAGTAAACAAAAACTATAAGTCGCCTAAAAATATAGTAGATTTTTTACTAAATGAACAGATTAAATAATCAAAGAGTTTATCTGGCTGGTGCTATGGATAGAGTAGCAGACAGAGGGAATGGATGGAGAGATAGTATTACTCCATTCTTAGAGGAGTTAGGTATCACAGTATTCAATCCAATTAAGAAACCATCTGTCATTGGAATGGAGGATTCACAAACTCATCTGTATAAGCAAAAATTAAAAAAAGCAGAAAACTATGAAGAACTATCACAGTTAATGAAAATTATTAGAAGTGTGGATCTAAGACTAGTAGATATAAGTGATTTTTTAATTGTCAACTTAGATCTAGATATTCATCCATGTGGCACATATGAGGAAATTTTCTGGGCAAACCGTCAAAAAAAACCCATAATCATTCATATGGTTCAAGGGAAACAAAATGCTCCTGATTGGTTATTTGGCACCATTCCACACAAAATGATTTTTTCTTCTTGGGACTCTATTAAAGACTATCTAAATTACATTAATTCTAATACAGAAATAGATACAGATAAAAGGTGGTATTTTTTTAATATATGAATAATCCTATAACACAATCACAACCAGAAATAAAAATAGAACCAGTAGAATTTTTACAACCAAATAAAATAAAACTAGGTTTATCCGAAATACACTTTCGTGGAGTTTTTGCTACTCAAGATATTGAGGTAGGAGAAATAGTAGAGCGTTGTCCTATGGTTCCTCTAGCATTTAGATCAAGATATCATACTGATCCTCAAATTTGGGAATATTTATATAGTCAACCGCCATGTCCGTGTAACGAATGTAAGAATCATGGCTTTGTTTTTCATATGGTATTAGGCTACGGTATGATGTATAATCATCAAGACACGCCAAATACTAAATGGAAATTTGATTACAGTCGTTTTGTAGCTGATGTTATAGCGGAACATAAAATATTAGCGGGTGAAGAAATATTCGTTTCATACGGCTCAAAATATTTTCAAAATAGAAAAAAGATAGATTACGATTATGCAAAAGATAATAAATGAAACTAAGTTAGATTTTGATGATGTTTTAATTGCTCCTCAAAGGTCTACCTTAACTAGTAGATCAGATATAGATATTAGTCGCACCTTTCACTTTTACCATTCTCCAAGAACTTGGAAAGGTGTACCTATTATATGTGCAAATATGAGTTTTTGCAGTTTTTCTATGGCTATTGCGCTAGCTCGTCATAAAATGATAGCCTGTTTACATAAATATCATACTGTAGATCAATTATTACAGTACTTTATAGACCATCCAGATAATTTAGACTATACATTTGTATCTATTGGATACAAAAAAAGCGATCTAAATCATTTATTGGAATTAAAAAATAAACTCAATTTTCAACCGAATATTTGTATAGATGTTCCTAATGGCCATATGGATGTTTTTGTTAAGTATTGTAAAAAAGTAAGAGATAATTTTCCAGAAAGTATTATAATCGCTGGTAATGTAACCAATACTTCGTCCACACAAGAACTTATTATTTACGGAGGCGTAGACATTGTAAAATGCGGAATAGGTGGAGGCTCCGCATGTACAACACGCTTCTTGACAGGCTGCGGCCTGCCTCAATTGTCTTGTTGTTTAGAAAATGCTTATATAGCCCACGGCCTTCAAAATAGAGATAAAAAACTGGGTTTAATTTGCTCAGATGGGGGACACAAAACTGTTGGAGATGTATGTAAAGCAATATGCGGTGGTGCGGATTTTGTTATGTTGGGTGGGTATTTTTGCGGAGTAGATGAATGTGAAGGAGAATGGAAGTATGAGTATCTTACTAGCGCTGGATTTTGGCAACCATTAAATCCCAAATATGATTTTGAGTGTGAAAAAAGAAAAATTGAGTTCACATATTACGGTATGAGTACCCACCATGCTCAAGAAATTTATGAAGATAATATTAAAACTTATAGAGCCAGCGAAGGAACAAAAATTACTGTCCAATATAAAGGAAGTTTAGATACCATAGTTCAAGAATTATTGGGAGGTATCAGATCTTGTTGTTGCTATATAGGAGCAAACTCTATAAAAAATATGAGTAAATGCGGACAATTTTATAGGGTTAATCAAATTCATTCCAACAAAAATCCAGTTTTTGGTATATAAACTAAGCGATTTTGATATAATCTATTTTATAGATATATGTAATAAAATTAGTAAAAATAACATTTATACAAGTCAACAATACTCATAATAAAGTCTATGAAAAATGAATATTAATTTATATAGTCCTATTGGCGGCACAGGATACGGTGTTGCTGGCATCAATTTATACAAACAATTATCTAAAGATAATAATATTGCATTATTTCCGATGGGTAATCCAAATATCGAATATGAATCAGATGTAGATATTATTCAAAAAGGATTACAAAATCAAGCGGAGTTTGATTATAATGCACCGTGTATTAAGATATGGCATCAATTTGATTTAGCAAATAAAATAGGTAACGGGAAATATTTTGCTTTTCCATTTTTTGAGTTGACGCTTCTTAATGAAAGAGAAATTCATCATTTAAATTTTCCTGATGAATTAGTAGTATCTTCACAATGGGCAAAAGAAGTTTTGCTACAAAATAATATTACACAGCTTATTAGTGTTGTACCTCTTGGTGTTGATAGAGAAATTTTCAATCATGAATTATTTACTTCTAATAAAATAGAAGATAAATATATATTTATTACTGTTGGCAAATGGGAAAAAAGAAAATCTCATGATATAGTTATTGAATTATTTAATAGAGCTTTTAGTCCAGAAGATAATGTTGAACTATGGATGGTTACACACAACCCATTTTTACCACAAGAAATTGAAGAACAATGGCATAATTTGGCTGAAAATAGCAAAATGAGACAACATATTAAAATATTTCCTAGAATTAGAACCCAAAAAGAACTAGCCAATATTATTAGTTATGCTAATTGCGGAGTTTATATATCTAGATCAGAAGGCTGGAATTTGGATATGTTAGAAACAATGTCTCTGGACAAGCCTGTTATAGTCACCAACTATTCTGCACATACGGAATTTTGTAATAGTAATAATTCGTTATTGGTTGATATCACAGAACTAGAAGATGCTAACGATGGTCTTTGGTTCAAGGGTTTTGGTCAATGGGCAAAAATTGGAGATCAACAAAAAGATCAAATTGTTGATTACATGAAATATGTTTATAAAAATCAGATCAAAAATAATCCAAATGGAATATTGACCGCAAAAGAATTTAGCTGGAAAAATTCGGCCGATAAACTGTTAAGGTGTATTAGTTCATAGGAGATAATATATGCCTATTCCAGAAAAAAAAGATAACGAAGAAAAAAATAAGTTCTTAAATCGTTGCATGAGCAACGAAACAATGAAAAAAGACTACCCGGATACAAAACAGAGAGTGGCTATTTGTTTATCTCAAACAAGAAAAAAAGACAAGGCATCTCTTGTTGAACAAATGCACGACGAGCTTTTGGCTACAAATTGTGAATGGGATGATGAATGGAATGAATTTACATGGGAAACAGAATGTGTAGCAATATATGACGAAGATGAGAAGCTTATAGCTGCTGAAAAGGGTGGTCGCAAAGTAACCTTAAATAAACCATTCAGAACACCAGATGGCCCCAAAAAATTTAGTGTTTATGTTAAAAACGATAAAGGCAATGTCGTTAAAGTAAATTTTGGTGACCCAAATATGAAAATAAAAAAGAATATTCCCGAAAGACGTAAAAGTTTTAGAGCCAGACATAATTGTGAAAATCCTGGCCCTAAATGGAAAGCAAGATACTGGTCCTGTAAGGCATGGTGAAAAATGACTAAAACAATATCAGAACTATTAAAAGAACAAAAGGATAAAATAGTGAATACAACAGCACAAACAGTTGAAAATTATTCTAGTGATATGGTTATTGAACTACTTAAAAAGTCATTAAATATTCACTGGCAACAAACGACATCATTATCAGCACAAGCAATTCATTTAGATAGATGGGGCTATAAAAAATTAGCAGAAACCATCAGGGCAGACGCGAAAGAAGAGCATGAACATGCTATAATTAATCTATCTAGATTAGAATTTTTTGATGCTGACTATCAACCCCTTACTGTTAGTCCTCCTTCTTGGACTAGACATGATATGGTTGCTATGATCAAATACAATTTAGAATCAGTTAGAGAAGCTGCTGCTACAGAAAAAGCAACAATCACAGCGGCCAGAGCAGTAGGAGATGAATTAACTGCTAATATTATGATTCCATTACTTCAAGGTAGTGAGGATGGTATTGTTCTTTATGAAAGCTTTTTAAAGCTTATAGACCAAATGGGTTTAGACAACTTCTTAAGTATTCAGGCTTAATTTTATGTTTAAATCACGAGCAGACGAACTTCTAAATCAAATACAGAACAATATAGAATGTCCACCAGCGACTCAAGATATTACTCTAAATTTAGCCAATCGCAAAATTTGTGTAGAAAAAGCTAACTATGGACCAGCCAATCCAGAATTAGATAATCCAGAATTTTGGATACAAAAAGCAGATTTATTCAAAACGTCTGTAGAAGAAGCTAAAACTATGAGATGTAAAAATTGTGCAGCATTTATTATAAAAGAAAAAATGCGCAAGTGCATCGAAAAAGGTATTTGTGAAGAAGATATGAATGAGGCTGGAAAAATTGTTGAATTAGCAAATCTTGGCTATTGTGAACTATTTGATTTTAAATGTGCTGGAGACAGAACTTGCGACGTTTGGATTACTGGTGGCCCACTAAAGGATTAACCCATGAATAGATTTATAGATATCCTAAATAAGCTCAATGATGCTGTTACATCATCTAAAAAATTAATTAATCAAGTATCTACTTATCCTTCAAATAAAGAGGATAATTTTGCCGATCCTTTAACGCAAGATGTCATGGAAGGAAAATGCAAGTCTGATGAAAATACAGATACTGAACTTTTAGAATATAAACAAGATTTTTTTGAAATGAGCGTTGGTTCATTAAAAGCAATTATGCAACATAGTCAGGCGATACTAGCAGCCCTTGAGAATCCAAATATTAAGGAAAACTTGACAGAAAGCTGGCTACAGGGTAAAATCGCCATCACCGAGGACTATATGAGAACCATTCACGATTTTGTTATGTTTGTGGAGTCAAATGACGAAGAAAGTGAAGCAGACTCAAAACCAGGACTATGGGACAACATCAGAAAAAAGAAGCAAAAGGAGGGTAAAAATTATAGACCAGCAAAACCTGGAGATAAAGACAGACCTGATCCTGAACAGTGGAAAAAGTTAACTAAATAATAGTAAGTAATAAAACTGTTTACTATTTGGAATTTTTAAATAAAGGAATTTTCATGGAAAAAGAATTTGACAATCTATCTACATACATCACTCTAGCAAAAAAAATTATTTCTAAGTTTGCTCCTAATTTTTATTCATCTCTTAGAAAAGAATTATTAAATAATGAAGACGCGATAGCAGACATAGCCTCCGCGATTATGTTTGCAGATTGGAGATGGGACGCAAATCGTAAAGGTTTTGATGGTAAAGGAAAAACAAAATATTCTTATCGCAATCAGTGTGGAATATGGGCTATTAAAACATATTTGACTAATAAATATAAAAAAAATAATCAATCATTGTCTCTATACAATAACGAAGCAAACAACGACTCAACTTTTGCAGAAAATATTTCTGATAACGTAGAATACGATCCTGCTAAAATTATTGAAGATCAGGAATATTCGGAACATCTATCTTCTAATATTGAAGTATTGCTGTCGTCCGGAATTATATCAGATAAACAAAAACAGCAAATTATAGAATATTATTTTAATGATAAGACATTATCAGACATTGGAAAGCAATTCGGAGTGACGAGAGAAGCAGTAAGACAAAATATTCAAAAAGGATTATCTAAAATCAGAGAATATGTTTGATTTTAAAATAAACTTACATACATTTTTATATTCTCTTCAATCCAATATTCCTCATCTAGTTTCATTGTCAAAAAATTATTATGATCCATTGACAATGATTATTAATGATCAAGAAAATTATACGATACAGGATTATATCTATACCATTTTAGATTCTTATATTTCTACAAATGTAAAAAAAATACCTTTATTTCTTTTAGACGTAGAAAAACAAGAAAAACTAATAGTAGTACATTATGTATGCAGATTACCAATTGGTTCTAAAGTAACCAATGCATATAATATCTCGTATGAGTTTGTTGCGAACACCCCAATAATAAAAAAAGCATTAATGTATGTTTAAATTTCTAAAAAAAATATTATCAAAAAGAAAAAATAGCCCACCTTTTATGTGCAGTATTAATTTTGAATTAAATTATGATGGAACAATTAATATTATTTGTTATTGGCCAAACTTTGATAAAAATAATATGGATAAAATTAGTCCAGTTAGTACAGAATTTAGCACGTTATTACATATGATTAATACCGGAATGCTACAGAATGACACGATAACTACGTTAACATCTTTAACAGATAAAAGCAATACTTTTGATAATATGTTTATTCAACTATGCTTAGTAAAATTATTAGAATACTCAGAGAATAAGAAATCAGATGCACAAAAATACGATCCAGTAGTTAAACCATCAAGTGTATTTAAACAGTATAGTACGAGATAAATATGTCAAATCAAACAACAGAAAACTATTTAATTATTTGGCAAAAATGGTTTGATCCTTTTGGCAGTGATGAAGAACAGAATATAGAATTAGTGTCAACAGATAGTGAAGAAAAATTTACTAACAATTATGAAGACGATATAGAAAGCGATGAGTCACATATTCATAGTAAACCTATTAGAGCAATAGCAACTCCGATGGGATTAATTCCGTACAATGAAAATACAGCCTCTGGTAAAATCTTTAATTTTTGGATAGGCCACACCAATTTTTCAATCACTAAAGAAATTTCTGATCTCATAGAAGCTTCTCATGGGGTCGAAGCATTGGATATCTTTACAAGATACAGATTCAGAATAGCAATTGGTAAAGCATTTGATGGTTCTAAGGTTATGAAACACATTAATGATAAAGTATATAAATATTTAGGACATAAAGATGGTATCTCACATTGCTAACGATAGTGACATATATAATATTCATACTTTTAATTTAGATATAAAAAATAGAGAAATTTTTTTACATTCTCATATAGATACTGAAGATGAGGCTGGAGTAGAATATAGGGTTGCAGTAACGTTTGAAAAAAATATTAGATACCTCAATAGTCTGTCTAATGATTCTATTTTAATTCATATGCATTTGCCAGGAGGTATGTGGTCGGATTGTTTAGGTCTTTATGATGCTATTAAGTTTTCTAAAGCAAAAACAATTATATTGGCATATGGAAGTGTTGAATCGGCAAGTAGTGTGATACTACAATCTCCAGATTTGCGTATTTTAATGCCAAATACAAATGTATTAATTCATTATGGCTCTTTTAGTATTAATGATGAACACTCGAAAGCCGCAGCCAGTAGCGTACAATGGAATGAGCAAGAGTGTGATAAAATGGTTGATATTTTCACTGATAAATGTATGAGTAGTCCTATAGCAGCGACTAAAAATTGGAAAAGAATGATGGCCAGAAAACATATTGTTTCTCAGCTTGCAAATAAGTGTGATTGGATTCTGAATTCAATAGAGGCAGTAGAATACGGTTTTGCTGATGGTGTATTAGGTAGTAAGCAGTTTCCATCACTAGAGGCACTCAAATCTTATAAAAAATTCAAATGATAACAGAATTTTCTGCATATGATATATCAGCATCAGACGAAGAATTAAAAGGTCTTTTTAAAGAAGTTCAAACCACCTCCGTAAATACTGTTTCTGTTTTTTTAAATCATATTAAATTAGCCAGAAATAATTTACCAGAACATATTATTATATCTAGTTCTATAGACTACCCTTTAGGCATATCTGATACAAAAACTAGATTAGTTTCAATAGAATCAGCAATTAAACAGGGTGCTCAAGTTATTAATTTAGTAGCACAACCATACTATCTATGTAATAGAAAATATGATAAGTTTAGAGATGACATAAAACAAAGTTTAGAATTGTGTCAAAAACATAATGTCTCTTTAAGATATATCTTAGAATATCGTATTTTTACTTATGATTTACTTTATAAAGTTTCTCAAATACTTTTAACTGGAGGAATAGATACAATTTATCCATCCACAGGGTATCTTTTGGATGATATAAATGATAATATTCTCGCCTCTGCTTTAATTAATAAAAAAGTTCCTATAAATATTATTTGTAATGGAAACATATGGAATATTGGTCAAGTTAAAAATATCTATAAAACCAAACTCTTTGGTATAAAGGTCAATTCTGTTAATGCCTTAAAACTTTTACAAGAAAATAAACTAAATTCCTAAATTTAGGGTATAAGTATATTACACACCCTTTTTATGGAGACAAAAATGGCTATAGCAAAAGTCAATGGCGTAGATTATACAATTCAACCTAATGTTAAGGGTAGTGGCGCCGTAAACAATAGAGGCGTTACAACTCGTGCTGGTACATCAACGAAACTAGCTAATGTAAAGGTTTCCAGATTCAACACAACAGTTTTTGCATCAACAGTTTTAGATAATTCATGGGCTGACGAAGCTGTTAGTGCTGGATCTTTTGCTTATAATAATGTAAGACCTGTTGGCAAAAGAGTAACCAGTACACTATCTGGTGTTAGTAATAACGTTCTTCGTAGTGGAGCTAATCAACCGAGATTAATTCGTAGTATTCATAAACTAGAAACTCTAAGAACACGTAGACTAACTACTGCAATTAGAGCCAATAAGTATAATCGTGTTACGGGCGTTTGGGATAATGGATTCCCTGTTGTGGCTGTAGATTCTTTATCTACCGACACAGCAGCTACTCCAACCAGAACAGCTCCAGGTCAACTAACATATAATATCGGCAGACCTGTGCCTGTTACCAACAATGATTATAAGGCTAAAACTGGCGGCTAATAACCATTAAATGTTAAAATAAGATAAGCCGATAGTACTAAGTACTGTCGGCTTTTTCTTTTTAGTGTATATCTATTGTAGTTTTCCTCAAAATAACATAAATGTCATAATAAGAAAGAAATAATATGAGTGATACAATTATTCATTTTTGGGAAAATATTGCTACAACAAGTATCGGAATTATTGTGACTATGATGGGATTTTGGGTAGCAATAGGAAAAAAAATGGTAACTAAATCAGAAGTGGCTGAGTTAATAAAAAATGAAAGTCCATATCTTCAAGATAGACAATTTATTATGGAAAGATTAGCAATAAATAAAGAAAGTCAAGCAGCATTATCTGTAGCTTTACAGAGAAATACAGAAGTCATGACAGAACTGAAAATTCAAATAGCAACGCTAGGTAAAACACTAGAAGCTTTAGAAGACAGAATAGAACGACACTAATACAAATATACCTTTGTGTTAAGTTTCAAAAAATCGACAAAGTACCAATAGTTCTGTGTTGAACTATAATAAATCAGGTCTCATGCCAAAAAGGAATTACAAATACTATGTTTTTGGAACAGCGCAGAAACACGCTTAAAGCTCTTGGTTTATCAGCAGCAGCTACGTTTTTATATCCTATACTTAATAAGTTAAAAGCAGAAGCGGCTGGTTTACCAATTACAGCAAAACGATTTGTTTTTGTTGTTGAAAGCAATGGAGTAAAACCTCAACAAATGCCACCAGAAGGCATTATACGCCCTGAGCGTCCAGAAGAACCTTTTAATGGTCCTCCAGAGCTTATTAACATATCATTGACAGGGAAAAAACTACCAATGTCTCTAGAGCCAGTAGCTAAATGGCAAAATAAATTAACAATTGTTAATGGATTATCTGGTCGCGTATGCGGAGGTGGACATTCTAATGATCATGGAGCTTTAGGAGTTGTGCCTGGAGGTCGCAAAGGAGCAACATCTATTAGCGAAACTATCGACTGCGCTCTTGCTAAAGCTCTTCCTAGTATTTTCCCATTTGTTGGACTTGGTATTTCTAAAAAACTCGACAATAATGTGGTATATAGCATTTCGGCGTGGGATAAAGCTAAATTAATGCCAATTATATGTCAACCACAACAAGCATATAATAATTTATTTGGAAGCATTGCCGAAGGTAATGCAAAACAAGAATTTATAGCAAAAAATAATCTTTTAGATTTTCTTAAAAATGATATAAAAATAGCAGAAGCTAATCTTGCTGGCCCAGAACGACAACAATTAACAGCCTATATAGAAACTTTTGAAGCATTAAGTAATAGACAGAGCAAACTAAACGATATAAAACATACTTTAAGAGAAAAGGGTCCAGTAGTAAATAATAAATATAATAGTGTTATTGAAACAGACCGATTAGATGCTCAATTTGATATAGCAGCAGCCTCATTGATTAGTGGATTAACAAATGTGGTAACAATCTCGTCGGCGGCTGGCGAACAGGATTTTGATATTAATTTCTCTGGCCTTGGACTCAAGATGGGCAAGCATCATATGGGTCACGGAGGCGGAGAGAACGGAATGTCACAGTTGGAGTTGTACGATATGATACGTCACTTCCATTTTGATCTGATTGCGGGGTTATGTAAGAAACTTGAAGCAATAAAAGAAGGGGACGGTACGATGCTCGACAACACCGTGATCGTTTATCTAAGTGATGCCGCTGAAGCTCATCACAGTCGGTGTTGGGAGTGGCCGATGGTAGTAATTGGAGATATGGGTGGTAAATTAAAAAGTGGACGTTATATAGATTATCCAGGCTATGGACAACCTAATCATAGAACAATTGCTAATATGTACTTAACATTTTTGCATCTAGCTGGCGCTCCACGAGATTTGTTTGGAATGTCAGATCCTGGACTTAAAGATTTGAATCAAATGGGACCATTAGAAGAATTATTATAAAATATTAGCACAATATTTATCTTACCATACTTGGTGTAATAATAAATATCCAACTATAATAAGGAAAAAAATATGGCCAATGATATTACAACAGCAATAAGTGGCATAGTCATTAATAATAAAAGAGCCGTTTGTTCAACACTACCAACCGGTAAAAGTTCTAAATTATTAATCAGACCTAATTATCCAGTAAATCTAACAATAGCAAATATTCAAAATAAGTTTGACCATAGATTTGATGATCCAAGCTATTATTACGGTGGTGCTGTAGCACCCAGTGGTTGATAATGTTTTGGTGTGATATATTCCTTTCTTTTATAGATAGGTTTTTAATATGTTAAAACCAGGATATAAAACTAGCGAATTTTGGTTTACACTAGTAAGCTTTTTATTCAGTGGATTATATTTAGTAGGCTTATTAGATAGTAATTCTCAAAAAGAAGATCTGATCCAAGAAACTAGTCGAGGTTTAGAAGCACTAATTCTTATTATTGGTCAGTTGACAGTGTTATTTCGATATGTGAAGGGGCGTAATGAAATTAAGAAAATCTGGTGGAGCAATCAAATAGAATCAAATAAACAAATAGAAGAACTAACGGTAATAAACAAAGAGGTAGTAAAAAATGTCAAGCCGAGAACTAATAAGAACAGAAGTAGAAAAACTAATAATCAACACAAAAGAAAGAGTAAATAAAGTTAAAAGATTTGCTCTTGGTGAAGCATGGAAACTATTACAATTAACCACAGCAGCTGTTGTACAGATTATAGAAGCTATTGGTAATGATCTAAGCAATCCTGATAAAAAAGCTTTGGCAATGGATCTATTAAATAGTTTTTATGATAAAATATTTTTAGTAGTAGATGTCCCCTTTGTTCCAAATATTATTGAGCCTATAATACATAAGTACATCAAAAATATTCTCATGATAATGGTGAGTGCTAGTATTGATGCTACGGTAACGATTTTTAGAAATACGGGTGTTTTTATTAAAAGAGAGGCTGGACTATGAATTACGCAGAAACCTTTGAAGAGTTTGCAAGCAAGGTTGGCCCAATGAATTTGGCCTTATATGCTGGTGCGGGTTTAATATTGTGGGTTTTATTTAAGGAAAAATTAAGCCCTGTACAAACTTTCCTACTTGGATTGGTGGATAAATTTAAGAACGTGTCTCCTCTTAAACCAGTTAGTCCAGTTTCTGTGGTAGTACCAGCAGTAAAACCTGTAGTAACTTCCAAAGAAGATATTTTTTTTAAATTAGTAGTTAGTTGGAAACAAACGAGAGACTTAGCAGCAGAATGTGGTTGCTCAGAAGCTGTTAAGGTTGCTGACCAAATGTTCCCATATTTATCCCCAGTAGTCTGCACAAAGGAAACAGCATGAACGCGAAAAATATACTATTAGTTTTGGGCGGCGTTTTAGTGGTTGTGGGTTTATTTAAACCAGATTTAGGATCATTAGTTAATCGTCCAAAGCCTGTTGTTGTAATCGAAGTTGAAGAATTATCAGCTCCAGTTAGAGAAGGATTAAAGGCTAAAGCGGATAAAGTTGTTGAAATTTTAAAAGAGGGCGATTCTGATCGTAAATTTGATGGTAAAAGATTATCTAGTTTATATGTAGATTTAGCAACTCTTGTATCTCTAGATGGAGATGACGAAGTTCTGAAAAATACAGAAGAAATTAGACAAGCCAATAGATTAGCAGGAACCATGCTAAAATTAGATATGAAAAATAAATATTCTAAATTAGCAGAAGCTTGCTACGCTGTTATGGTTGAGGCTATTGGTGACGATAGTGTTGCTTTAAACTCAGAATCTCGATCTCAAGCAGTAGAGGGTTTTAAAGCATTAGCATGGGCCTGTCAACAAGGAGCAAAATAAATGCCTCGTTTATCTCCAGTAGATCTTTATGATAATTATAGACAGGGCTTTCAGGGAGCCATTTGGAATCAATTAGAATTTGATCATTTAATGACAACCTTGAAATATCCATACTTTGGTGATGCTAGCTCTAAAATTACAAATAGTGGCAAAGGCAAACTATCAACACCATACAAAAGCGTATTAAAATTTGATAAGAAGCCTTATGAAGAGAGACAAGTTACTGGTGATTGCGTAAGTCATGGAACAAGAAACGCATGTGATATTAGTAGAGCAGTAGAGATAGATATATTAAGAGAAAAGGAGAGCTGGGTAGCCAGAGGAGCTACAGAAGCTATTTATGGTGCTCGTGGTTGGAGTGGTCAAGGTATGACAGGCAGCAAAGCTGCTGAATTTGTAAATAAAATTGGAGGTATTCTTGTTCGTAAAAATTATAAAGGAGTTGTTGATCTTACTAAATACGACGGGATGCTTGGCGCTGGTTGGGGAGGTCGTGGCGTTCCAGACAAAGTATTAGATTTAGCTAATGATCATCAAATTAAAACAGTATCTTTAATTACAAGCGTTGAAGAAGCACGAGACGCTCTAGCTAATGGATATGGATTAGCTGTATGTTCTAATTATGGTTTTAGTAATAAAAGAGATAGCAAAGGATTTTCAAGAACCAGTGGTAGTTGGGCTCATTGTATGGCTTGGATAGCTTGTGATGATACTAATGGGGACACAGCATTTTTAGTACAAAATAGTTGGGGAAAATGGAATGATGGTGGACATCCAGATTGGGGTCCGATCCCAGATGGGTCATTTCTTATTCATAGCGATGTGGCAGAGGGAATGATTAAACAAAATGCCACCTACGCATTTAGCAATTTTAACGGATTTCCTGTACAAAAATTACCAGACTATGGTTTTGATTACCTATAAGGTGTATTATGAGAATAATAGATAGAATTGCTTTACAACGACTCATCAGTATGTTGTTAAATTTTATATTAGTACTAATTAAGTTATTCGTGCCTGAAAAAACAGAAGCTAATGATGAGACTGATAATCCTAAACCTAAAAGAAAAAGAATTTTTCCAAGGATTAGAAAATGAATAACACAATATGTTTATTATTAATAGCAACTATATTATTTGGATCATCTCCATATAAAGGGTCAACAACCTCAGCAGTAATATTAGCTGGTGGCATTATAAAATCTACACATATTGAAATGCCAGATAAAAAATATGAACGCAAAAATTGTCCCGTATGTAAAGGCACAGGTAGATATTTGAGCGGAGATGGTATAAAAATGGTGGATTGTGGATATTGTGAACCAGAAAAAAAAGAGATGCCTACCACACCAAAAGTACAACCTAGCACTCCACAAAAAACCATTATCCAACATCCGCCTATTATAATTCGTAATCCTCAACCACAATGCACCGGACCTAATTGTAGGATACAACCATGAATGATAATAAATTAAAAGAGATCGCCTCTAAAGTATTACAAAAAGCCAAAGTTCCACAAGAAGAAAAATTTGGCAGTGTAGTAGCTATACTTATGATTATTAGTATAATTCTTACTTTAGTTAGAGTATTACAGGAATGCAACAAAAATAAATTATCCGCAAATTGTTCGTCTTCTGATAAATATGAGTTATATGGACAAGAAATTAAAGAGTATAGTATTCGTCGTGGTTGGTTTACCAAAATGAGAATTAAAAAAATATTACGAAGAGAACTAGATAAAGAACAATACGAAAAATATAGTTTAGCATTAGTCAACGCTTTATTAGATACTGGCGAAAATTTAAATAATCAAGAAGTTTTATGTTTAGTGGAGGCAGCAAATGTTTAATATTTTAGTGTGGTGTGTATATGGCTTATTTGTAGGGTCTATTGCCAAAAGTATAGTTCCTGGCGAAGAAAATTTTGGTTTTGTAAAAACAGTAGCTTTGGGAGTTGCTGGCTCATATATGGGAGGAGCCATACTTTATTTATTAGGAAGCTATGATGCTGTGTCCCCAGCTGGAATTATTATGGGGGTTGCTGGATCAATTTTATCTTTAGTAGTATATAATAAACTGACTAAAAATGCATAATGTTAACGCCCAAAGAGCTTTATTACGAATACACCACATCCCCGTGCGAAATGGGTGTAATAGATTTTGTTGGGCGTCCTGAACAAAATGTTGGACGCGGAACTCCATACGATTTACCTAGATTAAGTAATTTTTTAAAACAACTAAAATATCCTTGTTTTAATAAAGCTCCATATACACAAATAGAGCCAAGCGATAGTGATCCATTCGGTATTCTAAATACAGGATCAAGAAAATTAGCTTTGCCATTTAGGTTTTTACAAAGAATAGATGTTGAAGCTTTTTCAGAGATTCAACCCGACATTAAAAGTGGTACGTCTCACGCTATTCGTAATGCTTGCGATGTTATGAGAGCGTGTTATGTTGAGGCTTCTGGCACTAGATCCTCTTGGGAACACAGAGGAGCAACAGAGTATTTACAATATTTTGGTCAAAATTATATAACAGACTGTTTAATGCTCTTAGGACCAGACCTAGTTCCCGAAAGTGACTCTATGAATAGAGGAACAGGATGTGGAGATTTAGATTGTTTACCAAAATTTGATCCTAAAAAGGAAGGATCTGCGTTAGGAGCAACATTTGAATGTAAACAGAATGAAAAATCTGGATTTAGAGAATGCACACCATGCGGAGCTTGTACATCTAATCCGGAAGATATAACACCAGACCAACAAGATTGTTGTACTAGCGGATCATGCGCAGAAAAAATGAACTGGTGTTGTGGAGATATTACTGGTACTCGTTATGGTTATTGGGAATATACTCAATTAACAACCGATACAACCAATGTAACAAATGAAGATTTTCCACTTAGGCACATAGGGATATTAAAACGAAAATCATATGGTGGATATGTTAATTTAATTAATAATAGTGGTCCTAATTTTTATAGCTGTCCCGGAGATATACTTTTAAAATATTTTCAAACAATTAATAATTATGACTATAAAACTAATAAATATGAAAAATCAAAAAATGTTGATTATTTAGGAAAACCAGTAGAAACTATTGATAGAGTAAGAACTATATCAATAATTCAGTTCACAAACACATCGAATGTATTACAGTCTATTAAAGATTTAATATATAATGGTTATGGAGTAATACTAATGACTAATGTTGGTTTTCCAAATATCCGAGACTCTGGTGGTGTTTCATATCCAGATAGAATATGGTATCATTCTTATGCTATTATTGGGTATGATGATAGAAAAGTAGATTATACTGAGTGTGTATACTTATTAGCAAATAGTTGGGGAAAATGGAACGACGGAGGACATCCTTCTTGGGGCCCAATTCCTGACGGATCATTTTTAGTAACAGAGAGTCATCTACAATGTATGTTAAATTTATATAGAGTCGATAAAGTTAATTGTAGAAGAAAAACTTCTGTGTCCAATCCAAACGACCCTAATAATGATCCGTGTGTGGATGATACGGCGTGTTCTCCATGGGGATGTGCTACTAAACAACATGCTATGGGAATGGTGTTTGCTTTATCTATGACAGAAGGATTCCCCAAACAGGATTTAGATTATACACAATTTTATAAGGCTAGAGAAAATACATATGAGCCCAAACTTAAATTATTTTTTGACGGTAATACATAATGAGCAATCCTCTTTCAAGAAATGTCTGGTGCGACTTATCTAAGTGGTTTGAGGATGGCTCTTTAGAAATTAATAGTAAAAATCTTCCCAGTAATAAAACAGATATTGTGATTAGTAAACCTAGCGTAATTACTATTGACGCTAGTGTTATGGCACAAACGAATTCATGTTTTAGTAAATCTTCCATCGGATTGTTGGGTCTTAAATCTATCAAAGTAAAAAACACTCTAATAATATTTGGTGCAGATACAAATCGGCCGGAGGATAGGGTTCCTTTCTCTTTTGGAAATATTACAACTAATAATCTACTTGTTACCAATGGTATAATAGGTTCTCAAGGCTTAATATCTCCTTTATTAAATATTAATCTTAATAAAAGATTATTTTTTCAAAATAGCTCTTTTAAAACATATAATCAAGAGTTAAATATTTCTGGAATATTAATTAATATTAATATTAGAAGCTCGGAAAGTTCTTCGATATACCCTAATTCCGCACAGACCGATAATGGAAGTGATGATCCAAATTTTTTAAAAAGTATTCCACCCGGAGCATATTTTTTTGATTCTAATATAGCGTCTGGGTGCTCACTCACGGCCCCATCGGCCTTATTATCCTCGTCAAATAATTATGGCACCATATCTGCTAAAACTACTTTATTGAATTCTATTAATTATGGGACTATAACAAATGAGGCTAGATTTGAAAATGCTTCTACAAATAATGGATATTGTTTTTCTGAAACATTATTTATATCTAATTCTATTAACTCAGTAAATGGTAAATTATATGGAAACACTATTTTTAGCGGTTCAGCAGTCAATAATGGTATTATTAATACCACAAGTCTTTTTTTAAACTCTGTAAATAATGGCATTATTTCAGGGGCTTTATCTATTTTTAGTGGAAGCTCTTCTCTGAATAACAATATTATTTATGGAAATAGTTTATTTATAGACTCTTCTAATAATGGATCTATATCCGGCTCAGTCAAGTTTTATAAATCTAATAACGCTGGAAGAATTATTGGAAATCTGTATATGATTAGTGGCCAAAACGGTGGGATCATTCAAGGATATGGTCAATTTGTTAATGCTACAAATAATGCTAGTGTAAGTGGTCAATGTATTTTTAGTAGTGGTACAAATAATGGCAGTATTGATGGGTCAGCAGATTTTAATAATCAAAGCATTAATAATAGCACTATTACTAAAAGTACAAATTTTAATAATTCTACTAATAATGGTAGTATCATATCGGGTACTCATGCTTTTAATAACTCTAATAATAACGGTAGCGTGAGTGGTGTAACAGTTTTTACTGTGTCTGGTGTTAACAGTGGTCCCTTAACTGGTAAAGCTACTTTTTCTGATACCTCCACAAATAATGCGAATATATCTATATTCGATATTACATTTCAAAAGTTTGCAAAGAACGCAGCTAATATTAATGTTTCAAGTAGTGGATATTTGATTTTTAAAGACAATAGCGTAAATCAAGGAACTATAAACAAAGGAATATTTCAAAATAATACTATAAACTCTGGGACTATTAGTACTACAGGATACTTTCAAAACGCTACTTTTAACTACAGCAATATATCAAACGGAATTTTTAATGACTTGTCAATTAATACTAGTTTTATATCGTATAGTGGATATTTTAATAATTCTTCAACCAACTCCGGATCTGTAACATACGGATTTTATCAAAATTCTAGTACTAATAAAGGTTCTTTCTATAATAGTAAATTTTATAATAACAGTAAAAATCATGGCACAGGCAGTATAGCTTATTTTTTTGATAATAGTATTAATATCGGTAATGTAACATCTTCTGTAGAATTTTCTGGTAATTCTATGAATCAGTCTTCAGGGCTATCTTGCGTAGTTGTGTTTCGTGAATCGTCATCTAATGATTATAGTGGTGTTTGTTTGGGTAACAGCACTTTTTATTCAGACTCTAAAAATAATGGGGTAATACAAGACGCCACTTTTTATAACTCTAGTCAGAATAATTTTTCTGGAATAGCAGGTAATGTTAACTTTTATAATAACAGCATTAATTATGGGCGAATCAATCAAGGAACATTTTATAATAATGCAATAAATAGAGGATCGTACTCATCAGTATCTACATTTAGAAATTCAGGAATTAATAATGCTACCGGTTTGTTACCATCAACATCTTTTTATAATTATAGTGTTAATAATGCTAAAATATCTGGAGGAACTTTTTATAATGAATCTATTAATAATTCAGATATACCATTCAGCGGGGTTTCTTTATCATTTCAAGACCAAAGTATAAATAATGGACATATATCCGGTACTGCTTCTTTTAATGGATCATATAATTATATATGGAATAATGATACATCAACATATATCGTAATTCCTCCTGCTTCTAATAGGGGTGTTATTCATAAAACTTCATCTTTTAATAATGCTATTAATTTTGGTACATTAAATGGTAGTGGTCATTCTTTTACTAATCAGGCCATTAACTCTGGGACTATTACTGGAACAGTGACCTTTGGACCCGGTTGTGCAAATTATGGTAATTTAGGCACAGATATATCTTTTAATAATGCTAGTAATTATGGCTATATTAACGGAAACGCCTCTTTTAATTCTTATTCTGTTAATTACAATAATATTGGTGGTAATGTCACTTTTAATACTAGTACAAACGAAGGTACAGTTGTTCAAACTGGCACTTTTACATCTTATAGTTCTAACAATGGATCAGTAACTAACGTTGGTATTTTTATAACTTCTTCAAATAATGGTTCTGTTAATAGTGGATTATTTATAAACTCTACTAATTATGGTACTATTAATACTAATGCCACCTTCAATGCATCTAATAATTATTATGGTACGGTGAATGGCAATGCAACTTTTTCTAATGGATCATATAATTATGGTACGGTGAATGGCGATGCTACATTTGATGAAAGCTCGTGTAATTATGGAACGGTAGTGGGCGCCTGTAGCGGTTGTGGCTGTTAACAACCCAACTTGCACTATGCGTCGCGCTCGATATAATATGTCATGAATAGACCATCATGGAACGAATATTTTATAGGTTTGGCTAAAGTTGTCTCTTTGAGGAGTCATGATTCTCAAACACAGCACGGCTGTATTATCACAGATACTAATCATAGAATATTGGGCGTTGGCTACAACGGCTTTCCAAAAGGATTAGATGACAGTCAATTACCAAATACTAGACCAGACAAATATCCGTGGATGATCCACGCTGAAAGAAATGCTCTATCAAACTGTGTGATTAGACCAGACAACGGAATAGCGTATGTAACTGGCCAATGTTGTAATGATTGTATTATGGCCTTATGGCAAGAAGGTGTTACTCAAGTATATATGTGTGAAGGACATGGTACACACTTGTTTGATGAAGAACACCAAAAACGCTTTGATCTATTCGTTAAAATGAGTGGAATGAAAATTGAATATGTTAATCCTGACTTAACTTGGTTAAAAAATATTAATTAAATAAAAAGGAAATATTTTATATGGAAATCAATGAATTAATAGATAATTTAATATCTCAAAAAATTTCTATGGTATATAAAAATAATTTTGATACTGTTTTACAGCAAAAAGATGTAATAGACCAATTAGATGGAGATATTATAGAATGCGGGTGTTGGCGAGGAGGATTTTCTATTTTTCTATCAAAATTGTTTCCACATAAAAAGATATGGGTACTGGATTCCTTTGAAGGTTTTCAAAATATTAACGATGCCATATATTCCTATTCTAAAACAGAAAGACACATACCTTCTTTCACTGCTAATATGGTTGGACCCATAGGAATACCTTACAACGAGACATTAAATAACTTTAAGCTTTATGGTTTGGATTCCGATATTAATAAAAAGCGCATTTCTATTGTAAAGGGATTTGTCAGAGATACAACCAAGAATTTAGATATTCAACAGATATCTTTATTACGCATAGACGTTGACTCCTACTCCGCTGTATTAGAGGTTCTCTATAATTTATATGATAAGGTGATAAAAGGAGGATATATAATATTTGATGATTCTGGACTGAGAGAAACTTTTGATGCAATGATAACATTCTTTACAGAAATTGGACGCCCGTTAACTGTTATACATCCAAATACCAAACAGGTTCTAACTATGGGGAATAAGTATGCCGACGATGAGACAGGTCTACCACCAGGTTGTTATATTGTCAAATAATATCTTTAATGATTTTAGAAAATAAACTATGATTTCATACTGCATTACAGTTTACAATGAAGTAGACTATATTCAACAATTAATAAATACAATCTTAGCAGCAAAACAAGAAGATGAAGAAATAGTTGTTGTTCAAACTCACAAAGATGAATCTGAAAAAAATACCCAATGGTATCAAGATATTTATAATTATCTAAAAAATAATAATATTATCCCCTATGAATATAGGTTTGATGGTAAATTTGCTAAACTTAAAAACTATCTCACATCCTTAGCTACTAAAACATATATTCTAAATTTAGATGCTGATGAAAACTTAAAAGACGAAGCTTTTCCAATTATTAGACAAATTCTAAAAGAAAATGATCTAGATCTATATTTATTTCCTAGAATAAATACTGTAGAAGGAATAACAGAAGACGATATACAAAAATGGTCTTGGAGAGTTAATGAGAGGGGATGGATTAACTGGCCAGATTTTCAACCCAGACTATATAAAAATAATAAAAAAATATTATGGCAGGGTGATGTTCATGAAACTCTACAGGGATATGAAAACTACGGTGCTATCACAGAGAATGAATTTTTAGCTATTACACATCACAAAGAAATCAATAGGCAAAGAGAACAGAATACTTTTTATGATCAAATAGCTAAAAAAATATCAAATCCTATATCTATACAAAAATATAGAGTTTTAATTGGTTTATGTTCTTGGAATAATTTTTATCTTTTAAAGTCTTGCATCGACTCAATTTTGTCGTGCATCGATCATGAAAAAGATGGTATAGCAGTAGTATTAAATGAGCCGGATCCTGAGTCTATAAACTATTTATATAATCTTGGAATACCCTTTGTATGTAATAATAAAAACGGGGGCCCGTTAGCAATTGATTTTCTAAAGCCTTTTATTGAACAAAGTGAATATTTCTTAAATACTAATGATGATATGATATATCATGGAGATTTTATTTCTGATCTGATCAATATTATAGACAGTAACTATCCCTGTTCCGCTTCGTGTGGTTTAATAGAAAATTTTAATAGCAACAATCTGTGTGTGGTGGTTGACACTTCTTTAAGTAAATATGATGATTTTTATATTCAACAATTTCATAAAAATTATGATAATCTAAAATATAAAACATATAAGAAAATTATTAGTTACAATCATCCTATTATGGTTAAATCTAAAGATTTCTTAAATATTGGAGGTTATTCAGGAAATTGGGATAGAAATTTTTTAAGTGGCTATGGAAGAGACGATATGTTTGCTTATGAATTATGGAAATTTAATAATGCATATAAATTTATATGTTCTAATAATTCTTTCGTCTTTCATTTATCAAGCGGAACTATGAAAAAACTTTCTCATCATTATAGGCAACAAAATCATAATCAAGACCTATTCATTAAGTATACAAATATGAATATAATAGAATTTAGACAAAAAATTAATTATGGGAGTGAAGTATGACTGGAATTTGTAGAATTTCTAAAAAACCCACAAAAAGCTTCATGTCCTTTAGTATGCCACTAGCAGGATCTTTTTTATCTGACATCAATTCTCCTAATGAGCACTTCCCTATTACTGTAGAGTTTTGCGAAGATTCTGGTTTGGTACAGGTAGCGGAAGACATTCCTCCCGGTAAACTATTTAATGAATATATGTATAAAACAGGAGCAATAAAAACGCTCGTAGACCATTTTGATGTATGCGCTACTTCTATAAAAAAAAACTTTAAACACAACACTATTGTAGAAATAGGTTCCAATGATTTTACCTTTTTGAAAAATTTTCTAAATGATAGCGACAGAATTATAGGAGTTGATCCTAGCGATGTTGCTCAAAGAGAGTTTGTGTCATTAAATACAAATAATGGTCTTAGTTTAATCAATACATTTTTTAACAAAGATATTGCTAAAGCCATTATAGCAGATAATCCTCATATAGATATTGTTTATACTAGTAATTGTTTTGCTCATATATCCGATATATTAGGAGTAGCAGAAGGCGTCGAAACACTTTTAACAGACACATCAAGCGTTTTCATATGTGAAGTACATTGGCTTGGGTCGTTAATTAAAAATCTACAATTTCCGTTTATTTACCATGAACATATTTTCTATTATAGTTTAAAGAGTTTCAGATTTTTATTAAATCTTGTGAATATAGATGTTTATAAAGTGGAACACATACCCACGCACGGAGGAAGTATTAGATATTATTGTTGTAAAAAAGGGGCTAGAATTATAGAACAATCTGTTGTTGATCTAGAAAATGAAGAAAAAGATATGGGACTTTACTCCGCTGCTACATTTGATAATTTTGGCCAAAGAATTTTAATCTTAAGAGATCAAACTAAACAAATGTTACAAAGTCTAAAGCAATGTGGGCAAAAAATTGTAGCCTATGGAGCATCTGGTCAAGCTAATACATTTTTATCTTTCTATGGGATAGATAGTAGTTTAGTTCCATTTATCATTGACGATTCCCCTCTTAAAATTGGCAAATTCACATCTAGCGGTTTGATTCCAATTAAACCGTCTAGTTTTTTATATGAACATAAACCAGATTATATATTGTGTTTAGCATATACCTTCTTTAATGAAATATCAAAAAAACACGAAGCGTTAAAGGCTAAATGGATAATCCCTCTCCCTAATATTAAAACTATATGGACACAATAATTAATAAGAGAATATTTATTACCGGTGGTGCTGGATTTTTAGGAAAAGCGTTAATTAAAAGACTTTATCCTAACAATCATATTACTATCTATAGTAGAGATGAAGCAAAACATTATTTTCTGAAAAAAGAATATCCAAATATTGATTGTGTAGTTGGTAGTATTGTTGACGCCGACAGGCTCAGACGATCTGCTAAAAATCATGATCTAGGAATTTTTACCGCTAGTTTAAAACAAATTTCTGCTTGTGATGAAAATCCAATAGAAGCAATAAATACTATCTGCATTGGTGCTATAAATTCAAGGCTATCTGCTGAAGATAATAATTTTGAGTCTGCTTGTTTTATATCTACTGATAAAGCATGTGAGGCGACCACTATTTATGGTTCTTGTAAATATACGGCAGAACAATCTTTTATTGTTAATAAATCACATGTTATGTTATCTGCATGTAGATATGGGAACGTTACTAATTCAACTGGTTCTATTATTCCATTAATCAAGCATAGTATTAATAGTAAACAAAGTTTAACATTATATTCTGATATTATGACACGATTTATGATTACAGAATCTGAAGCTGTAGATTTAGTAATATATAGTTTATTAAATGCTACTAGTGCTGTTGTTGTACCTCAACTCAAGTCTTTTCTAGTGAAAGATTTATTCGATCTTTATAAAGAAACCCATGGGCTACAATATACATTATCTCAACCAAGAGTTGGCGAAAAAATACACGAACTAATGATAGGAAAAGAAGAGGCGCCAAGAACAAAACTAGATAATAATTATATTCTTATTAGTCCAAATGTTGTATGTAATAGTCCAGCAGTTACAGACGTATATTCTAGTGAACATAATAAAGTCTCAAAACAAGAACTATTCAACTACTTAAAAGAATTAGCTTTAGTATGATACCTTTGTTAATTGGTCATAATGGTATCTTAGGATCTAGGATTAGATCTATTATAGATTGTGAAACAATAAATTTTAAGTTTCCATCTGTAGAATTTATAGATCTTATTAAGAAAAAATCATATTCTACAATTATTAATTGTGCAGTAGACAAAACCGGTGATCCAGTAGTTAATATAGAATTACCAAATTTTCTTTCTAAACATTCTGATAAGCTTATTCATTTTTGCACAGATGCGGTATTTTCTGGTTTTAAGACTCTTGGACAGCAATATACTAAAAACGATATTGTTTGTCCTACTAATCAGTATGGTGTTACCAAAAGCATGGGCTCAGAATATTTGTTAAACAATACAAACGCCACAGTTATAAGAACATCGTTTTTGGATATTAGAAGTGAATTCGTACAAAAACTATCTTGCGACAAAGAGTTCTGTGGCTATAGTAATTATTACTGGAATGGCTTGACGGCTAAACAAGTAGCAATCGAAACAAAAAAACTTTTAGAAAATAATAGTACCGGACTATATCATTTATTTGGTAATATCACATATACAAAATATGAAATCGCAAATATTATAATAAATTTTTTAAATTGGCCTACAAAAGTTATTTCGGTTGAATTAAATAAAGGTATCAATCGTTCTTTAAAGTCGGATTTTCTCGACTTAAATTTTGATATCAACCAACTACAATAGTGTATATTTAGAACATCTAGGAGATTAAAATTATTATGTCAGCATTACAAGAGCTTCAAAATTATACTTTCGTCAGCAAATACGCTCGGTGGATGGAGGACAAAAATCGTAGAGAAACTTGGAAAGAAGCTGTTGAAAGAGTGAAGCAGATGATGCATACAAAATATGCTGACTTCGATATAGGCCAAGATATAGACTGGGCTTATGACATGATGTATAAAAAGAAGGTTCTTGGCAGTCAAAGAGCCTTACAGTTTGGTGGCGAACCCATCCTTAAAAGACACGCAAAAATCTACAATTGCACTAGCTCTTATTGTGATAGATTACGATTTTTTCAAGAGTGTTTTTGGTTATTGTTGTGTGGTAGCGGAACAGGTTTTAGTGTACAAAAGCAACACGTATCTAAATTGCCAACTTTTGAACATAATGTAGAACCAGGTATCGGTACTAAATATGTTGTTGAAGATAGTATAGAGGGTTGGGCTGATGCATTGGGGGTTCTATTAAGTTCGTATTTCAGTAAACCTATAGAAGAATTTAAGACTTATAAAAATTCTCACGTAATATTTGATTATTCTAATATTCGTCAAAAGGGTTCTTCTTTAAGTTCTGGTGTTGGTAAAGCTCCAGGCTTTGAGCCGTTGCAAAAGGGTTTAGAAAAAATTAGAGCTTTGCTTGATCGTTGCATTGCTAATGGACAAAAAAAACTACGTCCTATTGACGCCTATGACATTGTGATGCATAGCAGTGATGCTGTTCTATCTGGCGGTGTTCGCAGAAGCGCATCATTAGCACTATTTAGTCCAGATGATGAAGAAATGGCAAAAGCAAAAACAGGTAATTGGTATATTGATAATCCACAGAGAGCCAGAAGTAACAATTCAGCACTCCTATTAAAAAATGAAACTACATTTGAGGAATTTAGTACTTTAATGCAATCTGTGAAAGAATTCGGAGAACCGGGATTCATATGGAGCGAATCAACAGAAATGATTTTTAATCCATGTGTAGAAATTGGTATGTGGCCAGTTGATGAAGAAAGCGGAAAGAGTGGATGGCAGGGTTGTAATTTATCAACAATTAATTGCTCTAGTGTTACTGATGAAGAAGATTTTTATGAACGATGCAAGGCTGCTGCTATTATTGGAACTTTACAAGCTGGTTTTACAAAACTAGAATATCTTGGCTCTATTAGTGAAAAGATATTCGAAAGAGAAGCGCTACTTGGTGTTTCATTAACCGGGACAATGGAAAAGCATGACTTGGTTTTAACCGAAAAAGTTCTTACTAAAGGGGCTAAAATTGCTGTTGAAACTAACAAAAAGTTAGCCGAAAAAATTCAAATTAATCAAGCCGCTAGAGTAACGTGTTTAAAACCAGAAGGTACTAGTAGCAGTATGCTTGGAACAAGTTCTGGTATCCATCCACATCACGCTAAACGATATATACGCCATGTACAGGCCAACGTTTTAGAAGCACCATACCAACACTTTAAGAAATCAAACCCGCAAGCGTGTGAGAAGTCATCGTGGTCGGCCAATAATACTGACGAGGTTATTAAGTTTCCAATAGAAGTTCCAGACGGTGCAAAACTTAAGAATCAACTTCCAGCCGTGGAAATGTTATCCATAGTAAAAGAAACCCAAAAAAATTGGGTCCATTCTGGGAAAAATAGATCATTATGTACTCAAGATTATCTAAGTCATAATGTAAGTAACACCGTTACTGTTAAACCAGATGAATGGGACGATGTTACTAAATATATCTATGATAATAGAAAATATTTTGCTGGTATTAGTTTAATTCCTCAAAGTGGAGACAAGGATTATCCACAAGCCCCATTCACTACTGTTTATACCAGTAGAGAGATCGTTAAGGAATACGGAGATGCCGCATTATGGTGTTCAGGTTTAATAGAATTAGGATTAAATGCATTTGATAATAATCTTTGGGCAGCGTGTGATTATGTAACATTGAATCAAGCTCATAAGGACCATCACGAATCTAAGCTAATATTTGTTACAAAAATGAAAAACTTTGCTGGCAAATATTTTAATGGAGATATTCGTAGATTAACATACTGTATGAAAGATGTTTATAATTGGAAAATCTATTGTGATTTATTTAATAGTTTTTCTAAGGTCGATTATACGCAACTATCTGAGACGGAAGATAACACGGTTGGAATAGAGGAAATTAGTTGCGCTGGTGGCGCGTGTCTAATTTAACTTATTCATAAAAGGGCAAAACTTGAGAAAAAATAAAAATTCTAAGAAAAGGTCTAAAGTTATAGACCTAGCCAATGAGATTGGACCAGTAACACAGACATATCGAAATCGATTAAAGCCAAGGAGTGAAAATCAGAAAGAATATATTCGAACTATAGCAGAAAATTCTATAACATTTTGTCATGGGGTCGCAGGTAGCGGTAAAACCCATATCGCAATAGGTATGGCATTAGAATATCTGCTTGACGAAAAAGTTAAAAAAATTATTATCACTAGACCTGTTGTTGAATCTGGAGAAAAGATTGGTTATCTTCCAGGTACAGCAGAGGAAAAATTACACCCATATCTGCTTCCATTATTAGATGAAGTAAATTATTTTATTTCATCCGCACAGTTTGCTACTCTTAAACTGAATAATAGAATAGAAATAGTTCCTTTAGGACTTATGCGTGGACGTAATTTTCATAATGCTTTTATTGTGGCTGATGAATGTCAAAATGCTTCTTATGATCAAATTAAAATGTTGCTAACAAGATTAGGAACAGATAGTAAGATGGTATTAACTGGCGATGTTAGTCAATCAGACTTAATTAGGCATATGCGGGGTGGTTTTTATACCATGACCAACGTATTAGAAAATTTAGAAGGAATAGGTATATCAAGGCTAGATTTTTCTGATATTGTGAGAAATCCCATTATTGGAAAAATTTTATCTAGATTGGATAACTTTGAACAAAATGAGAACACAAAACAGTAGATGTTTAGTTTTAAATGCAGATTTCTCTCCATTAACTGTTATTGGATGGAAAAGAGCTTTAATATGGTCTATTAAACATGAAGAGGATAATAATGTCGGTATAGAAATTATTGATTTCTATAAAAATGATTATATTGCTGGCGTGAATGGAAAAAAGTTTCCCATACCAGCGGTGGCAAGAACATCCAAATATTTTAGAGTGCATAATCAAAGAGTAAATTTTTCTAGAAGAAATATATTTATTAGAGACAATTATACATGTCAATATTGTGGGATTAAACAAGATATCAATAATTTAACATATGATCATGTTATCCCAAAATCATTATGGAAAAATTTAGATACATCTCCAACAACATGGTTTAATATTGTTACAGCATGTGTCCATTGTAATAGAAAGAAAGGTAATAGAACACCAAAACAGGCCAATATGCCTCTTAAAAATTTGCCAAGAGAACCTGTAAAAAGTGTTAAATACTTGCCTTTGTCCTCATATCTCCTTAAGATAAGGACAGACATCCCTGAAGAGTGGATGACATATCTTCCTAGTTCATATATATAAATGCCAACATATTCTTATCATTGCTTAAAGTGCAACAATTTTTTTGAATTGTTTTTTCACATAAAAGACTATGTGAATAATCCTGTGTGCGATTGCGGGAGTAATCATACTGAAAGAAATTATTTAGAAGATTTTAGTACTATTATTGGATCTGTAAGAAAATCAGACAGTGAACTAAAAACAGTGGGAGATTTAGCAAATAGAAATAGAGACAGATTGTCTAATGATGAAAAACTTGCCCTACAAAAGAAACACAATGATTATAAAGAGCAAGAATCAATCAAACAACTTCCAACCGGAATGTCTAGAATTAAAAAACCAAAAACTAAACCCAAATGGACATAAACAAATATGAGTGATTTTATATATAATCCAACTAGTGTGTTTACAAACATTAAACCAGAAGACTCGAATGTAGAAGAGCAATTTTTTACTCTTGTGGGTTTTGAGGATTTTATAGATTCTGTAGGTTTAGCTAAACTCACTAATGAAAATAATGAGAAGGTCTTTGCCAAACAAATTTCTAGAAAAGATGGAACTACCAAATTCATGATTAGATTAGCTAGCAATGGAAAGCTATTTAATCCTTTATCTATTTATGGGGTAGAACAAGACAATTCTTTTCTAAATCGTGTGTGTAGGTCCAATAAAAAGTTTAGAGAAGTTAATCAAAAAACATTTGATTGGTATCTAAAATTTTTAAATACTAAAAACATAGGCTGGTTAAATAACGCAGAAAGGGAGATGGAATAATGTCTAGGGTTAATAAAACACAAAGTTATGCGGCTCTTTGGTTAAATTCACAGGGTTGGAGCATAACAAAAATATCCAATGAATTAGACTTAACAGAAAAACAGATACAGAACTTAATAGAAAAATCACAAAAGACGAACGATAGCAATCCAATCAAAACAGTATCATCACCGGTTGCCACATCTCCATCTAAAAATTTAATGATAAGGGAAACGGCAAACAAAAGAAACAACGTCTCTATTATGACCAAAGAATCTTCTATGTTAAATGATGAATTAAAAAAGAAGACTGCTCCACCGGTAAGAAATAATACTGGAATATATAGACCCAATGGAAACTAATAATTTTTTAGAAGAGATTTTAACTCCAGAAGAAAAACAAATATTGATTGATTTGGAAAAAAAAATTTCTGAAAAAATTAAAAGTATACAAAATCATAAATATGATCATTTAGATAATGATACCCCTTTAGATTTGTCTCAAAAACATCCGGAAACAATATCTCCCACGCACATAACAGAAGCTCCTCACGAGATTAAAATAACGGTTGTGGCCGAAATAAGTAGTATCGATGATAAGGGTTATTTGCAGGATGTTAAAGATGTTTTTAGAAAAAATTATCATATTCCCGTACTCACGGGAAAGGATTATATGGTATATACAGAAAAGTTTTTTAGTACATTTGAACAAAAGTTGACTGCTACCTGTCAAGAATTGGTAAAGCCTGTTCAATAAAGAAAATGAACGATAAATATCTGTCTAAGTATTCCAACGGCAAAGAGGTGTCTCCGGCACAATACATTACGGAGATAATATGCGAAAGAAAAGCCGTAACAGAAAAATCTGATCTTCATTACAGATTTTGGATACAAAAGAAATGGGCTGCTTTTTATAGAAACCAAATAGGATCCGCCCATAAGCTTTTACAAAGATATCCGGCAAAAGCTATTATAAGAGCTTTGCAAAGTGACAAAGGGAAAAAAATATATTCATTGCGAGCGCCACATCTTCCGGCTATGATAGAACAACAAGCTGCGATCTTGGCTACAGAAAACACATCGATAACTAAGCCGATAGAACGAAAAGAAGATGTTGTTTTTCAAAAAACCGCACACTCACAAAACATAATCTCAAAACTTAAGGATTTAGACAATGAGTCTTAAAGAAGATGTAACAAAAAATTTCGGCGACGATATTATTCTTAATGGCAATGCTATTGTAGATAAAAAAAGCGTTATTATTCCAGTTAGTCCGTCGTTAGACATAGTATTAAATGGTGGAATACCAGAAGGAAGTTTTGTAGTATTAACTGGTCAGCCAAAGTGTGGTAAAACCACAACATCATTAGACTTCGCAGCAACAGCACAAAGAGCAGAATATAAAGGAGATCTGAAAGACACCAGAGAGGTGTATTATCTAAACATAGAAGGTAGACTAAAGAAAAGAGACTTAGAAGGTATACCTGGACTAAATCTAGATAAGTTTCATGTAATTGGTAGTCAGCAAGGAAAAATTCTACACGCTGAAGAATACTTACAAATAGCAGAAAAAATTATTAATGAAGTACCAGGATGTGTTCTAATCATAGACTCCTATTCTGCACTATGTACCGAAGCTGAAATTACTAGTGAAATGGATAAAATGCAAAGAGCAGACGGAGCTAAATTATTAGCTAAGTTTTGTCGTAAAGTTGCCAATGTTATTCCTGTTAATAAAAATATTGTTATAGGTATTACTCATCTTATGGGAAATCCAACAGGATATGGTGCAGAATTTAAAGAGAAGAGTGGTCAGGCTATTGCTTATCAAACCGATATTAAGTTACGAGCAAAAACATTCAAGCCTTGGACTCTGAGTGCGGACAGTACACAAATAGGACAAGAAATTGAGTGGCAAGTTATTTGTTCCGCTCTTGGTCCTCCAGGCGGCAATATTACTAGTTATATCAGATATGGACAAGGTGTTGATAAATATATGGAAGCCATAACACTAGGATCTGATATGGGTATTATTCACAAAGGTGGGGCCTGGTATACTTTGACTTCTTTGCCAGACAAACCAAAGTTTCAAGGTACAGAAAAATTACGTCAATATCTATATGATAATGAGGCTGCTTATATAGATTTAGTAAAAAATATTAAGGTTACAATGGGCCTAAAATGCTGATAAAAGATTTAGATGGAAATAATCATAATTGGCTACTAACTGGAAACATGTCTAAAGGTAAAATAACCAATAAATCATCATATCATCTAAATGCTAGAAACTTAATTAGTCAATCATATCCAACACTACAAATCTTAGAAGAAGTACCGATACAACTTAGAAAAAATGAAATTCTTTATTTAGACTTTTACTTACCATTAAAAAAGATTTGTTTTGAGGTTCATGGAGAACAACATTATAAGTTTATAGCTTTCTATCACTCGAATATGTTAAACTTTTTAAAAGCACAAAAAAGAGATAGAGAAAAACAAGAATGGTGCGATATTAATAATATTAAATATATTGAGTTACCATTTCATGAAGATATTGACCAATGGAAAAATAGAATAATATATGACAACCAAAAATGCTAAAGAAGAATTAAATGAATGGGATACAGTTTTAGACCAATATGAAAATAGTCTAGGATTGTCTACATATAATTCTACTGTTTTATCAGAAACTGAATTAAATGGTTATTTAACGATGAGTCGAGATGAACTAGAAAAATTAACACCAGAGGATTGTGCTCAAATATCATATAGATTAGGACAATTTTCTTTTCATGTGCAACGAACCATTAATAGAGAATTGGCTAGATATAATTGGGCAGAAGAGACTATTAAAGAAGTTATCGCAGACGAAATAAATAATTATAAGGGTTATGGCTATGTAGAAAAAGCCTATCAGGCGATTAAGCACAACGATAGGGCTCAATCATTAAACAAAATTAAAAAATATGCTAAACAAAGAAGCGATAGGTTGTCATATTTAGCAAATGGTATTAAAAATTTATCTGATATTCTCATTTCTATACAAAAAATAAAGGCTTTAAAACATGGATAATTTATCACCAGAACAGATTCAAGCTATGATAACTATGTTACAAAATATGTTACCCAATAGTAGTAATGACGATACAACGAAACAATTTTCTGTTAAGAAAACTAAAAGAAAAAACTCTTCTAATAGTCAAGGAAAATCCAAAAGCAGAGGCAGCAGAGAAGAACACTATAATAAATTTACAGACATGCCAGAAAAAAATATGCACAAAGAGGATGTTCTTGTAGATAAAAAATTAGTTGTTCAACCGCCGGTTCCTAGAGCAAGACCATTTAAGCTCCTAAACGTAGTGTGTCGTGTATGCGGAAAAAGGGAAAAAGTAAGTCCTGGACTAGTACCAGAATCCGTCGATAGATATAAGTGTAACAAGTGTTCAGCGGCGTCAGGATGAAATTAAATTTATGATTTTGAGTGATCCTTCGGCAGAAAGAGCCGTATTGGCGGGTATTTGTAATTATGGCGAAGATGCTTTTTTGGATGTTGCTGATATCGTCCAAGAATCATCTTTTACTATTGATAGTAACGCTTTAATTTTTAAATGCGTTAAAAAGTTGTGTGAATCAGAAACAAAGGCTAAAATAGACATAGCCTCAATATACTCTATTGCACAAGAATTAAATCTGAGTCATGTTCTTGCTAAAAAAGAAGAGGCACAGCATCTAAGGGCTATAATGGATTTTCCAGTTAGTTTGGAAAACGTTCGTAGATTTGCAGCAAAAATACGCAAACTAGAAATAGCTCGTTTATTAAGACAACAACTAGAACTAGCTCAAGAAAAAATTCTAGATGTAACGGGTAGTGAACCGATATCTTCTATTATAGGTTTAGCAGAAGATAGCATTTTTAATTTTACTTCTTTGTTAAATGATGCTGATGGAAGCCCGGAAGTTATTGGCTCTAATATTGATGACTATATTAAAGCTCTTGAAGAAAATAAAATAGATCAAGTAGGTATACCAACCGGGTTTCCTATTTATGACCAAGCTATCGGAGGCGGTTTAAGAAAAGGAACTATTAATGTAATAGGAGCCAGACCAAAAACCGGTAAAACATTGCTATCTGACAATATGGGTAAAAATATTGCAAAGCTTGGTATACCGGTATTGAATATGGATACAGAAATGAATAAAGAGGATCATATCCATAGAATTTTAGCGATGATGACAGAGATAGAAATTAATCATATTGAAACCGGAAAGTTCGCCGAAACAGCAGATTCTAAAACAAAAATATCACAAGCGGTTTCAGAACTAAAACAGATGAAACTATATCATAAAAGTATTGCTGGTAAACCATTCGAAGACCAGTTGGCAATTATGAGGCGATGGCTAGTAAAAGAGGTTGGTTTGAATGATGACGGAACAGCAAAAGAATGCGTAATTTTTTATGATTATCTTAAACTTATGGATAGTGCGGGTATTAGTCAAGATATGAAAGAATACCAAGTACTAGGTTTTATGATGACAAGTCTACATAATTTTGCTGTAAGATATAAAGTTCCTATTGTGGCATTTATACAATTAAATAGAGACGGCATAACAAAAGAAAGCACAGACTCAGCGAGTGGATCTGATCGTATAATATGGCTATGTAGTAATTTTACGATCTTTAAAAGAAAGAGTGACGAGGAAATAGCGGAGGACGGGCCGACCAACGGAAATCGTAAGCTTTTACCTCTTATTAGTAGACACGGAGGAGGTCTAGATGACAATGACTATATTAATTGTCATATGAAGGGCTGGTGCGCTAAAATTACAGAAGGTAAGACTAGACTTGAAATAGTAAATAACAAATCAACATCAGATCAAGGATTTATAGTAGACGATGAAAACAGCCATGCAGAAGAAATCCCGTTCAATTGATCAAGCCAAGCTTAAAGTAGTTTGCGACGATCTTTGCGATAATATAGAATCATTAATGGATAATCTAGGATTAGAATATAATCTTAGACCCAAGATGTTATCTATGGCCTGTCCTATTCATGACGGGGATAATAGTTCAGCTCTTAATATATATTATGAGGGAGATAACTATAGGGGTAACTGGAAATGTAGAACACACGGTTGTGAAGAGTGTTTTAAGGGTTCTATCATTGGATTTGTAAGAGGGGTTTTGTCCAATAAAAAACACGGCTGGCAAAAACAGGGAGATTCTACTTGCACTTTTGATGAGGCATTAGATTATTGTTTAACTTTTCTCAAAAAAGACTTAAAACAAATTAAAATATCTAAAGCAGATAGAGACAAAAGACTTTTCACTAGTCTGGTGGGCCATATGAAATCGGAGCCAACCCCTTTAGCATCTGCCTTAGTCTCTAGAGACTCTGTAAGAAAGTCTTTGACCATACCAGCACAATATTTTATTGATAGGGGCTTTTCTCCAGAAATCTTAGACAAGTATGATGTGGGCGTATGTGATAAACAAGGAAAAGAAATGTTTAATAGAGCCGTAGCTCCTATATATGATCACGACCACAAATATCTTGTTGGGTGTTCAGGAAGAAGTATTTTTGAAAAATGTGACAAGTGTAAATCTCATCATAATCCGATAGACAATTGTCCTACTGATGAAGAAAAATGGAAATATTCAAAGTGGAAGCACAACCATGAATTTAAAAGCCAAAATTATTTATATAACTTCTGGTTTGCAAAAAAACAGATACTAGATTCTGGTATAGTTATTATTGTAGAAAGCCCAGGAAATGTATGGAAGTTAGAAGAAAATCATATACATAATAGCGTAGCCATGTTTGGTTCTTCGTTGAGCGATAGACAGAAAATAATACTTGATTCTTCTGGAGCAATGAATATAGTAATATTAACAGATAATGACGAAGCGGGCAAAAAAGCTGCGGAACAAATTAAAAATAAGTGTCAAAACACTTATAGGATATTTATACCACAAATATCTAAGCCAGACATAGCAGAAATGACACCGGACGAAATTAAAAAGGAGATCGTGGAATATATGGGAAAAATTATATGACAAAAATTTTAGCCTTTTCTGGACGCAAGCAATCTGGTAAAAGTACTGGAGGAGAATATATAGAACATCTTATCAAAACTTATAATTTACCAATCAGTTATAAACTATATAGCTTTGCTGATCCATTAAAACAAGACATATGTATTAATTTATTGGGTTTAACACATGAACAATGCTATGGTACAGACGAGCAAAAAAATACTTTAACTTCTGTAAAGTGGAAAGACATACCCGGCATAGACTGTAACAGAGATGAATACATGACTGCCAGAGAAGTCATGGAAGTTGTTGGCACTAAAATATTTAGAAAAATCAAAAATAATATATGGGTTGATGCCACTTTAGATAAAATTGATAGAGAACAATACGATCTAGCAATAGTATTAGACAATAGATTCCCTAATGAGGTTGATGGAATACTCAATGTTGGAGGATTTGTTATTAGACTAACCAGAGATCTATTTAACTCCAATGCAGAAGCTGAAGTTGCTTTAGATAAAAATAATTATGATTGGTCTAAATTTAGTCTAGTTGTAGATAATCAAAATCTAAATCTAGATGATAAAAATAATCAAATCTTTCATTTTCTTAAAACCGAGGGAATACTACCATTATAATTACATACCTTAGAAGTAGTTCCTATGGCACACACTCTATGTGCGAACAGCAATATTTTATAGAGTATGTTCTTGGAATGAGATCACCCTCGAATAAAAAAGCAGACAAAGGAACAATAGTACATAAAGTTCTAGAAATTCTAGCCTGTATCAAATTGGCCGACCAAAATAAAGAAAAAGACATAATAGACGATGTTATTGGAAAAGTTAGTACAAACAAATATAATTTGAACACTATTATTGAGAAAGTCTATAATTACTATACTAGCCAATTTACTCACCACGCATGGGAACTAAAGGACTATAAAGATTGTCACGCTTGGGTACATAAGGCATTAGACAGTAATAATGGAATGTTTGATCCTAGAAATAGAAATATCCTACAGCCCGAACAACATTTTGATATAGAAATCAAAAGAGAGTGGGCAAAATTTAAATATAATCATCAAGGAGAAATTATAGAGGGTAATTTAGCAATTAAAGGTACAATAGACTTAATAACAAAAGTAGATAATAATACTATAGAAATTATAGACTGGAAAACAGGAAGAAGATTAGATTGGGCAACTGGTGAGGAAAAAACTCATGAGAAGTTACAAAATGATCCTCAGCTTAAAATATATCATTATGCTGTGAGTCAGTTATATCCTGATATTGATCATGTAATGGTCTCTATTAATTTTATTAATGATGGTGGACCATTTACTATTTGCTATGATAAAGATGATTTATTATCTACAGAAGAAATGCTTCGTAAAAAATTTGAAGCAATTAAAAATGCTCAAATCCCGAAACTAACCAAAACATGGAAATGTACTAAATTATGCCATTTTGGAAAAACAACTTTTGAAAACTCTAAGTTGTTACCAATAATAGAATATAGAGATGGTCAGGTAACACAAAAAGATAAATTTATGACTAAATGTGAACAAATTCGACACGATATAGAGATGAAAGGTATAAAAAACGTTGTTGACGAGTACACGACTCCCGGCTATACTGTTGGTAAGTACAAAGCACCAGGAAGCGTAGAATGAGGAATTATATACCTTTACATTGTCACTCAATGTTTAGTTTGTTGGACGGACTATCAAAACCATCACAAATATCAGAAAGATGTCAAGAAATTGGGGCATCTGCTTGTGCCTTAACAGATCACGGAAATATAGCTGGGGCTATTAAGTTTTATACAGAAATGAAGTCTAAGGGCATCAAACCCATACTAGGTTGCGAGATTTATGTTTGTGATCAAGACCCCACAATACAAGACAAGTCTAATAAAGACTTAAGTCATTTTCTTGTTTTGGCAAAAAACTTAAAGGGTTGGAATAAACTTATTCAGTTGGTGTCTGAATCTAATAGGCCAGATTTTTATTATCATAAACCCAGATTAAGTCTAGATCATGTTGCTAGATTTTGCGATGGCGACATTATAGGCATTTGTGGTCATTTAGGCTCTGTATTAGCGGACAAGATAGTTCAAAATAACGCATTAATTAAGGATTGGAAAAATGTAGGACTAGAGCAAATAGGTATATTGAAAGATATCTTTGGTAAAGATAATTTCTTTTTAGAATCTCAGTTAATGGATATGAACAACACCCCGATCCAAAAAGATTTAACCGGTGTGGTCAGAGAATTGGGAAAACTCACTAATACTAAAGTGGTTTGCACACCAGATGCTCATTATTGTCGTAAAGAAGATGCTAATGACCAAAGAATCCTACTGTGTAACAATTTAAAGACAACATTTCCAGAAATTAGTAGAAAAATTAGCAATGACGAAGAAGTTCCTCTTTCTTGTTTTTTTACTTCTGATAACTTTCATTTGTTGTCACAAGAAGAAATGAATAGTCTGCATACAGAAGAAGAAATAGAAAATACCAATTTTGTTGCTGGTTTGTGTGAAGAATATAATGTTTTGAGTAAGCCTAGGCTTCCTCCGTTTGCTTGTCCTGATGGATATAATCCAGACGAATATCTAAGACAACTGTGTAGAGATGGCTGGAGAGACAAAATAGCAAACACTATTAATAAAGACGATCAACAACAATATGTAGATAGAATTAAATATGAACTAGAAGTTCTACAAGGAGCTGGACTTAGTAGCTACTTTTTGATAGTACAAGATATTGTTAACTATGTAAGACATAACTCTTGGCTTCCGGGTCCGGGTAGAGGTAGTGCTGCCGGTTGTTTAGTATCTTATCTTATTGGTATTACCAGTATTGATCCGATGAAATATAATCTAATGTTTGATCGATTTTATAATGCTGGTCGTAACTCAAAAGACCATATATCCATGCCAGATATTGATGTGGACGTACCGATCAATAAGAGAGAAACTATTATTGAATATATTAAAAACAAATATGGTCACGATAAAGTTTCTCAAATGATTACATTTAATACTATTAAGGGTCGAGGAGCCTTGAAGGACGTATTAAGAGTATATGGCAATATTTCTTTTGATGAAATGAATAAAATTACTAAAAATATTCCGGACGAAGCCAAAATAGCAGACGATTTACAAGAAATGAAAGAAGAAACCGGAGAAGCGTCTATTATTAGATGGGCTTTGGAGAATAATCCGGACAAACTCAAAGAGTGGTGCTTTATTGATGAAAAAAATGAACTACAAGGACCACTTGCCAAACGCTTCGAACAAGCTATTAGATTAGAGGGTACTAAATCGAATCAATCCAAACACGCGGCCGGTATTGCTATCAGTGCATTACCATTGAACGAAGCCTGTCCAATGGTTTATGACTCTAAGAATAAGCAATTAATAGCGGGAATGGAAATGCAAGATTTAGAATCAATTGGTATTATTAAATTTGATATATTAGGAGTAGCAATGTTGGATAAAATTATGACAATTCAAGATATTCTAGGAGATAGGTGATTAATATGTCTTTAAAAAAGTTTATTGATGTTCAGGTTGGTGACAAATTTACTCTAAACGGTATCGAATATGTGAAGATACCTGATGAAAGAGTTAGTTGTTGCCATGTTAATAATGCATCACAAGCTAATGATAGTAACACAAAAATTCAAGTCATACCAATTACAGAAGTAGAAGTTAATGATTAATTATAACAAAATTTGCGTATTCGATTTTGAAACAGATGGATCCGATCCTAAGCAATGCAGTCCTGTACAAATAGCTGCTGTCATGATCGACCCGATCAAATTAGAGGTTATACCAAAATCCGAATTTAATATTTTCTTTAAGCCGGAAGTTTTGGCGAATGATGATAACTATACTTATACCACAGACATTCTGGATTTTCATGCAAAAGTTAAAAGTTGTTCTAAAGACGATATATTAAGCCAATGGAAAAACTACCCTTCTCAAGAACAATCTTGGAAACTGTTTGTAAATTATCTAGATATGTATCATACTAGGTCTTCTAAAAAGAGTCAATTTACAGCCCCAATTGCTGCTGGATATAATATCAATAGATTTGATCTCAAAATTATAGATAGGCTTAGTGGTAAATATGGAAATACAAATAAAGAAGGTACCTCTAATGTCTTTTTCCCAAGAGACGTAGTTGATATAATGAATTTAATTTTTTATTGGTTTGAATACAATAATGACTTAAAGAGCTATACTCTTGATTCTGTGAGGGATTATGTTGGATTATCGAAAGAAGGCGCTCACGACGCTCTAAAAGACGTACAAGATTGTGCAGAAATTCTTATTAGGTTTCTAAAACTACACAGAAATTTGGCTCAAAAAATTAAGTTTAAGGATTCTTTTTCAGGCAATGTCTAAAAAATTTCAATATCCGTGCGGATGTTCTTTTAATATTATTTCGGGCGAAGGAGAGGATATGAAATTGTCCTTTGATCCCCGTATTGAAACTATCAATTTGGAATGTTATAAAACATGGGATTTAATATCTGATGGAAACACAAAAGGTTGTTTTCAGTTGGAGTCTAGACTAGGAAGATCTATTGCTAAAAAATTAAAACCTTCCAATATTGAAGAATTATCTGCCCTAATCAGTATTCTTAGACCCGGATGCTTAGAGGCTATACGTGATGGAAAGAGTGTGACTAATCACTATATAGATAAAAAAAATGGACAAGAAACTATAGATAATTTTCATCCATCTCTAGAACCCATTTTGAAAACAACATATGGCGAAATGATTTATCAGGAACAAGCGATGGAGATCGCTAAAACTATCGCTGGTTTTAATCTACAAGAAGCCGATATGTTAAGAAAAGCTATTGGAAAGAAAAAGCCAGAAGAAATGGCTAAAGTTAAATCAAAATTTTTATTGGGTGCTAAAAATCTAAATTTAGTCACAGAAGATGAGGCAGAGCAGATCTTTGGTTGGATTGAAAAGTCTCAAAGATATTCTTTTAATAAGTCACATGCTGTTAGCTATGCTATTAATGCATATTTATCAGCGTATACCAAATCGCATTTCCCAAAAATATTTTTCGCATCTTATTTACGATTTGCTAAAGATAAAATTGATCCAAAAGCAGAAATTAAAGAATTAGTACAAAATGCTAGCGAGATGGATATAACTGTTAGCACCCCAGACATTCGTAATCTGAACAAGTTATTTATCTTAAAAAATAATCAAATTTATTTTGGCTTAACAGATATCAAGGGATTTGGAAATGCTGTATATGAAAAACTAAATAATATTATATCTAGTAAGCAAATAGATTTAAATAAATTGAACTGGATTCAAACAGCTTTAATGATACTATCAGACATTAATTCTACAGCAGCAAAATCTTTAATTCAGAGCGGGGCCTTGTCTTTTTTAAAAAAGACCAGAAACTCTATGTTGTTTGAATTGAGTTTAATAAATGAATTGACAAAGAAAGAAATCGGAACGATATTAACAAATATATATTCTTATTCTAATTTAGAAGATGCTTTTATAGGATTAATGAAAATAGGCAAACTCAATAAAAACAGAGTAACTGTAGTACAAAACTTACTTAATACTTTAAAGAGACCTCCATATGCTTTAGAAGATAATCCAGAATGGATAGCGGATACAGAGGAAGAAACGCTCGGTTGTAGTATAACGTGTTCCAAGGTTGATATGTATGATATTAGTATGACTAATACAACTTGTAAAGAATTTAAAAATAGTCTCAATAAAGATAATATCATATTATGTGGAGAGGTAGACAATATTAGTGTTACCAAAACCAAAACAGGAAAGAATCCCGGTTTAGAGATGGCATTTGTAACATTAACAGATGGTTCTGGTGTGTTAGATTCTGTTGTATTTTTTCCAGAGCAATACAGAAGCTATAGAAACTTGTTGTTTGGAAGCAATGTTATCATAGTGAAAGGTAATAGGTCAAAGACCGGGGATTCGCTCATAGTGGAAAAGGCTTACATCGCAAAATCTTGACACCGATCAGAGACCTTCTATAATAGTTTGTAATTTGGTTTTTCACATCAAGGAGTTTGAATATGAATATTAATATCTTAAGAGGAAATTTAGCTCGTGATCCAGAAGTTCGTGTTGTTAACACTGGCGGAAGGCAGACTACTGTTGTTAACTTTACAGTTGCTGTTTCTCGTGAGTATACCAAGTCTAATGGTGAAAAGGATAAGGTAACAACATTCGTTTCATGTGAAGCCTGGGACACAGGCGCTGAGATCATCGCTGATTCTTTTAAGAAGGGCGATCTAGTGCTAGTTGAAGGCTCATTGCGTAATGATTCTTGGGAAAAGGATGGAGTAAAGCATAGTACTCTAAAGGTACGCGTAAACAACTTCTCCAAGATTACCAAGCTATCAAAGAAGAATAAGTCCGAACAGAACGAAACCGTAGCGTTCTGATATATTTTTCATTCTTAAAGATGGGGGTGTAAAAACCCCCTATCTTTTTTCTCTTATCATCTAATATGAATAAAAAACTTAAAATCTTAATGGTATCAGAGGCTAGCTTTTTAAGCTCAGGATTCGGTACTTATGCTAAAGAAATATTAAAGAGACTTCATGCCACAGGCAAGTATGACATAGCTGAACTTGCTTGTTATGGAAAAACTAACGACCCAAAAGACGTAGATATTCATTGGAAATATTATGCTGGAGCCGTTGATGAAAAAGACCCCAGATATTCAGAATACCAATCTTCTGCTGAAAATCAGTTTGGTCGATGGAGATTTGAAAGAGTTCTATTAGATTTTCAACCAGATGTGGTTTTTGATGTTAGAGATTATTGGATGAATTCTTATCAACAATTCTCTCCACTAAGACCATTTTTTCACTGGGTACTAATGCCAACAGTCGATTCTGAACCACAACAAGAGGATTGGATAGATACGTTTTTACATGCGGATGCGATATTTACTTATTCTGATTTTGGTAGAGATACCCTAATCAAACAAAGTAATGGCAAAATTAATTATATTGACACAACATCTCCAGGTGTAGATCTACAAACATTCGTACCCACAACTGATAGAAAAGGACTTCGTAAGATGTTTAATCTCAGCGAAGACTTATTTATTGTTGGGTCAGTAATGAGGAATCAAAAGCGTAAACTAATACCAGACTTATTTTACGCAATCAAAAAGCTACTAGAAAAATGTGAACAAACCAACAATCATAAATTAGGCAAAAACCTGTATTTATATTTACATACAAGCTATCCGGATGCTGGTTGGGATATACCGCAACTATTAAAAGAATACAAAATCGGAAACAGGGTGCTGTTCACTTATTCTTGCAAAAGCTGTGGATATTTTTATCCATCATTATTTCAACATCCAGTAGCAGTTTGTCCAAGATGTGGACAGAAGGCTTGTAGTATGCCAAATGTTAGTAATGGTGTTTCATCCAATAACTTGGCCATGGTGATGAATCTTTTTGATATTTATGTACAATATGCTATTTGCGAAGGTTTTGGTATGCCACAGGTAGAAGCTTCTGCTTGCGGCGTCCCAGTTGCATCCATAGACTATAGCGCTATGAGCGATGTAGTAAGGAAAGTTAATGGTTACCCAATTAAGGTTGGACAATATTTCAAAGAATTAGAAACCAGAGCCATTAGGGTTTTTCCAGATAATAAAGATTTAATACAAACGCTTGAATCTTTTTATAAGATGCCTGAGCCACTAAAGGAACAAAAAAGATTTGAGACTAGAAAATTAACAGAAAAATATTATAATTGGGATGACATAGCTAAAAAATGGGAAAATTATTTCGATAATATTCAACTGACTGGTTTGCAAGGTAAATGGGATCAAGTAATTCCATTAATGGAAGAAATTACAGATATTCCAGAAAATATTAATAATTCATATGATCTAATAACCTTCTTGGTGTCAAAACATCTTCCTAACCATCAAATTGGATCATCAACTATTATGCTAAATATCATTAGGGATTTAGATTATGGTTTTATTACTCAAGGATTAAGTACGGAAGGTTACAGTGTTCAAAAGGCACTAGATATATTAAATACTATTATTAAAAACCATAATTTAGGACAAACGGCTAAAAATAATTTAGATAAATTAAATCCAGAAGATTATATTAATTATGCACATATGAAGGATAGCATTAAATGAATACTTTGTTTATAGGGCCCTATCGTCAAAATGATGGTTGGGGGTTGGCTACAAGATCTTATATAAAAGCTTTAGCTACACAACACAAAAATATAACAACCAGACCCATATATTTATCTAAACCAGATTTAACTTTTAATGACCAAGAAATTATTGGATATGAAAATAATAGGTACGATCATTATGATATGGTCATACAAAAAACACTACCTCATTGCTTGTTTTTAAATAAATCATATACAAAAAATATTGGCCTATTTGTACTAGAAACCAATAATATCAAAGAATCAGTATGCATAGATAATATTAATAGGATGGATGAGGTGTGGGTTCCATCAAAGATGGAGGAACAATGTCTCAAAAAATCGGGCGTAACCACAAATATTAAAATTATTTCACAACCGCTAGACACAGCATTTATTGAAGAAAATCGCAACTATAAGTTATCGCTCAATAGTATACTAGATAATATGTTTAAGTTCTATTTTATAGGCGAACATAATTTTAGAAAAAATATTCTTGATCTAGTAATAGCTTTTAATTTAGCTTTCGATTACTCTGAACCCGTGTGCTTAATTATCAAAACTAATCAAGGAGGAGTAAATCCAACAGAGGTAGCTAGAAGACTAGAAGAAGAAATTAATATTGTCAAAAATAAGCTAGGCATTAGTAAAAAATACAAAAAAGAAATTATTATAACTAACTCACTATCTTATCAAGATATTATCGGATTGCATAATTCTTGTGATTGTTTTGTTGCACCATCTTATGGCGAAGCATTTTGTAGACCAGCTGCCGAAGCTGTGGTACTTGGTAAGACTCCTATAGTTAATCAAAATACGGGAATGAAAGATTATATTACTGATGATAATGGCTTTTTAGTTAAAAGCCATAGAACACCTGTGATTTTAAATCAGAGAACACTGTCTGAAGATTTTGATATTTATAATGCTAATGAATATTGGTATAAAGTTGATATTTATGATCTCATAGAAAAAATGAGAATGGTTTATGATATGCATCAAAAACAGGATTCTCTACTTTTAAGAAAACAACAAAATGGTATGTCGTGTTTAAATAACTTCTCCTATGAAAGTATAGGCTCTAAGCTATGTATCTAAGCAAAATTACTGGTAATATATTAAATAAATTTAATAATCAACCAATCAACATTTTATATGAACCACAAAGAAGCTTATTTGATCTTCTATTATCAGAAAGTGGATTTAGACTTTTTTCACCAAAAACATATAATTTTTTAGGATTAAAAGAATCTAATATGACTCTTGTTGATAATAATCAAGAGCATCTATTTAATTATAATCTTGGTATTACAAATAATATTATTGGATATTCGACACACAAAAGATTTGCTGTAGAGCATCTAAACGCTATTATCTTTACACACTCATATAAACCACAACAAATTAAAAAAGAAGATGTTGTATTGTTAGATCAAAACCTAAGAAGAGATACTAAAGTATTCTTTTCTCAAGATGTTGCGGACTCGTGGAGGCTCAACAATCGCGTTGTCTACAATTATGGTGTTCCTACAAATAAACTATATCCAGAGAAAAAAGTTAGATCAAACAAAGTATTACTTTTAAATTTTGAAAAATCCCCAAATATAGAACCATTAGCTCAATTTTTACACAGCCAAGGACTCGAAATTGATATTTTAACAGAGATTCATTTTGATATAGACTTAATAAGAGATTTATTTAATCAATATTCCGTATGTATAGATCTTGGTGAACATAATATTATTAATCTCTTGTGCGCTGTTGCTTGTGGATGTAAGGTTATTACATATGCTACGCCCATGATAATTAATAATTATACAAATACGCCAAATTTATATATGGCAAGAACCGTTCAGGATCTTATTTCTGTTGCTAAACAAGCATTAATATCCCCATTGACAGAAACATATACGACACATCTAGAATTGAATTACAACTTTGAAAAATTTAAAAATCATACCAGCAATCTTATTAATCAGTCTAATAATGAGGCATATATCATATGAATAAACTTAATATTGTTATTACAGAATCAGATAATCTTGATGGTTATTTCAATTTGACTATTGATCATCTAGATAAGGTAACTAATGGTACGTGCGGAGAAATTATCTGTGGAGTATTAGACTCTTATTTGTATAAGGATAGGGTTTCGTATATTGTAAATTTATGTAAAAAACTAACCAATTCTGGCTTTTTAACTTTTAAGTTTCTTAACGCCACAAAAATTTGCAAAGATGTCGCTAAGGGAAATGCTAATAGTCAATTTTTATCCAATATTGTAGCTCAGTCTAAGTCTTTATTTTTAGATTCTGATATGATAGAAATTATTTCACAAATGGATGGTATCAAAATATATAAAATATATAATGACAATAATCATGTTGTTATTGTTTTACAAAAGAAACTATGAAAAAATTAGCTTGTTTTATTCTATCTTATGAAATTACTAGAGGTATGAAATCTGTAGGCCCAAAAGGCTTATTAAAATCTAAAAAATCTAAATCTAAAGAATTAATAAATTGTCAAATTGCCAACATCAGAGATAAGGTAATAGATACGTATGTTATTTTGGGTTTTGGATTGGATAAAATTAAAAAAAGAATCGAATATCCAAATGTTTATATCATAAAAAATGATTTATATGAATCAGCTAATCACGGATATGCTTTTGAACTTATACTAAATCAATACAATACAAAAAAATATGACGGATGTATTATTATTAATAATGGCATATTGTTTAATAACGATATCAAAAATAATTTATTAAATTCTGATCTTACAATACCAAAAATCTATTATACTAATTCTAATAAAGCGGATTTTCCTATTGGTTTTACGATTATTGATTCTAAAGTACAACACATGTTTTTTAATTTAACAGATAATGCGTGGAATGAAATAATATACATTGACAACTCGTCTATGCTCAAATATAAGACTATATACAACCAGTCTATGAGAAATATGTTTTTATTTGAATTAATTAATAAATCAATCGATGCTGGTACACTTTATCATCCGGTCAAAACTAAAAATAATAGTATTATCAAAATTTCCAGTATAAAAGACTCTAACAAAATAAAAGAAACAGTATGAATAAAATCTTAGCCCATGTTTGCAATCAAAGAATATACTTTCCACTATTACAACAACTTAATCAAAAGATTGATATTATTAATGGGTCTTTACATGGTAATATTTTTGATGCCTATCATAAATATCAACCAAATACGGTGATCTTACCAATATATGAATATACTCAAGAATTCCATGAGTTTGTTGATACGTTTAAAGACAAAATTAACATCGTTATTTTTATGGGTGATATTGTCCATAAGGATCTAACCGAATATTGTCATAAGTTTAATATTAAAACCATAAAGCAAGGTGAAACTTATGAATATATATATGATTCAACAGTATTTGTGGATTTAAAAACACAAAGAAATGATAAAATTTTAACTATATTGCATAATGATAATACTATCAATCATCAGCTGTTAGACGATATCCTATATCCTAAAAGTAATACTAAAATTGTATTAATCAATAATCCCCAATTTAATCACCCTCAAAATATTGGACTAGCTAATAGCGCTGATATGGCTGTATTATTGAATAAATTTGAATATGTGTTAGATTTAACACAATCTTATAGTCTTGAGGCACAGTCTTGTGGAATTAAAAATATATCTTTAAATGGTAATTTAATAGACAATATAAAAGAATTAAATTTGATATCGTTAAAAGATAATATTCAACAATATTCTATGGAAAATTTTATAAACAATAAACTTCTAAAACTTATAGAGGCATAAAGTGGACATAGCTTTTTATTTAATAAACGCTGATCATTCTGATAAATGCAATAGGATTATTGATATATTAAACGACATGATCGATCAACATCCTTATGATAATATCATACTATTTAATAGTCAATTTAATCGTACAGATTCCAATAAAAAATTTCCTATAATACATCTTAATCAAGCCAAATACTTTAGAGGCAAATTGGTGTGCTTTGATATTAAAAGCGCTATGGTCACAAAAACCTTTCCGTCTCCAGAAAAACAAATACTTTATGTTGATGAATTAAGCTGGTCTAATGACCATACTATACCAGTAATGTTTTGGCATGGTATATATGTTAATCCAGATATTAAGCTTATAGCTAGAAATAAAGAAATAGAAGACTTACTAAGTATATGCTGGTCGCAACCTATAGCAACGATAGAAAACATAAACGCTAAGGAACTTTATGATGTTATTACCAAAGTATAATAAATTATCAGATCAACAAAAAATAGCTTTAATTAATGAACAATATTTAGTTCAGAAAAAAAGTTTTGCCGACATAGCTAGTGAGTGTGGAACCTATGCCAATAAAATTAGAAGAGACGCTAAAAAATTAGGTATACCAATTAGAGACAAAAGCGCAGCCCAAATAAATGCGTTACAGACTGGTAAACATAAACATCCAACTAAAGGTTTATCAAGAGACGAAATTACAAAAAGTAAAATTGGATTGTCTGTAATGAAGTCTTGGGATGATATGGATCAGCAAACGCTGGATGCTAGAAAACATAAAAGTAAATTAGCATGGCAAGCATTAGATGACGATCAAAAAGAAAATATTATAGCATCAGCTAATCAAGCTGTGAGGAAAAGCAGTAAAACAGGATCAAAACTAGAAAAATTTCTTCTACAAAAATTACTAGAAGATGGGTTTGTTGTAGAGTTTCATAAAGAACAAATCTTATCAAATACAAAGTTGCAAATTGACCTCTTTCTTCCTACAATGAATCTAGCAATTGAGGTTGATGGTCCTTCTCATTTTCTTCCCGTGTGGGGAGAAGATGTTTTGGCTAGAAATCAAAAGTATGATAAGAAAAAAACAGGATTGATAATAGGAAAAGGATTGTCCTTGATTAGGGTTAAACAAATACATGACTATTCTCAATCACGAGCAAGTATTGTTTATACTAAATTAATCAACGCTATTAAAGACATAAAAAACTCAAACGAAAAGACAATAGAAATAGAGGATTCACTATGAGCAAAGAAAAGTCATCGGAAAAAAAGGAAAAAGATAAGATGCCCTCTATTCATGATTTGGAATGGACCGATCATGTATTAAGTTTATTATCTGAAGATGAAAAAATAGCCGGAAATCCCACAACAGATGGTTTGAGACGTATTTTTGAAAAGGTTATGAATTGTAGAGTTGTAGAATCTGTATCAAAAGTGGTCCAATCTCCGGACCCAAATAATGAAAAAAGAGCGACCGTAGTTCATTCCATAGCGTTTTATTTAAATGAACCATCTTCGGACCCTACTCTTTTAAATAAAGTGGTTGTGGATGGCTCTGCCGACGTTTATTGGGGTAATTGTGACAAAGTATATCGTAATCATCCTGTGGCTGTGGCCGAAACCAGAGCAGAAGGTCGAGCTTTGCGTAGAGCATTAAGATTGCGTAAAGTTGTGGCGGCTGAAGAAATTGCTAAAGACATAGAAGATAATCCCGACGAAAATTCGGTCTCTAAAATCAGCAACAATCAGGTCAACTTTATAGACGTAATGTCTAAGCGATTAAATATTAATGTGGTTTCTTTAATGCAAACGCTTGCAATATCATCAGATAATATAGATAATATATCTCATGATGACGCTGTGTTGCTCATCAAAGAATTAACAAAACTTCAACAAAATATGGAAAATATATCTCCAGACCTGTTGAATTATCAACCTAACTGGAAACAAAGAAAGTAACTTATGAAACTACGATATAAACCAAACTCAAAACTAGAATTCGAATTAGAAGGTTCTGGACAAAAAGAGATTTTTAAAGAACTGGCGCTAATTCAAGAAATTTTTGGTGAAGAGAAGTGTGGTTTATGTAGCAAAAACAATATTAAATATATCGTCAGGAATGTAGACGGCAATGATTACTATGAATTGCGATGCAGTGATTGTGGAGCAATTCTGGCTTTCGGACAACATAAGAAGGGTGGTACTCTTTTCCCCAAAAGAAAAGATGACAACAACAATTGGTTACCACATAATGGTTGGCACAAATGGCAAAAAAACACAGACAGTCAAACATAAATAAAATTGAGTCTATAGTTAGTATTCTTTACTATAGAGGGGTTTGGCATAGCTTAATAGTACATACTGTATTATTTTTAATTTTAGCTATGATGTTTCCCTCTGAAGTTCACAAACAAAAAATACAACTAACTCTACATTTTACATCAACAGAAGAAACTACTGAACCTGATCTAGAAACTTTTGAAGACCATCCGATTAAAATTGTTTCTCTTGAAGAATCAAAAGATTCTTTAGAATCCACTTCTCAAAAAATTGGACTAGATACTGTGTCTTTATTAGAAGATAGTGTTGAGATCCCTAGTATCGCTATACCCGACACCGGCATAGAGAAACAAGTAGATCTAATAGACAGTATCAACACAGCCGATCTTGCACAAGAAATTAAGCAGCCCTCTAATAAAGAAGAAAAAAAGATAGAATATACTGGACGTACAAACCAGGTTCTTTTATCGAGAAGAGGAATTGCGCAACAACAAAGTGTTCCTAATATAATGGAACAAACACAGGTTGGAGAGATGCAAAAAAGACTTCAGCAGTACGGAGCAAAAACTGGAGATGTTCAAATTTCTTTATCCTGGGATACTATAGACGATTTAGATCTATATGTTCTAGTTAAACCAATAGGATCTGATATTAACTGGACAAACAGAGTTGGTATTTGTGGCGGGGCTTTGGATATAGATATGAATGCTCACCCCAGGCTATTAAATCAAAGACCGATAGAAAACATATTTTGGGCGAGAGGAAACGCTCCGTTTGCGGAATATGTTGTTGGTGTTCATTTCTTTATGAATTGGTCACGAGCACAACAAATTAGAGGAATATTAGTCATCAAAGTAGACGGTGAAACAAAAAGTTTTCCTGTAATAGTTAAATACGGGGATCCGGTTACCCGCATAACAACTTTTACTCGTCAACGATAGGCCCCCATTTATCTGCTGGGCATTTTTGATCTTTATGAGCTAGCTTATTCATATGATTAGCTTCTCTAACTATTTGACACCCACATAACATACATGAATTATCTTTATAAAATTCACATGATCTACATACTTTAAGTCTTGATTCTATTTGTTCTTCACTGCAAAGATTTAATGGATTGTTTTCATTAGTTTTAATTTTTTGCTCTTCGGAATGATCTTGAATAACTTTGTTTAAGACAATATCTTGTAAAAATTCTTTTTCTCCTATATCAATAGGATTAACAACTGCTGATGGATTAGCATATTTTTTAATAGACATTGAAAAATCTTGTATTTTTTTAAAACAAAACATTTTTGTATCAGGATTATCTAGTCCAATTTTAATTCCACAATACTCACAAGAATATACTTTTTTGTTATTAAATATTGTGCCGGTATCGGTTAAGTTACAATATGGGCTGGTATCAGATATCATTATTATGGCCTCGATGTGATATTAGCATTAGATTGATGTTGTTCACAACAAATATTACCAACATTGCATGGAGCAATCTTAGTGTCGAAACACGATGGTGTGGACTGACAATCTTTTATAGTATATTTTTCAGTTATATTATAAGAGGATGGAGCAGGGTATGCAATTCTTGTGGAGCATCTAGTGGCTTCATCTTTAAGAAATACATCTTGAATGGTTCTTGGTCTTCTATATTCATATTGAAAATATGCAACATGAACGCCTAAATAGCCGTTTTCTATTTGACCACCGTTCAATGTTTGTCTCCATGCAACCATTGGATATGTTAAAACTTCAAACTTTACATCTGTACAAGAACCAGGGACAACACCTTCTACAAGATCTTCTACCTGAAATACCCCATAATTATTATGACAAGCTGAAACATCAAAGTATGCTGCCTTCATTAAATCTTTCCAATGAGCAATATGGTTTCTTTTAACAGTGCTATTATCAGAGCCTACAGCAAAATTTATTCCACCAAGTATGTTGCTTACTATAGTAGAATTAACGCCTACGTTTGGAATAGGATTAGAAATACACGGAGTAAATGTGGGAGGTGGTGCCCCATTTAAATTACAAACCAAAGCATGACTCCATGGCCAACTATTAGGAGCCGATTGACCACATTGTAAAGTTGCAGATGATGATGAGTAACAATTATCGTAACAACAAAGCTGTATGAGAGGATTACATATTATGTTATCTGCAAATGTTCGACCGCCACCACCAATTACATCTACGTTTTTATTGCCCTCTATTGGTAGATATCCTAATATTGCAGTTCTAGTTTCTGTAATAATATCCCAGTCTGGATTTTGCTCTTTTGGATTCATAGATATTATATTTTTATCTACATTACATTCTGTACATTCACTATTAATAGAGTCTGTAAATGTAAATGAATTATTAGGTAGTGTAATTGATATGACTGGACAATCATTTCTAAGATTAATATCAAAACATCCTGCTGTTCCCCCAGCTAAATTAACGGTGGCAGTATTATTATCATAAGTTATAGAACATAAAAATACCGGACATTTTGGTTCATATGGACTCGGAGTGGATGTAATAATATTATATATATCCCAATTGGGAGGGGTTGGTCCCTCACATTCAAGCCAATAACAAAATTCATCAGCCTTTCCGTTTCTTTGTCCAATAGCTAGAGTTTCCGCTTGCGGTGAACACCCATAATCTTCAGAAACTTTATTAGATTCTATAGGATCGCCATCTTCATATTTATACAAATGACCTTTCATATTATTAAATGTATAGTTACAATTATCGAATTCATAATCAAAAATCTTTGGAAACCCTTTAGCATATGCTTTGCAATTACAAGAATTTTCTGTGATAGTACAATAATCATATGAGTATGATTGACATTCACACGGAGTATATAAAGAATTAGCTGTATATCTTAATGGATCAAAAATTTTACCAAACTGATCTTCTGCATCTAAAGACACACAATTACCTTTGCATGGGGCTGGTTTAGGATTGCAATTGGCTACAAAACTATGATCTCTAATAGCTAAACCACCCATAAGACCATCAAAGTCTCCTTCATATAAAGCGGGAGATAAACTAACACTACTATGTCTTGGTGAACAAGAATAATAAGAAAACACCCCTCTACTAACACTACCAATTTTAACAGATTTATTTGTGCTTGTTAATATACTACAATTAGATGGCACAGCAGGGCTGCTGGCCCAACCTCTTGGGTTACAGACAAGACAAGTAAACGGACAAATTGGGCCTGGTCCGATTGTAGCAAGCGATGTAACGGCCGGATTTACTGAATTAGTAATACAACCACCGGGGTTGGTCTCTACACATCGTTTATATTCTGCTACAAGGTCAAAATTTTCTTCTCCTCCTTCGATTTCTATCTTAGTAAAATGCTTATTCAGTGACCAGTACAACGGTGTAACACCGCCCCTACAGGTTGTAAGCTTAACTATTCTACTATTTTCAGATGGAGGATATAGTATTGTGCCAGCAGTTACAGCAGTAGTCGTGGTACTAGTGGGCTTGGTATCAAAAAACGAACTAGTATATGTTTTGCCATTACAGGACGCAACAGCACAAATTTTGTTATTAATATTTTGTATAGAAATTGTTATCACATATCCGCCAATATTAACAGACACATTTGATCCCACAGCAAGTACGCCGTCTATACTAATAGATCCATTAATTTTTCTTTTTGACACATCAGCATTTACTGAATAATCATAAGGAATTAAATCATATATTACATCAGCAGTAGTGCGTGGCTCAGAATACTGTAATAAATAGGAAATCGATTTTTTAGTATTGTCTTTAATAATGTCTGCTGTGGTTTTCTTTTTAATATTATCATAAGATATTTGTTGTTTAGAACCATAAATTAACCTAAATAACATTTCATTAGCAAGAATATCAGTATCACGAACCAAGTCCCCTTTTTTATCTTCTGGTAAAATATATTCAACTAATTTGTTTTGATATTCGGTATCTATGTAATTTTGTTGTCTCGATGGTCGGTTATCTGCTCCAATCAAGCAATTGTCTGTTCCGTCTAATGTAATATTATTAAATAAATTAGAGTTCGGTGGAATTTCAAATCTTTGAATATAAGGAACCATATTAGTACCAATAGTATTATACAAACCCTCGTCTACCGATAGTGCAAATTCTAGAGAATTAGACCCCTCCAAATCTTTTGCTGTAATATATGAGTAGTTGTAATGTTGGTATCCGGCTTTAAGTCTAGTAAATCCAATAGTTTTAATAGAACAGGATTCATTACCGCATAATGCTTGGGCTTTATCTGTATCACAATATATTGGAAATGTATCAAATGTAGTTTTTATTAGAGAAGATGATGCATCAAAACCATTAGTATCAAAATAGTCCGTAAATGTTTGACTAGAAAAATTTATTTTTGGCATAAAAATAGTAGCACATTGCGTTGAATTATAAACATCTTCTTTTTCTAATTTAGCCAATCTATAATAAACATCATCTACTCTTAAAGTATTATAATAAAAAGATTTATTAAATAATACCGGTTTTAATTTTTGTTCTTTATTTAAAGATATAAAAAATACTGAATTTTTAGATGGATCAACCTTTAAATCTTTGGTTTCTACAAAAGATCTAATTCCACTAATATAAAATTGTCCTGTTGATAGTGTGTTTGTCTCAAAATTTTGATAAATATTATTAAACCAGGGTTGATTTTTAATTTTTGAACTATTAATAAAATTAATATCTATAAATGGTAAATAATTTTGATAATCAGTAATAATATTTTCCATATATAAATTATTTAAACCAATATTATATTTCTGATGAATATTGTAATATACAACATCGTCGTATGTAGTAACTCCACTAATAGTTTGCAAATTTGAATTATTGGTCGAAGTAATTAAAAATTTAAAATTCCCAGTTTCTAAATTATTAACAGATATACTATACAAAATATTATCATATAATGATGATGGATAATATAAATCAAGAGCATGATTTAAAATTGTGGAATTATTAAGATCCTGAAATGTTTTATTATCAAAATGAATCAAATCGCCCCATTTGGTTTCATAATACTTATTTCTTAATAATGGATAAGATTCTGATTTTAATGAGTCTTTAAAATTTTGAAGTATCACAAATGAATCAGTATTATTGACATTAGTATTCTGCGTAGGTGTCACCAGCTGCACTATTCCCTCTGATAATTTTAAAATACAATTTTCACAAATATCTATTTCAAGCACGGTATAAACATCTAAATGTTGTCGTTGCTTAAAGTATCCAAATGAATCCAACTCATTACCAAACGCATCAACTTTTTGAGCATAGAGCGATTTGGATATAACCGAGTATTCGAATTTAATTTTGGGATTTTGTTTATCAATGAGTTGAATTTTTGTGGGTTTTGTTTTTAATTCTGTATTAGCAATATATCCATCATTATTAGTTGCACTATAATTAATCCACAATTCATTATAATTACTATCTCTATAGTCTCTTGGTGGAACTAGCTCATAAGAATCTAAAAGTTGTTTATTTCCTTCTCCTTTATATCTCCATCTTTTTTCCTCGGCGTCTACAATAAAGGTGTTTCTAAAAATTAAATCCTGTTGAGAGATAGGCATCGTAGTAATATTTTCAACAAAGATAGCCGGATCTTGTTCTTCAAACATAAAATATGGCCTAGATCCTTTGAGCACAATTTTACGTTGAGAATTTTTATCTAAAATAAAATTACTATATAATAATGGATAAAACTCTTGAGATAAGCCATTAATAAGGCCCGTTGGTTTTGTATTATGAAAATATAGAAATTCAGTATTATTCTTAACCGATGCAGGAATTAGCTGTGATGGAGTAGTTATAGTTGGTAATTTGTTTGTATTCAGAGCGTTATTAGCATACTCTGTCATATGCAATAATGCTTTGTATTTATCTTGTTTAGCGTATTCAAAAAATGTTGGAAAACCAGGATATATAGTACTATTAATTTTATTATTAAAACCAAATAAATGAGGGTTTAAATACTCATACCAAATATTATTGTATTTAATATAAAGTCTTAATTTTTTATGGTTTAAAAGACTATTATTTAAATCTAAGATTTGTTTCATTTGATTAGATATATGGCCTGAAAACATTATCCCTTCATCTGAGTAATCTATTGCTCCGTTTTCAAATAGTTGTTTTTCATAAGCAAAATCAAATGAGCAATTTTTATTATTAAAAGTTAAAGATGTTAAATTATAGAATATAGAATTATTAATAATGCCTTCATTAGGATGAAAAAACGTTTTATTAATTTTGCCAGCAGATGATAAGGGTTGTATTTGAAAATTTAAAACTTGTTTGCGAGGTACCTGTTTAAAGGTTAAATTAATATTATTAAGATATGCATCTCTATTAGTTGTGTCTAAAGAACATGGCAAATTAGTATATAAAAGTTTATTTTTTTCCATGTCTTCGGATAATTGACTCAATAAAGCAAATAAAAACGGATTAGTTAATTCTATATCAAAAGAGTTGGGGATGCTGGTGTCTTTATCAAATAATACTTTTTGTTGATTATTATATATCGTATTCCCATTTACTATAGCTTTTGTAGTATATCTTCTATACGATGGATTATTAATTGTTTCAAATTCTCCAGTCTCATAATCATATTTTGGTATTGTAGGATTGAATAAGCTAACATTTTCAAAGAGCTTCATCCAAACATCAATATGATCCGTACTATAGTTGGGTAATCCCATAGACCATTTAGTATATAGATAATTAGGAAAACCAGCACTAATTTCTTTGCTACACCCATATGGATTTAATGGATCTATAATTCTATTAACAGTATTTAAAATTATTTCCGGGTCTGGATGATTCGGTATTCTTTGTTCTTGAATAATATTTAATAATTCTTCACTAGAATATCCACCATAACTTAATAAAACAGGACTAGATTGTGTAGATATATTAGGAGTATATAAAACAGCTCCATCATTACTAAAAGTTAAAGAACCATCACAATTATACCTATACCCTGTTACAGAACTCAGAGGGAAACATTTGCAGGCTTGATCCAATGGGAAAGTTTTACATTTACTAAATTTTTTATCTCTCAAATGGTGAATATTTATATCATATAATTTTATACCAACATCTTTTGTTTTAAATTGTATAGAATAAAAACCAGGATCAGAAGAAGATATATCGTTCAAAAATAGTACATTTCCCGAACCTAAATTATTACTATCGTAATACAACCCACCGTCTGTATGAAATCCTATACGATCTATATTAATATTACTAGCATTAGCAGGATATCTACGGCCTAAGACTACAGAAGCATCTAAAAATTTTCCTTCCTTAAGTTCGTTATTGGTACCAAACCAATTATTGTCATTGTTATAAGTAAATGCTAAAGATTTATTGCATAATTTATATTGAGAACATAACGTATTGCCTATTTTATCAAGAGCAATATCAAATGATGGTGCTCTTAAGTATTTTTGATTAAAAACAGTACAACCACTACCATAAATTTCTTCTTTAATCAGTCTATCATTAAAATAAGCACTAATAATGTTAACCGCTCTATCGATACTAAATTCTCCATTTTTACAAATTTGACTTTTATATCTTTTATCAATATTAGTACTAAATATTAAATTACCAGCTACAATTTTCTGATCATAACTAAAATTTCGCTCTGTCGTTGTATCTAAACAATCGGTCGGTGGAGTACAAGGTCTACTGAAAAAGGTGTTTGTTTCTTGAACTACTGGCTCAAAATCTAAATCAATATATGCATGAACATCGTAAGATTTTTTAAAATCTAAAGAAATACTACTATTTGGTGGACACCAAACATAGTATCCATACTTATTAACAAGAGTGTTAATTAGATCTTCTTTGGTTTTAACAATATTTAATTTATTAGCTTGGTGTTGTTGTTTTAACAACATACCACTATTAAAGACCTTGATTTGTTGATATACATCTCTGGCATAATCTTTTTGTAAATCTTCTAAATTTGGTATAGTTTTTAATAAATCAACTGTGACCTCATAATAATTAGGGCCAGTAGCAAGTAATGCTGACAATTGTAATTTATTAATTGGTGAAATTTTATTATCATCAGCTATGTCTAATGAGGCTTCTAAATCGTCTAATTTATTAATAATATTATATACTTTATTATATATATTTTCAGATATATATATAAATTCTGAACCACTAGGAATAATTCCTGTAATAGTATTGTTCTTAACAAGCTTTAAACCAGAAGGACATGATTTAATATTTGGAGGGTTTTGATTTTGATCTACTGGTGTTGGTTCCGGACCATCATTTGTAGCATAAAACATATCTCCATCAGAAATATAAAGATCCACACCTTTAATAAGTCTATTATCTTCGTTTTCTGGTAAATCTATATCAAAATACCTATACCAACATAAAACACCAGAACTATAATTCCATTTCCAGTAAGAGCCAACTTTTTCTGTTTTAGCAAAAATATTAAAGTGGTCTTGATTCTTAAAACCATATGGCTTAGTAAAATCTTTTACCGCTGGAATTAACTTAGAAAAATTGCCTGTCATCGCAATATCTCCGATTAAGCCACTCAATACAGGATAAATCGGATTCTTGATATAAGACTCATTTAATTTAGTTAATAAAAAATTACCACATGTTTTGCTATTGATTAATGATCTAGTATATGATTTTTCATGAGTATCTATATCTTTATGATAACTATCAATATCATTTGGTGGTATTTCAGATATTCTTTCTTTAATTTTCCAATCTATCATTAATCTTGGAATATTATTTTTAAAAGAACTTAATACATTATTATATGCAAATTGTTCGTATCCTAGACCCTTATTAGAACATGCGGGAAATTGTAATTTATTTTTCCAATCATAAAATTTAGTAATATATGATGAGTTAAGCACCGGTAACTTTGCTAAGTAATCATCTTTAGTCATTCTAACATCACAGGCACCGTCACAACACTTAGAATTGATAACAGGGCTACTAATATTCCTATTTTGATCTACTAATTGCCAATCAAATTGATAATCAATTCCATTTTTATAACAATAAATGCAATCTAAAGAAATGTCTTCTGAATTTTCGTCTTCCAAAGAATTGCCAGTAGTAGCAATACAATCACAAGGATCAAATAATGATTGTTCTGACTCTGCTCTAGAAAGTATATCAACAAAGTTAATTTTTGTTTGATCTTTTTTAACTACAATTGGTAGCCAAATACCACTATTATCCGCTTGATACTCTGGGATTAGTCCTTTTAACCAATCTATCTCTAAAGTAAAATTAGATAAATTAGAAACATCTTTAAATAAGCTTTTTTTAAAAATAGTACAATTATTACTCATAATTATTTATCTGGATTGTAAGAATACAATGTCCAGTATCCATCTAAAAATGTAAATAATCCTATATCTCCTACTGTAATATTATACTCCAAAGGATTTTTATATAGGGTTTCATATTTTTCTAATTTTGGATCATCTGATAGTCTGATATCTGGATTATTCGGCTTACTATATATTTTATAAACTTCAACAGTATTGGCAGATAAAATATTTCCAGATGTTACGAACGGTCTGTGTCCTATAGGCTCATAAAAACCGTTATTCGAGTTATATTTACAATAAAGAGCCGCTCCTCGTGGAGCCGGATACATACCCAATGAATCTTTCACAAAAACTAATCTTCTTAATTGGTCTGGTAAAGGATTATTATCATAAGTACTATCTATGAGTTCACCTCTTGATGGTCTAGTACCCACCAAATCTTCTTCTATAACAACATAAACCGGCTTATAGCTAGCTCCTACTGTCCATACTCCTCCAATTTCATCCCATCTTAAGTCTATAGGTCCAACCGGCCAAGATCCAGGCTGTTGTGCCCAACCTTTATAAAAAGTATTTTCTTTATATGGTTTGGACCAGTATCCCCCATTTGCGGTACTAATCCATTTTTGATTTTTACCTAAGATATTACCATTAGAATCTCTGACAACCTGACCATTTTGAATTAACGGCTCTCCTGAAGAATTTGGTACAGGAAAACCCTCAACATCATAACCCCACCCATGAACCATTAATGGTCCGCGCAAACCAAAAAATCTCATATTATTAGCTATAGGTGGTATTTCTGGCACAGGAATACCTTTACTCATGATGTCTTGTCTCCAAGACACTAAATTTAAATCGTAATCAGCATATGATCTATCAATATTTGATGAAAATGATGGCCTTATGCCGTCTACTTGTCTAGGTACAGTTAATCCAAAACCCACCAAATCAATAGAATGTCCTGTTAAATCCCCGCTCTGTTTATTTTGAAAATTACTAAATTCACCACCAGATAATACTACTGGATTAAGAGTAGCATAGTTAATAATAGGTATGCCGCTTGATCCCGTAGTTGGTAGTTTAGATATAATTGTTAGATCGTCTCCACTAGCGATAATGAAGGGTGGCATAGTTTCTCTTGGCGAGACACCAATATATTGTTTATCTAATTTTGTATTTATAGATTCACAAAATGGACAAATTCTGGTTATATCAGATTCTTGATTAGATATTTCTTTAACCCCATTCATATTAAGTTGTAAATTATCATTTTCTAGTTTATATGTATAGGATTTAGTGCCAAAACAAAAAGGACAACTTGGCGTTGGATATTTAGTAATATTAAATGTGGCGCTATATGGTGTGGGATAAAATGATATTGGCGAAAAAATACCATCTAAACTCATCATAGACTTAGCTGAATACCCCTCAATAAGCTCTTCTGCACAATCGTCATTAGATCTAAGATTGATATTTGTCTGAACTCTTGGATAATCTTTTGGGGTAAAAGATATATCTTGGGTGGGATTATATGGTCTTTCTAGCCATTCTGGAGAAAAATCTAATTGTCTTTGTTTAGATATTTCTGCACTGCTATGAACAGTAAAAAAATTCATTCCTATAAGAACATTGGGAAGATTGGTATACATATTCAATCCTATTATAAAATTTTAATATTTATTTTGGATGATAATTGTAATAATTTAGTGTTAATTTCTTTATTACGTTTAATAGCTTCTTGATTAATAGCTTTAAGTCTTTCTGCATTTTCTTTATTAAAAAGTCCTAATTTTCTTAGATAGGTTCTAAAATTATATGTTGTAGTAATTCCACCTTCTCCTATCTGAACTTGAATACTATTAATAATTGGACCATCAAATAAATTACCATAATATTTTATCATATCGCCTAAACTAAAATTGTCAAAACCAGGAATTTGTATCGTTCCCATTTCTAGTGTTTGTTGATAATTAACTTCATCAGCAATTTTAAGCATTACAGCTTCGTCCAGAGCTGTCATACCACCATAATTCCATGGAACTAAACTTTCATCAACAGAAACCTTAACTCCACCCACTAAATTTTCTACTTCTAACCTATGCACATTTGCATCTGTGGAATCTGGAAAAATAGTACTAGCAATTAAACCAGGATGATTAATCCATGGACCATAAACAAAATCATTAAATTCAATAGGCAAGGCACAAAACATAGGAATAGCAGCTTTGGGTAGAATTTTTTCAATTGTGCGACTGTTATCGTCATGCTCCCTGGCCTCATCTCCCCAAAATGAACCATGAACCATTTGTAAATTACGAATAGCCTCGGGGAAATTAGTACCCATTAAAGCATTTGAAATAGGATTTGGACCAAGACCTCCTAGAATCGTGGTAGCGCCAGCAGATCCTATACTTAAACCAGCTAATATCACCGGAATGCTTGCTCCATTAACTAGTCTTAATAAACTATCTTGCGCCCCCATTGCCATGACATTATAATCAACACCATGCTTATCTTGTCCAATAAAAATTGGAGATGATACAGAAACGATGGCTCTGGCATCTCCGTAATCTGGTGTTAAAAATTGTATATCCGCACTCGGATTACCTCTAACATATAGCTTATATTTACTATCATCTGGAATAGTTAATCCATGTGCGGTAGTAAAAGGAACGGCGGGCGCGATATAAGATAGCAAAGAATATTCTTCTGGAGGTAAACTATGTCTCAATGACATAAAATAATGATTAGCGTCCTGTAAATCTGGATCGCTCAACATATTTTGTAAGACAAACGCCCAGTCTGTAACACAATTAAACGATACATCACTAAATCTTCTTACTGATAAAGCTGCTAAAAACTGTTGCCTATTCCACTGTCTAGAATAATCTTTCTCTAATGAAGCATTATAGCCTAATATACAAGGAATTTTACCTGAATCGTCAGACATGGCTGAAACTCTTGTTCCTCCAACAACTAGAGCGTCATCTATAAAATTTCCTGGTTCCTCCCATGCCCCATCTGTAGATATAGAATAATTTGTAAAAACTTTGCCTGTGCCTTCTACAGCATAAATTGGATATCCATCCTCATCATAGTCTAAAATGATGGGCTGGTTATTGTTATCATAAGCAGTAGATAAATCCCTATACCATGCTAACTCTGGTATTCTAATCATAAATTGTTTACCATAATGCTCGTTAGCAACATTTTGAAAAAATTGATGAATATTTTCTAAGTCTTTATACAAAGCTTTAAAATGAGGAGCTAAATCAGAAAGATTAACTTGCATAGGTCTTCCGTTACGAATAATTGTTTTTTGAGATGCTTTAGCGTGAATCAAACTGATGCCTGTTAAAAACTCGTTTTTTAGATTAGCAAACATGGCTACAGATCCATTAGGAATAAAACCAAATCCGTATTTATCACGAAATCCTTTATATAAAATTTCTGCGATATCTGTAGTAAACAAATTGCCAAAACAGTAATCTAGCCAAGATTTAAATCCTCCAGCAGCAGCTCTAAGTTCATTTTCCAAAACTAAAAATATTGGACTACTAGATGTGGTGCCCGTAACTTGACCCGCTGCTGAATATGGATTATAGTTAGACAATGGAAGAGATGTTAATTGTTGTACATCAGCTGTTTGAAAAATAATTTGCATTTGACCCATATTTTTATCAAAATATACTTGACGTATTAATCCGTTAGATCCAACACCAAAATAAGGACATATGGTATCTTTATATAACTCTATGTTTTTTCCTATCGGACCAATACTACCCAAAAACCCCTGAGCCTCCGCTAGATTAACCGCAGGATAATAGTTACCCTGTGATATATGTCTAGAATCCGCAGCATTAACAAAATTAACCGAATTATCGAATGTCGCTGATTCGCTAGCAACAGCAGCTCCACCAATATATTTAAAAGAGTATCTTCTAGTAGATGATGTATTTGGCATTCTTAATTGATTAGGAGTAGACCCGACAGCAGGTAGTTGATCATAATTGATCATCGCCCCATTGCCATTATTAGCCCAAGGATCATATATCAAAGTATTTTGCTTGAATGCTAATCGTGTACATTTTAATTGCAATAATCTTTTTTGTTTTCCTCCAACATACATTGTTCTGGTATTAACATCAGTAAATTCTTTGCCTTTAGTATAAGAAGAAACTCCCCCATTATTAGTTAAATATTCAATTAATTTTTCAATTTGATCCTTCTTTGGTTGTTTTCTCCTAGAAACAGTACGTATTTTAATGGTACCAGAAATATTTTGCTGAATTTGTTCGGTTGTAGGATATATAAAATCAATAAAAAAGTCAAAACCAGTCCCGTCACAAATTTCAGTAATAAACTGCATCAGACTGATTACTGGCCCTTGCATCCTTAACCACTTTGGTGGTCTTGGCACCTCAGATAAATCCAGTTTTAAACGACATCTACGATAATTATCTATGGCTACAGAATTAGGACATATCCCCATGTGTGTTAAATTAATTTGTCCACCATCAAAAGCATTTAATATAAGATTTAATGGATCGATTTGATCAGACGTGCCGTTGACCCTAACTGAGCGAGATATTATAGCCCCATAAGGAGAAAAAGGACCTTTATTATCTACATGATTTTCATTATTTGGACTCAATAGTGTAATTAAAGCATCATAAATATATTGAGCCCTAATACCCTCATCAGTCACTCCAGCATTACCATATATTTTATCTTTGTATCCTAAATATTCTAGATATCCAAATATATTAAAAACATTGGGAATGTTACCTTGTTCTATGGAAGCTCTATGATCAAAAAAATAAAACGTGGGAGGAGTGGTTGTATTATCTATGTTATATGGCATCGGCATTGCTATGTTTTTATCAATAGGATTTGTAGGAATATTAGTGTTAGGTACAATGCCACAAACTGTACCAGCATATTTACTAACTATTAATTGACAACCATTTAAGAGACTAGCAAAACTTTTGATCTCAACTTCAAAAGAACGAGAACCTCCTTGAGAACCATTTTGTTTCCAAGAAGAAACCAACCCGCCAAAACTAAAATTATTAAATTTAAATCTTACTGGAGTACCTAAAATATCTAAGCCACTAGGATGAAATGCTCCAGAAAGTCCTATAAACATAGGATCTGGATCTCTCCAGTATACTCTATTGCCATTAATATCATAACATAATTTGCCATAATCTTTAAATTCTGGTGATAACTCTATATTTTCTTGATCTCTAGCATCTTCGAGACCCTTCATTTGAAAAGCAATATTCTTATGAAGAGCTTTTGTTGGATCTAATGTTTCATACGAGTCATCTGCTTTTTTCTTAAATGCCGTTCCACCCTCTATATTATCATCTTGTTGTACTAATGTATTTAATTTAACATCAACTGGACTATACTCATTAGATTGTGGATGAAAACATTTATCTTCTACTAGATTTACATTAAGAGTACTTTGTTCTGCTCCCCAGCCTAAATTACAATTAAAACTAGTAACACTACAACCTAAAAACAATACTTGGTTGTATGGTCCTACTATTTTTTCCGGTAAATTACAGTATGCCATTTACACTCCTCATTATCCCACATTGGGATTTGTTCCAGGAATATCATCACATTTTGTCCATGACCAACCTTTAGTTTTAACAAATCTACCTTCTGATACGCTCCAATTTTCAGTATTATTTTTCACAAAAGATTTGCATTGACCACCAGCACCAAATAAATAGGCTGGATTAAATGTTTCTACTATACCTGTAATAGCAGTATAAGCAGTTTTTGGAAACCTTAATCCATTTAAACCTGTTGGGCGCAACATAACAACTTCAAAGTTTACATCTCTGCTTGCTGTAGTATATGTACCCAAATCCTGTAATATAGGACCAAGTCTTCTACCTAGTACAAAAATTTCTGCTACTTGTTGTGTTGGAAAATTATCATTAACTGTTAAAACTTCGCTAATCGAACCACTTACTAAATTTAATGGTCTGTTATTAAATGTCCAACTATATGTTACAGATCCCTCTGTGGGATTATATCCTTCTGTTATAGATAATGGTAAAGGATTAAGCATAGCTTCGTCTCTACCAAAAAAACGTCTAAAAATACCTGAAGTATTATTTTGTTTTTCTATAAAAGACTGGGCCCTATTGTAAATTAAGGATTTCACTCCAGAATACCCACTAACAGCTTTATCAAATTTACTAGTATTAGTTACTCTTACAGGACCGGCTACAGTTGGATATATACTGCCGCTAATACCAGATCCAATAGTATTGTTTTGATAAATTGCTCCAGTATTAAACGGTTCTAATCCTTTAATTGTACCATTGATCACCACGCTGCGAAGATAACTATTATCCAATGAACTTTCAACAGTATAAGATTCTACATAATTTCCGCTTAATGCGCCAGATGGTACAGCAATCCAATTATCTGTTAATCTATAAGACCCATCAACATCACTAACACTAATCGATCTAGTAAAGTTATATAATTGTAATCCATTAATTATTCCACTTAAAGTTAAACCACTAGAAGCTTGATATAGAACCCATTTTTTAGCATTGTCTACTGCGCTCAGGCCACCATTACCACCCGTCGGAATATATTTACCGACAGCCCCTAACGTTCTGCTTACTCTATATGTTGGAAAACCAGTCCCATCAGGAATCGATAGAGCTTGTCTTAGTACAGAACCCCCTACTGGATTATTCACAAAAGATGTATCGTCTAATATTTCTATATTCCACTCATCTTGAGTACTAGTTACAGCAAAAATACCACTACCATTGCCGCTACTTTCTATCTGTAGCTCAATGCTATAATTAATAGTATTCACCCAATAATTATCAGTTTTTTCTGCTGAATATCTATTAACTTTTGGATATCCAGAAAAGTATGGAGGTAAATTAGAGCCACCGGTACCGGTGCAACCAATTTGAAGCATTTGTCCATCAGATTTAAAAGCTTCTCTGAGTCCATTTTCTTTAGATGTTAAAGATTCAAAACCCCTGCTACCACTAGCTGAATATATAACACCTTCTAATGTAACAACAGTTTTTGAGCCAATAATCCTACCACCACCATCTCTGTCTTGATCAACAGAAATAGATATTTGAGGAACAGGATACCCACTATCTGCTATAAAATTAAATAATCCATATTTAATATATGACATATATTATTTTTTCCTATTAAAATAATTCCTTATTACTATTATGTGGCCGTAAAGGCTTCTGATGTTGACCAATGAAGCTGATTCAGATTAACTGTTGCAGACCACAACATTACGTATCCAGCCACACCAGATGCTCTAAGATCCATTGCATTAAATCCACCATATGTATTTAATTCTATAGACACATTATTTGCCGGCGTTGTATTAGTTACATTCTTAATAATGGTTCCACTACCAACTTGAGTAATAGTATTATCTATATTAGCTATAGTGCCTTGTAAAATATATCCTCCAGCGCCCTTATTATTTCCTAAGTTATCTGCCCAAAGAACATTTACATATGCTGTATATGTCCAAACGCCGTGTTTAGCAGCGGGGAATTTGATAGTGTTACTAGAACTACGAGCTGTTGCATTGGTGGTTTGCCAATCCATGGTTAAATATGGTGTTTGATTAGTATCAGAAGATCTAGTTCTTAAGAAGAATTGACTAAATTGTGATGATCCTCGTTTAAGAGGACTACCCAAATTAAAAGATCCGCCAGCAGATACTATTCCATTGTAGGAATTTGGATTACCATCATCTGATCCCCCTAAAGATGTTCCATATCCTAATGATAATCCTTTAATGCCATTACCATTAGTATCTTGCCATACTTGTAATCCAGAACCAACTGTCCAATTTGTTCCATTATGAACTAAAGTTCTACCATACTCTGATACTTCATAAGAAGACCCATTAGGTTTGAGCGGATTAATATCTATAGTGACCACATTAGTGACATTATTGGTTGTGGCTCTCATAGGATACGAGCCACTAAAACCAACAGATATATCTAAACCACCAGTAATAATATCTCCATTAGACGTTGTTCTTAAATACAGGCCGGTGGCGGGGTTTGTTAAAAGTTTTAATCCATTAGTGGCTATTTTACCATTAACATATAAGGAAGCATCACTACCGAGGATTGTACCAGTAGTAGTGTTGATACCAACTTGTCCGCTGTTTGGTAAAATGTGGAATCCTTGTCTACTAGCGGTTCCAGCATCACCAGATCTATAAACTGAAAATACATTTGATAAACCCCTATTATTAAATGATGTATTAATAGTAGAATCTGAACTTAGAACAATGTTATATGTGGTATCAATAGGATTAGTAGAAATAGTTGTAGAAACTAATCCCGATGTTGGACCCAACACTAGTGTTGATTGTGAGTCTACCCATCTAAACTTGGTACTACCACTAGCCCAAGAATTAGAACTACTAAATAATACATTATGAGGATAAACAGTTTGACTTAATAAATTACCTCCAGTTGTAGCATATAAAAATGTACCAGTTAAGCTTCTAGGAACATTTAGTGCTGTGTTAACAGATAATCCAGTAAGCGAACCAGAATCTGCTGTAAATTGATAAAAATTAGTAATGTTTTGTCCGGGAATTACCTCTAAAAGTTTAGGAGCAAACGCTGCACCAGATCCCCAAATCGTAAAATTAACTGGTAAAATATTACTACCTTTATCAGCATTTATTATGATACCGGAATTTCTTAATATATAGATATTATCATAAAAATTAATACCGGTGCTGGCACTAACATATCTAATACTATCAATACCACTAGCTACTTTATCACTCACTCTAAATAATAAACCTTGGTTTGTACCAGATAAATTAACTGGCAATACCCAAGAAGCTATACCACTAGAATTAGCTGTTAATACAGAACCGCTAGTGGTAGATAAGCCCATTCTAAAAGCTTCGGCTGTAACCGTGCCACTAACATCTAAACTTGATCTTGGAACTGTATTATTAATACCTAGTCTAGAATTAATTAAATCATGATACTCTACTATATTACCATTATATCCACGAATAACTATTTTTTCTTGTACAGTACCGCTATTAATAACTATTTGCTCATTATCTAATATTAATTTATTCGCATTGGATGTACCAATATGTACGGCTCCATCATTAACACCACTAATATTATGACCAATAACTATACTATTATTTCCTGAAGATACGTTTTTATTACCGATAATGATACTATCGCTGTATCTTACGGTGTTCGTACTTCCAACAACTATATTATTAGAGCCATAAAATTTGGACTCTTCATAATTCTTTAAGGCTATAACGATACCACTACCAGTAATCGTTGGGTTATTATTATCATCAAAAGAATTATTAATAGCATAGTATCTATTAGATAATCCAGCAGTATTAATAACACCACCAAGATTTAGTGTCGTAGTAGTATTAAATACGTCTTCTACTACAGAATTTAATTGAAATTTATATAAATTATCTGTCCCAGCTGGATTTTTAACCTGTACTAATACTTCGTCATTTGCTTTATAAAACGCCCCAACTAATCCATTAATATTTAACTGAGATGGTGTGATAGTAGAAAAAGTGAACATATGCTTGGCTAATCCCAAGGTATTATTTTTACCATAGATTAAACCAGAAACACCATTCATATTATTACCATAACCGACTGCTATACCACTGCAAACAACTGTATTGTTACCAATAGACACAGAGCCACTACCATAAATATCCATAGGACTATTCGTATTGTTCATCCCAATGATATCTTTGCCTAGGGCAAGAATATTTTTACCTAGAATAATAAGATTTTCACCTTCAACATAATTAGAATTACCAAGTATATAAACTCTGTTGGTATTTCTGGTATTATTGAATGATCCAAGAACGCTAACATTCAACCCGGATACTATATTTTTATTACCAACAAACACGTTAGAATTACTAAGGGTTGATAAATTATTGGTGCCAATAGATATTGAGTTAGTATTATTGGCATTAATAGCTCTGGCGTTACCACTAACCTCACCCTGAGAGTTAATATAAACTCCAGTTTGATTGTTTAGTGCTCCTAAAAATATATTATTGTAATTATTCGCTATCAAGGCATTTCCACTACCAATTAAAATATTATTTTTTAATGTTCCACTGGTATTATTAGTATTGCCTATAATAACTGAATTATATATATCTTTAGTAAGATTATATTGACCTAATAGAATAACATTAGATAAAGAGCCATTATCTAAATCATTATTGGCACCCAACACTACACTGTTTACTAATCCGGACTCGGTAGTATTGTTAAAACCAACATAAAGAACATTCTCTGTGTTTAAAAGATCAAAATCATTACCAATAAAAATACCGTTATTAATTCCGGATGCAATTTGATTAGAACCTATAGCAATTAAATTATGTCCGCTCAAAAATACATCATTACCAAAAACCACATTTCTATTACCAGAACTGACTACGGAAGAACCTATAGCATTTGTTGAACTACCAACGATTGCATTGTCATTACCTATAGCGATATTATTATTACCAGAAACAAAAGAATTTGTACCTAAAATAACACCAGATAATCCTGATACCATAGCATTTTGCACCAGTCCGACCCCGTAGCTTCCTCGCACTATACTATTATTAGCAACAAATAAGCTATTGGATCCTGTTGCATATATAGCGGATCCGCAGAAAACAGAGTTATTACCAGAAACAGTATTATCTAGTCCAAGAACAAACAACCCACTACCATTTAATACAGAATCATTAGATATGGCAAATATCTGAGGTCCACGTAAGATATTATCATTACCAATATTTAATGAATTAGTCATTAATGATCCAGAGTTATTTGATCCTATAGTGAGATAATAATTTCCAGATCCGATATTCTTATGACCCAATACTTCATAAGAAAAACCAGACACACTATTATTAGCCCCTAAAACTAAATTGGTCAAACCTGCTACAAAAACTTCTTTAGCTACTCCTGTATGATCAACTAAAAATAAAATTTCTCCACTAGTTGCGGATGTAACAGGACTTAAAATTCTGGATTTGATTTGACCATAAGCAATTTCATTATAGTTGGTATCACGACCAGCTAATGTAATCATAGCTGGATAACTACCAGTTTGTGGTGGGGTCTGTGGATTATGAACTAATAATAAAGTTACTCCAGTAGGACAATTTGTGATACTTTCTACTATTAATCCATCTTTAGCGCACGGAGCAATAACGTGAAGCACAGCATCGGGGAGTCCTGTGCCTATGCCTAATCTACCAGTAGAAGCATCATAATACAAAGAAGCATAATTACCTGTGCCTCTAACTTCAAAGTCTATATTTAGTTTATTTTGATTAAAAACAGTATTGGTGCCACCAGATGCTGATATAATATTATTATATGGAACACCAGTACCAATATACAATGTTTCTGTGGTAATATTTTGGCTCATAGTTTATACAACCCTTTTAAAAAAATTAACCTACTTGTAATGCTCCTTCTGTAGCCGCAGATAGTCTACCGAATGCTGAACTAATTTGCTTGGTTAGCATTTCTCCCATTGGTCCTTGTAGTGCTTGAGTCAATGCTTCTGCTCCTGTAATATTTACTTGTATTGGTGCTACTTGTAAACTAATAACTGGTGGTAAGTTGATCGCATTTACTGCGGCAATAAATTGATCAAATTTTACTACAAACTGGCCTAATCCATCTAGACCAGCAAGCTGTCCAGCGCCACCATTAGTAGATACACTATTTGGCTGTGTTGATGCTAATTGTCTTTGATAATCTTGTAACGCCTTAATGCTTTGTTTGATAGACTCATTTAATAAAACAAAAGAATTAAACATTGGAGTTAAAATTTGACCCAATAATCCACCACCAGCCATATAATTTACTTGACCACCCCTGGCCATAAATGATGTACCGCCATTATTAATAGCTTGAAGTAATGGTAAATTTTTAGCAGTTGCGTTTCTATTTATTACAAATTCCCCGGGCGTTAGCATTGCTGGAACAGTGTCAGTGCCTTTTGGCTGATAAGGTATTAGCATTCCATTAGCGGCATATACCACACCACCTTTATTAAACCTATTAATATATCCAGTATTTTGTAGATCCATTCTTGTAGATTCAGAAGAGTCAAGAGTTTTAGCGGCCGTAGACTGTAATCTACCAAGATCTTTATTAGTACTATTATAATTTTCTTGAATATTCTGCTCTATTGCTGAATTACTATTATCTATTGAGGATGTTTTTCTATTAATAGAATTAGTTTGACTATATATTGAACGCAGTGTTTGATCTTGTCTATTGGACACGTTAGCAACAGATTGCTGATTTCTTAATAATGATGACTCTACTGTGCCACCAGCATCATAATATCCAATATGGCCTCCTCTTTGTTTATTAATAGCCTTTAATAATGGAAGATGTGCTTGGGTGGCTTTTGCATTAACCACAAACTCTCCTGGTGTTAACATAGCAGGAACAGTATCCGTGCCTTGTGGCTGAAAATTAATTAGCTGACCCTTAGCAGCATAAATTATGCCTCCGCGAGATTTTTTCATTGCTAACATACCACCAGCTTGATTTGGATATAGGAAAGAAGCTGTTTGACCCATATTTAAAGCGGATAATTTTTGAGTATTTTCTTCTGCGCTCAACGATGGGTCAATATATCCTGCCTTAGATAGTTTCTTAAATAAATTACTTTGAATAGCTCTTTGTTGTCCTGGTGAACCACTCATACCTTTTTGTGCTAAAGCGTTAAATCTACCCATTTGTTTAACAGCTTTACCGAACTCTTTTTCTCTAGCTCTTTCAAGTTTTTGTCTACGTGATTCATTTTTAATGGCTAAAGACTGACGTTCTCCACCATATTGTTCTGTTGCAGTAGCTCTTTGTTTGACAATTTCTTCTTCGCTCATTTTTAATAGTTTAAGATCATTATCACTATATTTAGCAACGCCTCCTTGGGTTTGACTAGCCATAATATCATATACAGCAGATTTTTGAGCATCTGTCATTGGCCGTAGAATTGTTTTTGCTAAATCTGGACTCATACCGTATGAGGTCATTAATTCTATATCTTTGGCGGTATCTCCGCTTAAATAGAATTTATCTTGAATCTTCTTGAGAACTTTATCTCTCCAATTGGCTAATTTTTCAGGATCTTGAGGAACGGACAAACCCGTAGCCTTAGAAAGTGTTTCTCTAAGCTTAAGTTCTTTATTAATAGCTTGAGTTTGTTGTAATTTCTTTTGCTTAACTTGTTCAATTGCGGCCTTTTTAGCGGCTCTATCTTGCATCTTATTATATTGTGCCCATTCGTCTTGTAGTTCTTTATTGCTGCTTTTGGCAAATATGGCGCGATTAGAATCAACTATTCTTTGATTAATACCATATATCTCATCTTGAAGCCTCTTTTGTTCAGGTGTCATAGGATCAGAAAGCGGAGTCTTTGCTAGTTCTGCTAGCTTTGCTGCTCTCTCTGCCCCTAATTTATTCATGTCTGTGATTAATGCTGGGGAAGCAGGATTGGTTAAAAATCTGCTAGCGTCCCTACCAGCTAATGCTCTAGTGTCTGCTTCTTGTTTTTGTTGTACTCCTTGATTATATGCATTAACAGCATTATTCCATAAAGCTATTGTTCCATTACCAATTGCTGTCATAGTTTGTTGAGTTTGCTGTTGTTGTGTTTCTATTTCTTTAGCTTTTCTTTCAGCTTCTTCTCTTTGTTTTTGCGCTTCTGCATCTCTTCTGGCTGTTTCTGCTGCATTTTGTTGTTTTTGATTATCTTGTGCTGTTCTATAGTTTTGTTGGTATGCATAATTTAAATCAGCATTACTAGCGCTCATTCTACGAGTGGTTGTATTACTAAACCAACCCTTTTGAACATTTACAGCATTTCTATCAGCTTCTAGATTAGCTAAACGCGCATTGTATTCAGCCTCACCCAGAGTCGCTCTTTCCATCTCTAGTTCTGTCCTTCTTCTTACCCATTGTTCACCCTGAACACCAAGTGCTCTAGTTTGTCCATCTGTCATTTTCATTTCATACTTAGAATTCATCTCTGCTTGTTTTGCTTCTACGGCCTTCTGAGAATTTACCGCTGCTTTTTGCGCAGTTTCGGTGTCGTTAACAGTTTGCACTAGTCTACCTATGGCAGCAGGAATACCTCTGCCTGGAATCCATGTTCCCGGTCTATATATACTAGCATCTGTTCCAAAAATATTACCTAGAATATTGCTGCTAACACCTCCAACAACACCATAATCATTTCTGGCTTGTTGTTGAGCATCACCTTCTTCTCGTTTTTTATTTACATAAGCTTTATTATCATAAATGGCACTACCAATCTCATACGCTGATTGAATACCAAGCTCTGCTAAAATTCTAGCAGAAGCGGCAGCGCCCATACCTATTTGAGTGCCTTGTTGTAGTGTACTACCAGCATCTATGCTAGCACCCACCAAACTTCTAGCACCCTCTGAAACACCGGCTTGTCCGAGAGCAAAATCAACAGCCATACCAGCACCAGCTGTGGCTAAACCACCACCTAAATTCGAAGAACTTGCAACACGACCCAATCCTGTTGTTCCTGTAACCCCAGCATAACCAATACCTCTAACAACTCTTACTCCTGTTCTCCACAAGCCACTCATTATGCCTTCGGCAGCATCGGCATCGGCATATGGTCTATTAGCAAATCTACCCATGTCTCCTAAATATTCACCAACAGCAGAAGCACCATTTCTAATAGCCCCCATTCCATAATTAAAACCCTCTCGTACTCTTTGTCCTAAACTTGGTCTGCTTGATTTAGGTGTTGATGGAGTTGGTTTTTGATTTACAAAATCATTATCTAAACTATACTGTCTAGCGCTACGATTATGATCGTCTATAATTGCATCTGCTTGTGCTTGAGATACTCTACCACGATTCGGATCTGCTAAATAGGGATCTATTTGATTACCAAGACTATTGAGATTTAAACCAGCAGCAGCACCTTCTCTAAGAGTAATTCTATGAGAGGGACCGAACATCTGACGAGCTAATCTATATCTATCCATTGGTGATCCTGTATATCCAACAGGATTATCACTACCAGCAGATAAATACTGTATAACACCACCCTTAGATTTATTAATAGCATTTAATAATGGTAAATGACTACTAGCAGCTTTAGCATTAACAACAAACTCTCCTGGTGTTAGCATTGCTGGTACTGTGTCTGTACCTTTTGGTATAAATTTACCATTACTAGCATAAACAACACCGCCCTCAGACTTATTCATGACTTGAGATGGTCTACTAATACCTAGCCCAACATCATTTAATTGTTGTTCATTAAAGCTAATTCTAGCAGTTTCAATAGCTTTAGTTACTGCGATTCCAGCAGCATTAATAAGCTTAGTAGCATCATCAACAACCATTGTTCTAGCTGCGTCGGCAGCATCTTGTTGAGCCTTTTGTAAATCTTGATAAAGAGTTCTAAGTTTTTTAATTTCTGGATCTTCACCCGGTTCTTTTCTTAAATTCGCGACAATAGAATTTAATAGTGGGTTATTTTGTAAATTCATTCCTTGAGACTTAGCCATGTTTTCAAGGAAATCCGCTCTCATTTGATTGGCTTGAGGCTTTTCTATACCAGCCACACTAATTAATTCACTAAACATACTAAAGGCTGCTCTATTTTCACCGGCAAAAGCATTTTGAGCAGCGCTCATAGCATCCACAGCATTGCCACCATCGTTTATAACTTTAGCATAAGCCTGTTGTGCAGATATGGACTGTTGAATGGTTCTAACTTGGCCATTTAATGTATTATTAACTAAAGTATATGTATTATTTAAATCCAATAATTCTTGTGGGGTACTTGTGACTAATTTTTCTCCAAAAGATGCTCCGGCCTGTTGTTTGGTTTCAAAATCACTAACTTTCTTTTGTAATTCATTAAAAGTATCATCTATAAATCCTTGAATATCTTTTGGTAAATCTTTAATAGCTCTTTTAGTATTTTCAATATCGTTGTTTAATGAGCTAATAGTTCTATTAAAATTAGCTACACCTTGTATTGTTTTAGGATCTGTAATAGCGTTATTTTGTTGAAAATTATTTTTAGCATTATTAGTTGCATTAATATTGGTAGACAGTTGTGTTAATCTGTTTTGTAGGCTTGGTAAATTAAATTGATTAGCTTTGACACCAGCTCTTGCGGCTCCTTCTTCTAATCTTGCTCCAAATCTATCTCTTAATGAGACTTTGCCACCTAAAACCTCTGTAAGTCTAAAGTCATTAGATGCTTTAGTAGCAATAGCATCGCCTCTCATGCCATTAACTTCATTAAGCATAGCATTAGCTTTATCTATTTGATCACTATATTGATTTATAGAATCTGTAGCTAACTTAGCAGCATCGGCTAATGCTTTGTACGCTTTTTTCTCAGATTCTAATAAGTTAGTTAAACCTGTAGTCTCGGCCATTAACTTATCAAGATCTATTTCTTTAGATTCTTTATCCACTAATTGGTTTTGTAATGCTAATTTAAGTTGTTCGCTAATTTGTCTACTTAAATTATTATCTCCAAAAGCATCTCTAAGTTGTTTATCTACTGTTCTTTGAATTTCTTCCGCAACCATTTCTTTTGGTTTGCCAGATTGTTGAGCCTCAACACCCATACGAGTCATAGTATTCTTAATATTATTACCAACATCTGTTAATTTGCTAACAAAAGCAAAGTCTTGTCCAAAAACATTACCAGCTTGTTTAACAGCAGCGCTTCTCTCTGCGCTAGAATAAGCATTTGGGTTTTCTAGTACATTTTGCTGCGAGAATCTGGTTTTGGTAGAAATTCTTCCACTAGCAATAGCATCTAAGTCTTCACCGGACATTTCTAACTGGGCGCTAGCTTTACTAATCGCAGACTCCATATTAGAGAATGTACGATCAATACTAACGCTAGCTAAATTTAATGCTTTTGCCACTTTTTGAGCGGCCTTGGCTCTCTGTATATCAGCGTCCGCAGCTTTAAGACCAGCCGTAGCAGAAGCAAAAGCAGCATCAGCATTAGCTTTTATATTTTGATCTAATTGAGCAACTATTTCTTTGCTGGTGGAGTCTGTTTTTCCGGCAAATTTAGCTCTTGTTTCTCGTAAAGAAGCGTCTTTTGTAGCAAACTCTCCACCAACACCTTGAGCAATTTGTTCTTTTATTAGTGCCGCATTACCAGTTGACGCTAAAGCAGCATCAAATCCCATACCACTATTAACTTTGGTTGTTAATAGTTGCATAGCAGCATCCGAAGCGGCTCTATTTGCAGCAGTATTTTGTTGGCCAATCTCTTCATTACTTTGTTGTCCTGGTTTATAGTAACCAAACGATAGATAAGATCCCACAGTTTGTAGAGTTGTGGGCTTTCTCAACTCTCGATTATTAGACATAATCTTATCTTCTTCCGTGGCCATCCTTTGTATACTGTTCACTACGGCTGATGTTGCGGCTATATTATTGGGGTTTTTTTCTAAGTTTTGTAAAGATGTATCAGCTGTTTTGCTTTCTGTCTCGATTTTCTTTTCACTGATTTCTTTTTCTCTCTGAATAATACCTTGATTATATCCATCAATAGCCATAACAGTACCGGCGATAGCTCCAGCCAAAGCTCCATAAGGACCAAATTGAGAACCTATACCAACAGCGGTACCGAAACCCGTGGCTGCACCAGCAATACCAGCGCCGGTTTTACCACCAATAGAACCACCCAATTGATCTGCTAACATAGGTAAAGCAAATGTGGCTGCCATACCAGCGTTTGCAATTGCCATTCTTCTATTTTGTTTAGCTTGTCTTTCTTCCGGAGTAAGATTGCCACCTCTGAATCTGCCTAAAAATCCACCGATAGAAGTGGCAGCTGATGATGCTGTAGATTTTAATTTATCAAAAAACCCAGCTGTCTTGCTAGAATTTTGAGCCACTTGTTGTGAAGCTTGTGCGGCTTTTTGCATGCTTTGAACAATAAATCTAGCCCCAGCCTGAGCTTCTGGACCAGATGGATTCAATGTTCTACCTAATCCGGTTGCCACTCCTTGTCTGATAATGCCTCTATCAGCTAAATACTGAGCACCTTCTCCTCTTGCTTGAATATCAGCACTTTGTTTAGCATCACTTGCTGACATACCTGATCTACGATTTTGCTTATATAAAGCATCTCTTCTACTACTTACCATATCGCCAAAAGTTTTCATAAAACCATCAAAATCTTGAAACGCTCTTTGTACTGCTCCTTCTATATTAGCAGTATAGTCTCCTGGTGCTGATCCACCTCTAGCAAATCTATAAACCCCTCCAACTGGACCACCTCTATTAAATCCTTGTACTTTATCAGCATGATTTAATTTATGAAGTGTGGCGGATCCTATTCTAGCGGCAGCCTTCTTGTTAATAACAAACTCGCCTGGAGTTAATAGCGCTGGAACAGTATCTTCAGGGGATCCTCCTTGAGCAAACTCCTGTATCAATCCACCTAATGCTTTTTTAACTGGAAATTTTTTATAATTTTTTAAATATCTATCGATTTGGCCAATCATATCATTAAGACTTTTACCGTTGCCACCAAGAGTTCTAGTAACATCAGTAGGTATATTTGATTTAGGCAAACCAAATAATTTTGCCGCTGATCCTAATCCTTCTCGAAAGTCAATAGATTTACTTTCTTCGGTTTTTTGTACATAAGGGGCACCGATAACACCTATCACAGATTCTAGTGCGGAACCTACTACATTAGAAAATCCAGAATTATTAATTGATTGATCTAATAAATTTAAGTTAGGTTGAGCATTAATAGTACTAGATAAACTACTTGCAATCTTAGCGATTGTGTTACGAAAATCTTGAAATAATTTTCTTTCTATTTTTTTACCTTGTCGATTATTTAATGAACCACTATATAATTTAACTGTTTGCTGGGTTTCTGGTGTAATCTCAGTTATTGCACTTGGAAACCCGCCGCCTTGTCTTAGGCCAGCAATGGCAAACTCTAAATAGTTATTAGATTTAATTTGCTCGTCAATTTTATTTTGTTTCTGAGACTCTTGTTCTTTGGTTTTGGCTATATTTTCTTTAGCCTTAGATACAAAATATTGAATTTTATCTAGTATTGTCGGACTAGCGGACTTAATACTATTTGATTTAACTATATTTTGAATATCTTTAGGATATGATACTGAATATGCTCTTCTATCTATATCATTGAGAGCATTGAATGCTAATTGACCAACTCTGCTAGGGCCACCCAAACTCTCTACATTAGATAATAGTTGTTCTTGAAGTTTTGTTAAAATTTTAGGTTGTTTATTCTTAGGTTGTATTTTTTTGACAAATGTACCAGCCATAAATTTTTGAACCATACCACCATCTGCAAATTTTTTAGCAGCGAAACTGGAGACTAATTTATCAATATTACCAGCGCTATAATCAAAATCATCAAATTGTTCTAATGCTTTATTAACTTCTTGTCTTAGTCTAGTGTTATGGAATGGTTTAGATAAACTACTTCCGCTACGAGCTGTTTTATAATCAGTTAAAATTGGATCTTTCAATACAGATAATAAATAATTATCAATAGATGATCCAGTTCTAATTTTAGTCCATTGTTGTGCTCGTGCAGCAACTTCATCTGATAGTCGTGATTCTTGTTTTTTAAGCGCTTCTTCTCGTGATAATTTATTTTTTTGTTTGGATATTTTGGTTTCATCCATCCTGCCGAATTTAGACACTTCTGGTTTCCAATAGCCCTTTTTACCAAGATAATTCTGCAAATGCGGTTCAAGTTCTGGTGTTATTCTTTCTTGTGGAACAGGAATGAACTTACTACTAGTAACTAATCCTGCTCCTCCAGTGCTAAATATATCTCTAGCTAATGCCTTGCCGTATTTGATAAGATCGGGGGTGCTTAAACTATCCATTTCTTCCGAAGTAAGTTCTTTAAAACGACTACGAGCGCCTCTACGACCTTTAACGCCCCTACCCATACCAAATTTCTGAACATTGCCTCCTCTATTCATTTTAGCTAAATTTTCAGTACCAATGGTTTCTACGGCTTTTTTTCTAATAACAAATTCTCCTGGTGTAAGCATGGCGGGAACAGTATCTCCATTCCCAACACCAGGAACCAAGCCGCCAGACGCAAATCCTCTTACTGGACCACCGCTATTCTGGCGACGTAAACCTCCAGCAAAACCCCTAGAAAATTGTGTAAGAAAACTAACTCCTCTAATAGCGGCAATTGCTGTTAAAGCAGGGAGCACGCCTTTTGCTGAATCTGCTACTTTTATTAAAGCACTAGCTAAATCTAAACTTAATTTAACAAAATTTTGAAAACTATCGCTTTGACCAACGCTTCTAATTAATGCTATAAATTCTTCTCTAACTTTTGAAATTTTAACAGCCAATGCTTGTTGAGCCGTAGCCGCGTCATTAGCTAAAGAGCCTTGTCCTTTTTGAGCCACTATTAATGCTTGTTGCGCCGTTGCGAATTGTTGAATAAGTGGAATCACTTTGCCAATCTGACGGAAACCACCAAGTTCTTCTACAATTCTTGAGAATCTTAAATCTCTTGGATCTAATTGATTCAAGCCTTCTGCTAATTTACGAACAGCTTCATATGGTCCAACGAACTTGCCTTGTAAATCTGTTAATACAACACCATATTCTTTTAATGCATCAATTGTGCCTGATCTTTGAATACGCGTAAAAATAGTTCTTAAACCAGTAGCAATAGTTTCAGCGCTTTCACGAGTTGTGGCTCGCACACTAGTAAATACTGCAATAAATTGATTGAGAGCATCAGTACCTTCGCTAACGCCTCTACTAGCAGCCGCAAACACACCACCTGTGCGCTGTATGGCTGTGATAATATCACTAGCTTCTACAGCAAACTTAGCAGAAACAGCATTTACAGAACCTAAAGCCTTTTCTAAATCTTTAGCCCCAATATTAAACTGTCTCATCAATGCAATACTACCTTCTACGGTATCGTTTAAGCTATCAAACGACGGAGCCATAGCACTAAGAGCTAATGCCTGAAGAGCTTTCTCTGTATCTCTAGCGCTTAAACCAGCTTGTGCTAATGTGCTAGATACTTGTATTAATTCCTTAGACGCTACTCCAAATCTAGTAGACAAAGATGTAATTTCTTTAACTAATCCACCAAGATTAGATACAGACGTGTCTGTAACTTGAGCTACTCTAACTAATTCTTTATTAAATGCTACAAATTCTGCTGATGCGGAGCTAATCGCATTGCTTACTTTAAATATTGCTCCGGTTACCGTAGCAAAAGCAGCAAATCTTCTAACGGCCAAAGCCGATTGTCTGCCGAATTCTTCAAATTCTGTTCTAGCGACCTGTAAATTTTGAGCAGCTTGGTTTGTTCTGTTATTTAGCTGTGTAACGGCAGAGGCTGAGTTTTGAATAGTGCGCGGCAAGTTAGATAAACTAGTAGATACTTGCCGACCAGCGTTAGCAAGCCCATTTAGTGTGGTAGTAGCTTGTGTAGCTAATCTATTGGTATCGCTTAAGGTTGTATTTAATCTACTAAGAGCCTGATTAATAGCTGTAATATTTCTTGTGGCATTAGGACTAACTCTAACATTCACATCTGCCGTAATAGTGCCTAATTGACGCCTAATATCCGCAACAACAGTACGAATATTTGCGGGTCCACGAAGATTGATTTCTGCTGTTAAATTAAATCCTCTAGACATAATTTTTCCCTAAAAAAATAACACCACACTGTTGCGACAGCGTGGTGCTATGTTTGAAAAACTCAAAATTACAATATTAATTAAATCAAACGTCTTCTTTAGCCACTTCTGGTGATGGTACGCTAGAATGTTCTGTTTCTGTAGTTGTTGTAATGGTGTTTTCATTTGCTAGAACTATGGGGTTTCCGTCATCATCTAAAAATGGTTGTGCATCAACAACATAATCACCTTCTGCGTCTACTCTATTGCCGAATTTATCAACAAATTCACCCTTATCATTAATAAACCGACCATTTTCGTCTATCAATCGTCCTTCAACATCCACCAAACGACCTTGTTTATCAATCAACCGCAACTTATCATCAACAAACCTATATTTTTGTAAAAACTTGTTTTCTGGTAAGTTTTTTTCAAAATTATTATCTAAACCATATATCATGTTAGCCAATTTTTGAGCACCAAGTAGCGCTGCTGGATCATCAGGTCTGCTCAAATAATCTTCCAAACTTTTAAAATAACGTTCATTAGTATCTTTATACACCACGCAAGATGATACTAAGTAGTTAAATCTAGCATTATCTGCCTGTCCTTCTGCACTATGGTTATCTAATGATGTTCTAACACTAATAAGTTCTCTTATTTCTTCTCTGGTCTTTTTCATTTCTAGAGCTAAATTTTTAGCCTCTTTAATATTAAAGCCACCTTTAGCTAATCTTTTTTCGCCATCAAGAATTTGTTGTTGTAGCTCTGTAAACTTAGCCTGTTTCTCTTTATTCCACAAACCTTGTTCTTCTAATAAATCGTCTAATTTTGCTCTTACTACAGCCTTGGATTTGATAGCATCTGTAAAAGCTTGATTATACGTTTTTTGTGCTTCTCTTTGATCTTCTAAAGAAGGTGATCGAACAACTAGTGCAATATCTTTATCGTCTTTTGTAACAGTAAAGTTTTCAGTTTTCATTTGTCATTATCCTTTTTAACGGGGAAGTTGTATTGGTAAGTGCTTTTAAAGATGCCGCCATATTTATGAAAATCATCCTTAAGTTGTCGTATTTGTTTATTTCCGTAATTTAAAATATCGTTACGCAAATAGTCCCAGATATCTGCAAACTTTTCTTCTTCTGGGGTTAGTGGGATATTTGGGTCTTTATCTTGTCCCCACAAAAACCCTAAACTATCCTCTATGCGAGCTAAGGCACCTATCATGGTTGTTTGAATTCTTTTTTCCATATAAAAACGTAAACGATCTGGATCATACATAATTATTTTCCTTTAATTTGTTCTCTAATGTCTTCTCTTACATCCGGTAACTGAGCTTCTTTTATTGGTCCTTGTTGAGACTTAACAAAGTCTATCTTCTGTTGCATTCGTCTCAATGAATGTTCGCTATTAAATTCCTTAATAGTTTCCGCTTGTTCTTTATTAGGGGCCATCAAAAATATTTCAGACGAGTTACGAACTTTGTCTGACAACATAGTATCTACACCCTTTTCTTGTTTTTGTTTTAAATTTTCTCTTCTTTGATGAATCATCCAGCCATCAAGAGCATCATCATCAGCTATAATATCTTCAACAGGAGCCTCGGGATGTTCGTATATTTTATCATACATAGTTGAAATATTAAATATTGTTTTTTGTTCATCGGACCATTGATTGACTGGTTCGTTTAAAATATTAAATTTATTATTAGCCCACAGATTTTTCCAATATTCATGCCTAGCTATTTGTTTATAGGTTTCTATCGGTATAATATTATTAGATATTTCTGACATAATACTATTAAATGTATTATATTCTATATTTTTATAATTAAATACTAATTTAAAATCTTTAACATAGTATAAACAATGTGTAATTAAAAATTCATTTTTAATTTTTTCACAATAATGCTCTAAAGATAAATAATCTAAATAATGAAGATCTTGATATAGTTTATTAACTTGTTTTTTAGTTTGTTCTATTCTTAGTTTATTTTTTTTTCTTTTAGTTAAATCAAAATATTGTTGAAATAATTCTAATTTATTATTTTCCAAAATTTTTTCTATTCTCTCTATATTTTTCTTATAGTTTAAATCTAACAATCCAATTTCTATAGCTAGGTTAGGTATATCTTCTAATAACCAAAAATTATCATATAAATTAGAAGCATATGCTTCTTGATAGATTAAATCAGATTGTAGTCTTAATTCTAAAGATGGTTTATGTAATTCATAAAGAATATTATTATATTGAAAAACAGTTTTTCCAGACAATATTCTATGAACTAAATATTCAATATTTCTTTGGTCTAACACTCTTATTCTTGATCATTAACAGCTTGAACCTGTTTAGCAACATCTAGTTGTTTTTTAAGATTTTCTATAATACCTTGTGCGCGAACAAGGTCATAGTATAATTTACCAATAAGAGTAAATAGTTCTTCCATATATAATTCCTTTTAAATTAATAGTTAATTAAACAATAGCACTATATATAAATAATAAGAGACATCGCCTTGTCAAGCGACGCCTCTTATTATAATTGAGTTATTATCTAGCTAACTATAATCAGTCTAAAACTTCGGTCTGAGATAATGTATCACTAGCTGCTCCGGTTGGGGCAGTATATGTGAAAGCATTGTATGTCTGGTAGCTGTATGTAATAGCAGCATTGCCACCACCAGTATCACCACCAGTATAATTTACACTAGTAAGCTTGCACTTATTACCAAGATCAATAACCATACCGTCGCAAAGGGCGATTCTGATCGCTTTATTGGCAAGAGCCTTGGGATTAGAGCAAGAAGCAGAAGCAGAACCAGAAACACCGACCATATCACCAGTGTTTGCTACTGTTTCGATTTCACATGTAACTTCTACTGGGAAACTTACATAACGAACAACTGGTGTTCTGCGACCGAGTTCACGAATCTGCTCGCGTCCAAGATTCATACTAACTGTAATGTTGCTAATGGTAATTCCAGCAGGCATGCCTCCAGAGACAGCGAGACTCTCAAGACTACCACTAACACCTGTTGGAAATAGACATGCTGCTCTATTTACCAAGCCACGACGAATAATACCAACCCCACCAGGAGAGGTATGTTCTGGTGCTCCAGATAGTGAAGCTAGTGTTGTAGCCCATGTTTTATCATTACTTACAAGAGTAACCTCTTCTGTAGCACTACCTTCTGTTGGGAAAGTATATGTAACAGATGATAGGTATGCTGGCTCGCACTCTACTTGAGCGAGGGGGACACCTGTTGCAGCAGTGTTTGTGTCTGGGTAAAGTAGTAGTCTGGCTCCACAACGATTATTCCCTAAACTGACTAAATTACCAGTACCCATAGCCATACTATAAATAGTAGCACTACTATCAAGAACTTTATTAAGTGTAATTTCAACCTCTGGAATTTCTTCAAAATTATCATATAAATCTAGTTGACCTAATTGATAAATTGGCTCAAGATTAAAATTGGTATTCATACCAACACTTTGTAAGCCCGCTATTGTGTCGTATGTGGTAAACTGTGGGGAAACATCACCACTTGGACCTCTTAGTTGAACTGCTTGACAAGCATAAAAAATACGATTATTTGGCATGATAGTCTCCGGATTATTGGAACTTTAAAAGTTGCGAATTAGATAATAACTTCTGTGGTCAAACGTATTGTACACCAAAAAAGGCTGTTGTTCGCTGTTTCCATGTCTAATATGCTAATATCTCTAAAAAAGCACTTATACCATCTATAGTCGGGGTTCGTAACTAAATCTGGATATGTTTTACCATTAATATTTAGTGCTCCTCTATGGTCTAAACCATTTGCTCCGCTTGTAACTACTTTCCTAATATCATATAGCCAAATAGTTTTATGTTTTTGTAATCTAATTATATCGGCTAAAGTATTTTTATCAGATGCTCTTTCTGTAAAAATATGTAATAAAATATCTTGATTAATCATAAAATCATTAGCACCAAGCTGCCATGGAGTAGAATTACTTCTAGAAATTGGCTCAATAATTATACATGGCATTTGTACTCTCTGGTTGGCCGTAATATTAAAATCTCCTTTATCCTTTTGAGCAAATTGAGGATTAGGGTTTAATAAGTCTCCTTGTAATTCTGTCCACCAAGGAGAACTACTGGCTTTATATACTTGACACCATCTATAGCTATATTCCATAGTGGGTGATGCGTTTACAACGGGAGTATTAAAAATAATCCTGCCCATAGGATAATTAATATAATATCCATAAGAACCACTACCGGTTGGAGCTGGGTATGTAATATTATTAATTTTTATACCAGAAATATTATTTGGACTATATCCATTAAAATTTACTCCGGTTTCCCATACTAAATCTTTTCGAAAAGTTTGCCATACTCTGCCAGCCACAAACCCTGGATCATTGGTCTGTTTAAGCTGATGAGGCAAATTACTATTAATACCACTAGTTGGAATATCAACATTTACAAATGCGCCTATATTTAATAAGCCCCAGTCTAAAAAACTTTTTAAATTATCTTCTAGTTGTTCAATTAAAAAATGTTGACCTATATTAGAAACATTATTAAAACGAGTATAATCTTCACAACTCATATAGCTTTCTCCAGTTCTGTTTCTAATATATTGCTAATTTTGTTATCAATTTTATCTAGTGCTCTAGTTACCCAGTTATTAGATGCTGTTCCTGCAAATTCTGGTGGAACCCTCCAATTATTTCCACTAGATTGTACCATAATAGCCATACCGGTTCTAGATCTAGCATTAGGACCAATTTGTACTCTATAATCTCTTACAATAATTTTACCGCCATATAATAATAACCACTCTAACCAAGGTAGCACGGCTCCAGAACTACTATCTATAACAACAGCTCCATCATTGGCCAGTACATCATCATAAGATGATTTTATCATATTTAAAGATAAACTACCGTTTAAGCCTCTTGTACCACTTTTAATACCAGTATAATTTACCATAATATTATTTATCCAAATATCTATGATAGATTCTATCTTTTGGTTTGACGAAATACCAAATTCATATTTTAATTTTCCAGATATTAGAGATTGGTATTCTGGTTCAGCAGTAAGGGCGTCTCTTACTTCTTTTTTGATTCTATCTTTAATTTTAGGTAAAGCTTTTTTGAAAGCAATGTCCATATTATTTCTAAGCAAATCTAAAATTTGTTTTTGAATAACACTATCACTATCTACTAGATTAAACGATACTTTCATTACTCTCTCTGCCACATGGTAAAAATATATCGCGTATCACCAAACCCACCAAACTCGGGATCGTTTGCTCTGGTATAATAATAGGATCCATAATTTATTTTATTGGTATCTATTAAAATTTTATCTGCATTTCTAATCTTAGGTAATAGGTCTGATTTACAAATTGTTTGAATCATACCATCAGGTATTCTGATTGTATTAGACTTAGAATTCCAATTAAACCAATGTTTGCTATCAAATAGCACAGCCAAGTGGACTAGCTCCTCTTTATTTGATGAGTCAAAACCAAAACCATTACATACTGGACATATACTAAATTCTCCAAAAGGAGATGGTCCAGTTCCATTGTATTTATTTAAAGAACGATTTGATACAGCATCAAAAATACAATTATTGCAAAGTATGGGGTTGGTGTTCGCATATATTAATTTACATGGTAACGTTAATGCGTTCTCTTCTAATAATGAATCAATAGCATTATTAAAAACATTTTTAAAATCTGTTGTGAATATATTATGAAATATGTTTGTCATATTATGTTATCCAATTCTGCTATAGAAGATGCTTGTTTAATTCAGTTTTGATTAGCGGATTATTGATTAAGCAATGATCTGGTTTGGCCGTATTGTAGTATTAAATTGATTAAACTTACTAAGTCTATTTGATGAGATACACCATCAACATCTATAAAGATATACATGGTTATTTAATCTTAAATTATAAGACTTTTTATTAAATAAAATAAAATCATTTATTAATAATGAGATATTCTGAATATTTCAATAATAATTTAATCCCATTGAACGACATTAACTAACAACTAAATTCAGAAGATTAGACCCCTAAAATTCTAAGAGCCTTGGTACGAGTACGAATCAAGGTGTTCCACCATCTATGCGCGTAATAGCACCCAAAGATGAGCCACTGCTATATACTGTAATAGTATTACTAATATCATTAAAATATACTTGCGTATCTCCGGAGCCAACAATATCTAGTCTTTCACCCGCATCCCAATACAAACTATTAACTTGTCCATTCCCAATAGTTAATTGTAATCCTGATATATTACCAAGCATATATGGCAAAGTATTCCACTCAGAAATTCCATTGCCAATTTTCAGTCTATTAGTATCCAGTTCTACACCAGGTTCGCCACTACCTAAAATTGGATTATTAACAGACCAATTAAAAGAACTATCTCGTCTTAAACGTATTCTTTCTTTCATAATTTTTTAACCCCAAAATATCCCGACACCTTCACAGAATTATTTTCTACCCTAAAAAATGTGCCAGATGTCCATGGAGTATTCGTCTCTGGATTATTAAATATAAAAGAATTTTTTAAATCATAGAACGCGCCTGATACTGTATGTATGGGACCAATATTTTGATAATTACCAGAAGTCATTCTGTCTCCTGTGCCATATACATTTACAAAATCACTATCTAAAAATGTTTTTCTAACATCATTATATATTCTGATTCCACCTATGCCATTAAGATAAAAACTATTATAGTCTCCAACTAGCTGTGGTCTAGAAGCAGCTATTGCTCCACTTCTTTCAGTACTAATAAAACTATTGTCTCCGTCGCTAGACGTAATTATATTAGAACCCAAATTAGGAACGCCTGGATAACTTGGAGTAGGTAGCCAATCAGCTAGCCCATGATCTGGACCAGCAGTAAACTGAACCCCAACAACTTGCATTGCCTCTGGAGTCCCATACCATGACATGGGCTTCATATGATATATTCTGCTTTTTGGACCAATCCAAGTTTTAGGATTTGCTCCACTATTATTTACGATAACAAGATCGTCTATAGCTAAACTTCCACCATTTAATCCATAGTAGGACCAAGAACAATTAGTGTTCATTACATTAGAAGTTATGCCGATAGGATAAAATTTAATATTATTGATAACATCAAAAGCTTGACCACTAACATTAGAAGTATATGGAGCTGTCAGCCTATTTAATACATCAAATCCTTCTATTTTTAGATTAACTATATTGGTAGTACGATCTATCAGAAATTCTAAATGTACAAACCTACTTAATTCCGCATCGTCGATTATTGCTATTGGCCAATATGGGTGAAATCCTCCAGGATGATATGCTGATCTGTCCATCATGCCATAAGCACTTATGCCTCCAACCCTAAAATCAAATAATCCAATCTGATTACCAGACTGCTTAACAGAAATACCCATACTTACATTAGCAGCGCTTCCCCACGATCCTCCTTGAATAGTGGCGCCGCTAATGCTTACAGTTTCAAAACTTAAACTTTCACTATCTCCATTACATAAGGTAAAAAATTTTGCAGCATAGGGGTGAGTATTATTGTATATATAATTATGTGTTAAACCTTGAACACGAAAACTAATATAAACTTTATCACTATTCAGTTCCGAAACCCCACTTAATTGCAGAGGTGTGGGACTTTGCGCTGGATTAGAATCTAGTCGATATCCAGAGATTTTAATGTGTCCTTGGGTTCCTATTCGATATGCGGGCCAAATACTAAAATTAGGAAGCTCGCAAAAAGTTACTTCTGGTACAACGTTCAATGGTCTACTCCAATATCTTGGGTCTAAATAAATAGTATTGTCGGTATTTTTAAGATTAAACCCTTCAAAAAATAGTGTAGACATTATAGCACCTCATATGTTAATAAATCTATTCCAATATATGTATAATGCAATTTTTTATTTGGTAGTTCGTATGTCATAGTGTCTATGGCGCCATATGTCATATTGATTAGTTTATCTGGTAATTTAAAGTTTAAACAATCCATTCCAAGATAAGACAGTCTTATAAAAAGTTCCGGTAAAGGAAAAATCAAAGTATCTATACCAATATAAGAACATCTCATACTTTCCCAACTTCTATCATCAGATTTTGTTGCTGATCCGAAAAATGGTGGTAATATCATGATTTTATCCACTATTATTACTGCTAGTTGTATCTCCACTTAATACTGTCAAATTAGCTGTGGGTTTAACCAATGTTGCTATAGAATATTGTCCAACTAATTTTGTGTGTCCAATTCTATTGACTAAATTAATTCCACTTAATCTAACTTGTCCATTTCCGGTTTGTACCAATAAACAATTAAATCCTACCAATAAATTAGATGGAACCACAACATTAACTACACTATTTGCCGTAAAGACTAAAACATTGCCATTATCTGACTGTTGAATATTATAGCTAGATGCACTTATAATATTATTATATGAAGAAAATCTGCTTAAGGAACCGTCAGAAAAAGATTGACTACCATTAAAATTATTATCTCCTATTATTCTGGCAAAATCACCAGAAGATAAAGTGGCTATTGAACCTAAACCCAAAGTGGATCTTTGATCTGTTGAAGTTAAATCATCTATTAATGCTCTACCAGCGGACGATATTCTACCAGTAGTATATTGTTGGTTACCAGTAGCGTAAATATAGTCTCCACTGGTGGTGGATAAATTAGCCAAATTTAATAAACCACTACTAAAAGCCTGAACATCTTGACCTATTTTTAAACCAGTAATATTAATATTTAATATATCTAGTTGATCATTATAGTTGAAATATATACCGGTCCCTGGTTGTAATAAAGTGTCTATTCTGTCATCTATATATTCTTGTATACCAATAATATTAGCAGCATAATGATCATGATTTAATGGTGCGGGAATTATGGATCCAATAGACAGACCAGAGGATGTTGTATTAATAAAAATTCCGCCACTACCCAAAATATTAAGATTAGAAAATTGATCGCTTAATGTTAATACATTGTTAATTTTAAGTTGATTGATGCCGCTTCCTGGGGGCCCTTGCACACCCGACAAACCCTGGATGCCTTGTGGTCCTTGAGGTCCAATAACACTAAGACCAGGTGGGCCGGGCGGTCCTTGTGGCCCAGGTAATCCGGGCAAACCCCTATCAACACTAATTAAAGAAATAAAATTATGCAAATTATCGTTAATATTTACATTGGTAGTAATCACACCATCAGAATTACCATCGGTAGACTGATTGATTACTAAAACATTTTGCGGAGGTGTTTGAACTATAATATTAGCCATAATTAATATACCGCATTAATATATTCTAAGTCATATCCTGTTTCATCATACACTTTAAGAGCTACTGGACTTTGGAATATACCAGACCAATTAAATCCTGGTTTAGAACTAAGTGTTATTAATAATCCAGAATCGGACACTATTGTATCAGAGCGATTAAAAGTATGAATATAACCATTTAACTCAACCTCTAAGAAACTTCCAGACCTAGGATAGTAGCCTCCAGTTACAGCAAAACTATAAGACCAAGAATTATTAACTAAAGATACTGTGGCTGAAGGAGCTACGATGGTTGGTGGAATGGTAATGGTTAATGGATAGTCTTTACCATACTTTTTAGCTGGCCACTGTGTTGTTCCAGTAACTAATGGAAGGCCCGAATTTTCAGAAGTCATTACTCTATATGTATATGATCCTATAGACAAAGGAATCCCAGTAACAGCAAATCTAGACTGACCATTAGCATTAACTCCTATTCCTGAACTAAATGCTATTTCAGGCAAATTATTTGACCGATATATGCTGTATCTAGCCTCACATAGTCCTGTGCCATTGCTGTTTAATATGTTAGAATAGTAACCGGATATGTTATAGCCACTATAGTATATCAATACATTATTACTTGTTACTCCGCTATAATTTGATGTTAATGTAATACTATTAGCAGTAATCGAAGATACTAGATTATTGCTAGGTATATTATGAGTAGGACTAGATAATTTAACCCCTGTATATAAGATATTTAAAGGATTAACACTACAATTAGTAATAGTGGGGCTGCCGCTAGTTAACGTACCGCTGAATACTAAAGAACCAACAGCAGCATATGATTGAGTTGGTGTTCCAGAGATAATATGTAGTCTATATGGATTTGGAAAAATATTACCTTGAACAGAAGTCGTGGAGTCGGCCATATTTATTAAGTCAATATGTCTATTAACAACAAATTCATTTGCTAGACCAGTTCTGTGTATAATTTTAATTTGATTGCTAATTTCTCCGGAACTGATTGCAAATATATCATAAGCACTTAAGGTTCCGCTTCTAGTACCCCATATTGGAGAAATAGCATTTCTTAATAAAATTATATTCCCAGTCACATCTGTTAAAACCAAGCCTGTAGAAGATGTTGGTAAACTAGTATATCCTGGATACGAAGTAAATTGAACACCAATCCTATTTCCACTAATAAATGGATTATTTGGAATATTTAAATATAAATCAGAACTATTAAAATTTTGTATATATGTACCAGCATACTTAATTTCTGGTATAGTTTTTTGTATATATCCTGTAATATGTGGAATATATTCAGAATAAGCCCATTGCCCATAAGGAAATGATAGAGTATTTTTAGGAATATACCCGCCCACAAATCGCATTTCATTACTAATATTATTACCACTCACAAATAATAAAGATTTATCTTCTACTGGAATTACTGATGGAAAAGATGTCGCAACTGGCGTTCCATCGTTTGCACCAGCCTTATGTACCCAATAATAAACATTTTGCAAAGAGGGAGTAGCAAATTTATTATATGTGGGGAACGCTTGATTGGATAGATGCTGTAAATACAAACTATAAACAGCTCCACTACTTAAATTAGGAGGAATAAAGGAAAAACTAGTTATGCCACTATTATTAGTATTAAGATTACCAGATTCTAATATAGAATTATTGGTAATATTAAAAATTTGATAATTAACACCCAAAGATCTAGCGTTTAATGAATTAGATTTCTGAGACTCTGTTGACCCATAAGAGGTTCTAATAGCAACAGCAATAGCACCACCATCATTGTATGAGTAGTTGTTACCGCCGCCGGGCGGAGGATCGGTGCTGTCTAAGGACGGGGTGGGTAATACGATTCCACTGACTCTAAAATAACCTGTCTCATAACAATTAGTAAATTTAATAATATATGGATTAGTATTTTCTCCGGGTATTGCCGATATGTTGAAGTCTTCTAGGTGTAAACTATTCGTCCTATTAACACCCGATGCCAATGTAGCGTATACCGATGGCTTCATTCTTCCTGCAAAACCCCTAGTAAAATTCACTGTTTTAAACTCACCACCGCCTAATAAACCAGTTGTGGTAATATCTGAAACTGTCATTGTTGGATTTCCGCCATAAACAGCACTATTAACAGAAATTGTTTGTATATTACCTTCTGTTTTTAATATTTTAGCCAAACCAGATATAGAAGTATTGATTCCGTGTCCACTACTTGTGATTTGAATAGTATTTTGATCAATTCTAGTAGCTATATATTCTTTATTTAATATTGAGGGTACTTGAACATCAAATTCTACATAAATTTTTTGATTATTGCTAATTTGTTTACTAAAGGGCAAAGATGAACTAGTACCGTAGCCACTTAGTCTGATATTATTACTATTAATTATAGTATATAATCCAGTAGAATAAACACATTTATTATGTGGCAAAATACTCAAACATTCCATAGAAAATGGCACTGCTGGTGGTCTTAACATATGTTGAGACTCATTGCTAATAATATCAGTACCAGACAATTGTGATGGTAGTGCTGGAGTAGATCTGTAACCGGACGTGGCAAAATAAATTGATATATCTGTTGGAGAAATCTCTATTGGGGCTGATACGTCAGTAAAAGTAATATTATTTACAACACCAGATTTACCTCTTGCATCTACCACAGCTACATTTAATCTTTCAGAATATTGACCACCATTAGCAAAAGTTGTAGGAAATCCTTGTATAGTAATGAAACCACCTGTTAAATCACTATATGGCTGAGTATATGTACCAGCTCTAGAATCAGAGATAGTTAGTCCTGAAGGCAATGAACCCCATATAATTAATCCTGTAATTCCTGTTGGCCTAGGACATGTTTGACGCACATTAATTTTATATGGAGCCTGTGGAGATTGATAAAATTGACACTTGGGATATAATGATGTATCTGAAATAGATTGAATACTTGGCGAGGGATGATCACCTAGTGGTCTATATCTAATTATTGTATTAGCACTATCTGTTCCATATGTAGCTTCACCAATTCTATCTCTAGCAAAAATATTAACATTAAATTCGCCCTGAGATAAGCATATAGGAGAGCCAATAAATCTATAAATCCATTCTTTATTACTGGGAATCCACTGTTTAGTAAATAAACAACTATTATTAGACGCATCAGGTATTCTAGGATCATATCCTGTACACGCAGTAGGCATATTTGATAACTGAATTTCTGGAGGATATTTACTGTCTTCGAGACCACCTTCGGTTATAAATGTAAAATCCCACGCAGAACCTTCTTCAACTTCATATAGAGCATTTAAACTTTTAATATTTAATGGCTTAAAAACACTTAAAGTATTTTCTGTTTCAACGGTAGTAATTCTCCCAGCCACATACAATTTATCCGCTAAAATACCTTTAGCTTTAACTAATAAATTATTATTTTCTAATGAAACAGACGCGTCCCATTTTTCTGTTAATGGAGAGCAACTATAAGACGCTTCCCAAATTTTAATGTCTGGATCGTATTTATAATATGTGCGTGTGGGAATAATAAGTGCTTCTTTTAAGTTTTCTGGAATAGATAACGATGGAGCCTGTCCGTATTCTGCTCCACCAACATCAGCATTAAACTCAAATGCATTGTTAGGAGTAGCATATTTATTAGTGTTTATATTTTTAAGATATAAGCCACCAGTGACATTCGTATTAATTGTTCCATAAATATGTCCTGTGTAATCTTCAGCATATATATATATTGGATAATTGCCTGTACTAACCGCAGATTCTCCAAATAAATCTCTTTTACCTGTTACAGAGATTTTCCAATATTTATTGATACTATTGTAATTGTATGCTATTCTATATTCTAGCGGACCGCTTTCATTAGTATTATATATACCAATATTAGGAGTATTACTCAAATAAACTTTGGGTGGCACATCTTCTCTATGTGCAGAACCACCTCCATTAATATAAAAATCAAATGACCAGTCTTTATTAATATCAAATGTTAAGGGCTGAATAAGCTCTGCTGAATCAATAAAAATATTGTTGTGTATTGTCAATCCTATACCGGTGGATAAAGAATAAGAAGCATAAGATAATCCGCTAGGTTGAGATACGCTAATATTAACGAAAGGCGTATAATAACCAGGATTTCCACTAATATTTGCTCTATAAGTATATGCTCTTAAATTGGGTCTATATTCTATAATAGGATTATTAATAGTAAGTGATGAAGTATTAGTTAATAATACATTAAAATTAGCATTAATATTAGTTTCAACAGGAATGAGAAAACCAAAATCGTTTATATCTGTATTTAAATACTTATTAACGATATTATTATTAAATGTTCTAGGAACAATAGAATATTGTTGTATGGGACCAGCACCAGGTCTTACAATTAATGTTCCGGTTTTGTAGATTGTGGTTGAACCATCATTAATAGCAACAACCGGATTAAACACTCCAGTAGTAGATCCTGGAGAACCCTGTATTAAAACACCATACCATCCACTTGGATAGCCCAGATATTCCACTGTAGAATAAGCGGTAGCAAATTCAGGATAGCCTTGACTAATTAAAGAAATATTAGGTGTTTGAGCTTCACTTAAATTTCCGCCATAAACCTCAAATAAAACTCTCCAATATGATCCTCCAACATATCCATATCCAACATTAGATAGATCACTAGAAGATAATGGTTGAGTAACAGTTAAAAATAGATTTTTATATACTCTGTCGCTTTCGTCTGATACTGTTATTGTAATGGGTTTATTATTAGTAAGAGTATTAATTGTTCCACATCTTACTATGATCTCCCATTGACCCAAAGCAGCATTATATGTTTTTTCATTGTCTACAATTTCGTAGTTAGCTATGCCTATAATATTCACTCGTGGAGCAGATTCGTTTACTGTCGTTGACCAATAGCCTGCTCCATTTTTAGTAATAACTTTAAGTCTGAGAGAAACACCGGAAGGTATAGACATAGTATTATTAGAAATATCTATATAATTAACATTATCGATACTATACTGTATAGAACATGACAGATCTTCTGGAGTAAAGACAATAAATCTAGTTTGTTGTGAAGTCCACTGAGAATCTAGTCCAATAGTAAAAGTTTCTGTGTATTTATTAGGGTTTAAATTATTTTTTAAACCTATAAAATATTTCCATCTATTATTAGCATCATTATATCTTAATAAATTATGGGTATAAACACCAGGATTATTATTGGTGGTAAATAATGCAGCAGAGCTGAAACTATTATCGTAGTTTGGGTGTTTGTTAGTTTTTATGTTTTCTAAACTATCTATAACATAAACTAAACCGCTTTGATTGATATAATTATTATTATAAGGGATATTTAAAGTTAGTATATTATTATTAATTTTATCATGAACACCAAAAATACCAATTAATGGACTATTGACCATATCTATAAAGTCAAAATAAAAATACTGACCACTATTTATAGGACTAAAGTCGTTTATACCGCTGATATGAATACATAATGTTCCGCTCTTACATAAAAATGGTGAGTCATATACTCTAAAAAATCCTGTAAGCGGAGGATTAACGTATTTACCGGTAGAGTCTCTACCCCAAGACTCTGATTTTCCACCATATAAATGAAAAGACAAATTATTGATGGGGCTATAAATATATCCGCTACTAGCTCCTATATAAGATAGTGAACCAGAGCTATTAAGCCCAGTAACTGAACCAGAGACCGGTCTTGCATAATATTTATTTAAAGAGGTATCAATACCAGTAATCCTAAATTGTTGATCTTGTCCATTAAGACTATTAAAAGAACAGTAAATTTGATCATGGACTTGAAGATAGTTTTTATTAAAACTTAGTTCTATAGTATTATTATTTGTGTCTCGAATATATGAGGTTGTTTGATATATGTCAAAAAACGGAACATTATTTGATTCTTTAATTAAATAATTTTTATTATCATTAATAATAATATAATCACCAGTAACACTTATAATATCAAAAATACTGTTTTTAGGAATTCTGTTTGATGGATTGTCTCCAGTATAAAATGATGCGCTACTACCACTAGTAACAATATATTTACTTGGGGCAGAAAATACTGAGGGTATCTGTTGTAGATAATTTGACAATGATGCCGGCTGAACAAATCCGTGATCTTTATCAAATGTGGATACTAATAAACCCGTAGAAGAAACCCCAGAATCTGGCATTAAATGTAGTGTTCTAATTGAAAAAGCACTTTCAGATACTCCGCTAGTATAGTAATTATCTGATACCGGTATAAGACCATTACTAGCACTATTAAATTTTATATATGTTAGTTCTTTTTCAGAAAAATTAGCAATATCAAATAAAGATATAGCTAAATTAGCTACCCCATAATCAGGATAAACTATAGCCTCACCAGTTAAATAATAGCCTGTTCCGCTGCTATATAATCTTTCTACTTGTAAACCAGAACCATTATATAATGTTTGGGCTTTATAATAATTATCGGTCGGAGGCAAATTTCCGCTATATACAATTAGACCTGTTGTGTTTATTCCACTAAAAGGAAGAGTCATAGTAATACTACTACCAGTTGGTGATATAGCAACAATATTATTTAATGGAAAACCAGACACAGAAGAAGATAATATCATTCCAGAAATAATTTTACCAGATTGAACTGGTGAACAATTAGTAATAATATTAGACCCGCTCGTTAAAACCCCGCTAAAGGCATTGGTGGCGCTCAAAAATTTAATATATGGATTATAATTAGGAGCAAAACTCTGAATCAAACTGTTTGTTTTTATATCTATTAAACCAAAATTATTTGTTGATGGATATTGTATATAAGAAGAGTAATAAGGAGTAAATAAGGCTGATGATCTAGTATATCTACCATCATAGCTTCTCTTGTGCGTACAAATAAGTCTACCAGAATTATTAATAGTTGGACACACTAATAATGGACTAATGGTGATTGGACCAGTAAAACCGGACGTGCCTATTTTAATTCCTGAAGATGTAACAATTACTTCTCCAGTCTTGTCTATTGCTAAATTATAATTAGACAATATGTCGTCTATAAAAACTGATTTACTTCTTGAAAATCTATAATAGGAATATTGATTAAACTCGAATACTCTATCATTACTATTAGACCCAGTATATGGTATATTTAAAGTTACCGTAGTACCAGAAACACTTGTAACAACAGGGGTGCCACTAAAACCAGCTCCCGCAAAATATAGTGGCATGCCAGAAGATAAATTTCCGTTAAGAGACGGAGAACAATTTGTAATATTGTTAGATAGATTAGATAGATTACCGCTAAAAATAAATTTATTCGCAGAATCTATACTAGTAATATCATTGTTTAGTATATCTATAAAACCATTTTTATAATGACCTCTCCAAAAGTAATCAGAAATTCCAAATTCGTCTTTATTGTAAACATATTTGACAAGATGTCCTGAACTTGGTGGTTTAAATAAAATGCCTGAAGTATACTGAGTATTAACAATACAACCAGTAACAGCTCCATGATTGTATGATTTTACTTTAATAATAAATTGATCTTCATATTGTTCAAACCATCCGCTAGATATAGGCTTGTTCATTTGAAGCAATATTCTACCATCAAATGTTTTATAGAAGTATCCACTAATTTCTGTAAGTTCTGGACGAATTCTATTAATAGAAGATAAATTTTGAATTTCTAATAAATTATTTTTTAATGGAGGTTTTTCTACAGATAGTATCTGGTTTTGATTTGTCGCACTGCCAACTCTAATGGCATAAATATACTCTCTTAATTGAGAATCATTATAAAGTTCTGATTTACTATGATTTTGCAGAATATAGGATGCTCCATTGACGTTCTTGGCTATGCCGCTAGCAAAAGAAAACGCAGCGGCGCCACTACCGCCAAGTTTAGTGAATAGTAAATCAATATTATATAGTATCGTCTTATTATTTGGTATAGTGATTAACGGACTTAAGTTTTGATATGATCCGTTGGTAACACCATTATACCCAATTGCTGCTGTAGAATGCTGACCAAGACCTATTCTAGTAATATTATCATTAGGATTTAATTCTTCAAATGCTCCAATACTGATTTGATTTTGTAGCCAGGTAGTACCATAAGAACCCATAGCTAATGAATTTTGAGCAGTTGTCTGGGAGCCATTATTTATGGCTACGCTATTATTAGCATTAGTTAAATTATTAATACCTACAGATAAAGTATTTGTATTATTATTTCTGTTATTAGCACCAACAGATAAAGAGTTTGTGCCTTGTACAGTATTATTGGAACCGACAGATAACGACCCATTTTCCACCACAATTAAAGAAGCACCAGACTGTTTAACTATAGAGTTTGATATAGTTCTGCTTGGTCCTAATGTTCTATTATCAAATTTTGGTAAGTAGTCTGTGATACCACTAATATTACTGACAGTTGTATTATTATAGTCTAAAACGCCAGTTAAATTTACTGCATTACGATAATATGCTCCATGATTACTATCTAATAAATCAGAATTTAAATTAGTAATTAATCCACTATTGCCACCAACAAAGATTGGCGGACCACTATAACCAGTTCCTTGAACAATATTCACATATTTGAATATATTAACCGAATCACTAAAAGTTTTAATTCCACTAATAATTTGACTAGCGGTTAAACTAATGTATCTCTGGTCAGCTATATGCTGTAATAGAACTATAGCTTCATCACCTTGCATATTACCTAGCAGATAAATGCTTGATGAATTGCCTCCATCAATTTCTCCATTGAAATTATTTTCACTGTTACCACCACCTAAATCATTTGTTCCAGTACCGAAAATATCAGTAATTAGTTTGAGTTGATTATCTGCTGGATAATAAGCCAATATGCCAGTTTGTTTAAATGTATTACCATATACGAAACTAAAACCTCTAGGATCATTAGGTAATAAACTAGCATTATCATATGCAAAAATTGGAAGATTATCTTCTAGAGTTAAACTACCATTGCTAATATCAACATTTCCAATAATATCTAGATCACCATTAATTGTGTCACCAGAAACACTAACTGGTCTATAGCCTAAAGCAGTTACAACATCAGCATAATTGATATTGTCTCCATTTAATACCAAGCCTTTATCGCTAACAGTAACTTTAGAATATGTGCCGGGAACCGTATTGGATGGAAGCACATTAGTTTGTATGGTGCCTGTAAAATTAGAGAAGTTTAAATAATATGAACCATCCTGACCATCTAATAAATCTGCGTCTAATCCACTGTTTTCACCATCGTTATTGGGATTCCATGGAATGTATCCTAATATATCTATAATATCTTGTTGTGTTAAAAATGTACCAGAAACTATACGTCCCTTAGTATCTGTTGTAACCTTGGTATATGTACCAGGAACACCGGTGATAGATAATTCAATAGTATTTTCTGCTACTAGAATATCTTCAGAACTGCCAATATTAATCACTACAGAGCCACTTGGCAGAGACAATCCACCTCCTCCAATTAATCCAGAACCTGCTATTATATTTATAGTAGATCCACTAGTGACTATACGACCAGTATCCAAAGGAAAACTAGTAAGCTTACTACCATCAAAATAAACTAAACGATTGGTATTAAAAACAGAATTATTTGTACCGCCCTTATTAATGCCCAAAATACCAGAAATATTTCCTACAGTTAATTCTACTCTTCTAGCAATAGTATCATCAACTATAATATTATTGCTATTATCAACAGTTAAGCCATCTCCCAAATTAGTATTTAGTATAACGGTTGACCCATTAGTAATTTTAGATAATCCTGTATTTGGTATTATACCAGTAATGGCGTCGGCATTACTAATGGCTAATAAATCATTAATACTATAATTAGTACTAGATAGTTTAGAACCATCATAATAAATAATTTTATCATTAGTGAAAATAGTATTATTAGTACCACCACTAATAATTGGCAAGAGTTCGAAAGTAATAGCGTCTTGACCAGCTGGACCAGCAGGCCCCATTGGGCCGGGCTCTCCTTGTGGTCCTCTTTGTATATCAACTAATTTAATAGTATTATTAGCATTATCAGTAATAGCAACCCTAGTAGTAATTAGAGTACTAGGGTCTTTTTGCTGACTAATAATTAAATATTTAGTAGTATTATTTTCTTCAATAACATTTACAATTGTCATGAGTTACAAGTTCCACAATCATTTTGTACATCTGTATTGCAGGAGAACGAATCGTTCCCTGGCACATTTCTGGTAACGAGTCCGATAGAGCCTTGGAGGATTCTAAATATTTTACGCCCACCACCAGTGTACAAATCATTGGGTTCTTGTAGTTCAAAATCATATCTAGCACTACCAAAATCAAACGAGGCAGTAAATGCTGCGCTTAGTTTTAATACAACTTTACCTAATAATGGATCTATAGTGAATTCATAATCACTATTCCTGGTATTCGTCACAAAAGTTCTGGTTGTGGGTGTACTCTGATCCTCTATCCATCTTATTCTAGCGCACCAATTTGTAATATTAATTGGTATATTACTATCGTCTTTATATTCAAAAGCTATTACAAAAGATGTACCTTTTTCAATACTAAAATTATATTCGGCGGCTGGCATCGTTAGTACATCCTATTAAGAATAAAAATCTCTAGCTCTATAACCATAGCTCTGAATATATCTGGGATTAAAATTATTACCAACAAATGGACTAAGTATAGCCCTAACAGCGGTAGCATCCTTAACATCCCAATGAGAAGTTAATTCCTCGTATAATGCGCAAGGACCATGTTCTAATACCATTTTTATACCCTCTAAGCTACCACCAACACTTAAACTTGCTGGTCCTAAAGCAGCCCTAATACCTTCCATAGCGGCTTTGGTTCTCAGATTACTTTGATCTATTATACAAGCGGCTTTTAATGAAACTAAACTAATAAAAATTTCATCTCTATTTAATGTTGGATCTGGAGACATTGCGGGACTCGTTATGTCTACTGAATATTTCTGATCTAAAACAACATCAAATTGCACATATTGTGCTGCTACAGCTATAACCTGTATTATTCTTTCATCACTATAAACTGGCTGATCTGACCAGTCATTAATAAGAGTGCGAACAATTATGGGTATTTCCGTTTGCCAGCTCATATTAGACCTTTTTAAAGAATTGTGGCGTCATTATATTTATAGATACACCCTGCTCTTATAAAGTATAAAATCTAAATTCTAAATAAATTAGCCATTATTTAAAGAAATATCGATCTATTTGATATATCTAGTCAGGTAATCTTTATCGATTAAAGATGGATAAATCCATCAGTTCTTAAAAGAGTTGTTTTGATTAGGCGATATATCGATTAGATGGATGGTGTGTAGATTCTAAATACTTTCTGCGGCCACAATTCCACGATTCTGACCAACTTTCATAATATAGTTCATCAAACCCCCAATAACCATAGCGAGTTCAGGATCATTAGTAGCGTTTGATAATAAGTTATTCATTTCCATAGCAACCGTTTCATTAGAAACTGTTGCGATACCATCTTCATTGGTGGCAAATTTAACTAAAATTATATTAGCACTAGCGTCATGATTAGGGCTTGGTGCTTGAATTTCTATTTTTTGAATCCACCACTTGTCATAAACTATGGCTGGTACAGTGGTTGGGTTTGTTGCTGATAATATTGGTAAACTCATGAATTTTCTCCTAAATTATTAATATTATTTAAGTAAGCATTAACAGTCTCATTAATTTCTTCTTGAGTTGGATAGTGGTCAAATTTAAAAAATTCAGTTCTATTTTCATCTATTATGACCCTTACCCTGTACTTATTGGCAGGATCTAAAAATAATTCACTAATAGTATAGTTCATAATTCACCTTAAACTTGAGTTACACTTAAATCGTCTACATAAGCTGTATAAGTTGAGCCACCATAACATTCTGCTAGTATTTCTACCACACCAACTTCTGTTGGTGTGAACGACAACGTTACTTGTTGCCAAGTATCAGCAGCAGCATTCATATAACTGGCAATATTATTTGGAACACCACTTATTTGACCACCTTTAATCCGCAATCCTGTTGTTAAGAGAGTGTTTGTTCGTCTCATCCACGCTCTGACTGTTACTAAACTATTGGCAGATACTGCTATTTTAGCTATTATAAAGTCTAGAGGATAGATTGAGCTTCTGAGTTGTGATGTTGGACTCATAGCCCATGCATATCCACTATTAGAGTATCGTATACTCGTTTGTGGTCTGATCAGCCCAAGATCCGTACTAATAATATAATTATTAGCAACATTATCATGATTGGAACTATATATTCTACTATTAGCAAATGCATAATTACCAAATTCAGCGCTTTCGTTCACTAAACAATTTTTTAAATACACATCCCCACCAAAGGTAAACCATCCATTAGTCGCATTTCCAGATGATACACAATTTATGTATTGGTCATTAGATGCTCCATAATATCTAACCCCATCAGTTTGATTCTGTATAAAATTGCCGCTAGTATAAATATTATTAAGTCCTTGGTCTGCAAAAATTCCAAAAGAATTAGCAGCCGATAAAATATTATTAATTCGATTGTTGCTAGTTCCTCTCGTTAACAAGATACCATTACTTAAATTACCAATAGTAATAATTTTATTAAAAATATTAGAATTACAGCCAAAATCTAACAGTATTGCTGCCCCTTGATTACAACAACATCTTAAATATGAAATATTGCCCATATTTAGACCGAAGCCTAAATCTATCCCATTACTTAAACAATTACAAGATTCTATAAAACCAATATTATAATATTGTGCAGTATAAAATCTGAGTGCTCTATCGTATCTAGTTCCACAATAGTTGTTTATATTAATATAATTTTTACTAATACTATATAAGCCATAACCCAAACCATTCAAACCATCAAAAAAACTAGTTGAATTTTGAACATTCATATTATTTCTGTCCCATCCAAATTCATAGCTAATTGGTGACCCTAAAATTCCACCTTCTTGAATTTCCTGTACTATAGAGTTTGAGCTAGAAACCATAACTGTTTTAATCGTTTCTCTTTTATAGGTGGTTACTGTTTCAGTAACTCCATAATATCCTCCTCTATTAGCTGTGGAACCAGGATTAGTATTAAGGTTTGGTCCATTACTTATCGTTATACGAGTACCATTAATACTCATAATAGGATACCAACACTCATCAGCCGTATTTTTACTAATAAGAGATTGTAGGTTTAGACTGTCGGGCGAGGATGCTGCTTTGCAAGCTATGATATTGCTTAATAAAAATGTTTGGGCGCCTTTATCAGCATCAACATATAAAGCAATACTTTGTATATTATTATTCATATTTGCATTCAAATTTATAGTAAATGGAATCCAAAAATTCAGGTTTAACATTGGTGGAATATTAATGGTATGAACAGTTGTGTCACCTGTAGTATCAGAACACAATCGTAAGCTAATATCACCAGACACAGCAACGGTTCCGGCTGTTTGCTTAATATAAAAACTAACTTGTTGGTATTGACTTAAATTTAATGATCCTGTAGCCTTATAGGCTGCTTTACCCGTGGTAAATGCTGCTCCTATGGCAATACGATCAGCAACATCTCCTTCTTTAGTATCTACCGATGTGGTACTAGTATCAAAATCTGCTGTAACATTGGTTGATCCTATCCACGCTGTACGACCTTCTCCACGATTACCATAACTTGCTATATTATCCGTAACTGGAGTGCTTAGTCTTACTACTCTATGAGTCATTTTTCTCAAAAGGCCAACACTGGTTGTTTGGTTAAAATTACCAGATGATCCTACTAATGCACAAGTGCTTCCGCTAACAGCGGTTACTTCCCATGTTCCATTACTATTAGTATTTGCTGTATTAAAATTAATTAAAACAGTATCTCCATTACTAATGCCTAGTGTTGCCATAGTACTAGCACAGGTTACCACAATAGGAGATGTATTCGTTGCTGATACTACGTTACTAGATCCTGCACCAACGACTCCGGTTAATGTACTCCAAGTTCCGCTACCCAGTATTGTTGGTAGTGGACTAGCCATAATACGCACAGTATCTCCAGGAATGGTTCTGGCAGCACTAACTCCAGTAGAGGATATAGTTTTTAATCGTCCTCCAATAAAATATTGCCTTGCGCTTTGTGCTGTTGGTGCTGTACTACTGTTCATTAAATTAATACGCAAACTAGTAGAACTAATTCGTTCAGTAATATGAAAAGTAGTATATGTTGAACCAGTAAAAATACTTAATAATTGATATGCTGGTAACTCATAAACTGTTGCGGATGATCCTGGTTCTATTTGCATACCACTAATATATAAACCACTAATTCCATCCCCCGTGTATCCGGCAGACGAAAATGCTAAACCAGAATAGTTGTTATCTATCATCAAAATTTGCCAGTTTTCAGCAGAATATCCTGAGCCAGCGGGAGTAGTAATAGTTAAGGTTAATCTGTACCATCCGTCACCAACAGACGTTATGGATGATGTGGCGCTTGCTCCTGTTTCTTCAACAGTCCCATTCGATAAGTTATATCTAGCTGATCTAACATCAGCATCATATCTTAAGATAACTTTATTTCGACCATCAGTTTTAGCATAAATAGAAAACGTATATTGTGTAGCTGGATAAATTGGAGTATAATTTGTAATTGATGATAGCCGCACAGTTAAGAATCCAACAGATTCTGTTAGTTTAAAAACATTACCACTAATACCACTAGGAGGACTAATAGTAGAATCTCTAACAATAGTTAAATTATTAACAGAACCATAAGTTGATAAATCTTCAGAATACCAAGCTTCATTTTTCACTGGAGCTATAGTATTATTGTTAGGAAAATTAGCACTAGCAGAGCTAAATATACCATATCCACTAACAACACCAGAAATAACACCATCCACACCAGAAGCTAGTGGTAAAAAACTAGTTCCAGCATAATTATCATTACCATTTTCATAATCCACAAATAATGTTCCCATATTAACTCCTATTTAACGCAGTGTTGAAGGCTGCTATCGCACTAGATACTATAGATGCTTCGCTAGAATTTAATCCTAAACCAATTGAATAATTAGTAATTCTCATATTGCCATAATATCCCGCAGTTTGTCTATACATTAAAAATGACGGTAATCCGTTTGACATTATAGTTGTTGCTATTGTGGTGTTTGTAGATCCAATTTGAGTGCCGTTTTGATAGTTTCTACTATCGTTGTTTGCTATTCTGGATGTTATATAATAATTTAATGGTACGAAGCCAGTGGATACTGGCGTGATGGTGCTATTAACAGTCTGACTACCTATCGTTCCTCTAATATTAGCATTACCAGATAATAATTGTATACCTAAAGCATAAAAATCTGAATAGTTAAAGGTATTATAAAATATATTTGTAGCATTGGCCGATACAGGTGTACATGATATCGACGCTGATAGATGCATATTAGTTGGAACCAAACCTATAGGATTAATTATACTAGCCACTATACCCAAATCTAAATATTTAGATCCTACGTTTTGTTGTACTACATCAGCGCCACTAGAAGTTAATCCAGCATTACTCCCCGTTTCAACATAATCGCTTTCAACAAAATTATAATTTATATCTTTTGAAAATCCATAAGTAGGATTAATCCAATGACTACTATTATATAGTGGAATTAAACAAGAATTAAGATTATTTCCACAAAATAAATTAAGTCTATAAAATTTATTTCTTAAACCATTGCTATCAATGGTGTTACAAAAAGTATTCATAGCATTAATAGTAGTAGAACTAGCAGTTCCGCCAAGATATTGCCATAGTTGTACATCGGGGTGATTAGATCCAGTAATAGTGAATGGAAAATCTTTTTTTACATTAATATCATAAGCGCCAGTAAACGGCTTTCCGTTTTGTATAAAATCTAATCCATAAGTATATTGATTTTTACCAATAACATCAACATACGGTTGAGCCTTATATATAATATCCATGCTTAATAATTGTCTTTTTCTCAATAGTCTCGTAGATCGTTGATTTGAATTAAAATTAGCACTAAACATAACTATTATCCATAATTTTGAGAATAAGATCCATACCAAGAAGTTCCATCACTAATAAAACTTAAAATATCAACTTTATTAGCTGTTGTAGTAATTGTTGGAGGCGCACTATCACTCCATAATACTCCACTAAAACTAGCTGTATAGTTACCAGATCCACTATTTAAAAATAAACTAAAACTCTTACCGGCGACAACGCTTGGCATAGTAAAAGCGCAGTTATTAGTTAGTGTAATTCTATGAACTGTTCCACTATCTATACTAAGAACAACACCACTACCACTATTTGTATTAGTAATTACTTTTTCTGTAAATGTATTGAATGTTAAGTTGCCAGCAACGTCTAAAAGACCACTCGGACTATTTGTTCCAACTCCAACGTTTCCACTAGTACTAATACTTAATAAATTATTATTGTTATAAGCAACTGTAAAGTATCCACTAGGAATGGATAAATTAGATGTTTGATTAGTAAATAATATTTTCTCAGCACTATAAGCTAGTCTATTAAAAGCAAAACCTTGTCGTGATGTAAAAAATGTATTTCCTGAAGCTCTGCCAACTTGAAAATATGTGGTAATAGCAGAATCTGACCAAGTAGTTGTCCAACCATCTAATCCTCTAAAAATAGTCTGATTACTAGCAGATAAATGAATATCATTTTGATTAGTATTAATATTAGAACCACTAATAGCAGTAGATACTGATCCAAATTGAAAATTTGCAATACCACCCACATGTAAAGTAGACGATGGATTATTTAATCCAATACCAACATTTCCACCCATAAATACTGCGGCATAATTATTATTTAATGTGCCAGCTTGTAAATTAGAATTATTAACATATAATCCATAATGATTAGTAGTAGTATATACTCCAGTATGCTGAGACTGTATATATAAACCATAAGTATTAGCCAAGTTACTGCCAGCAGTATTAAAGGTAGGATTTATAACAGCAGCTGAGTGGCTTTGTAAATTAACGATAGAAGAACTATGTGTTGTATCAATAAGTAGTCCAGTCGTTCCAACGGCTCCTCCTGCGATATTAGCTCCAAGATGAAGTCTGGTTAAAGGAGAAGCTGTGCCTATACCAATATTGCCGCTACCATCTATTCTCATTCTTTCAGTACCAGCGGGCCTAAATATGATATTTTGATTAGCAACTGTTCCAGCACTTACGTGACCTATTCTTACTGGACCCGCGCCTCCTGCATATATTTCTGCGTCTGCACTTTGATTACCAACTTTAAGATATGGTCCACCACCATCTAGATAAAGATTGCCTAATGTATCACTTCTAACTCTTAATGAGTTTTCATTACTTGCATTAGTAGATTTAAAATATAGATTTCCTAAAGTATTAGTAGAATTACGTACATAAACATCTCCAGCAACATCTAATAATCCGCTGGGTGTCGTTGTACCTATACCAACGCCACTAGCAAAATACGCTCCTCCACCAGCAGTAATATATGATATTGGTGTGCCTCCAATATTTCTAGTCTCTATAGGATTAGCGGTTTGATTAGACACTTGTTGAACTACCACACCTCTACGACCAGCAATCGTAGTACCAATCTCCAAACTAGCTAAACTATCCCATGTACTTTTTGAAACTGCTAAGGTTGTATTATTAATAAATCCATTAGATCCAAAACTTAAAAATCTAGTATTATTATCTTGAGCAATATATAAAGCATTAACACTATTGGTTCTTACATCCAAATCATGAGTAGGAGTATTAGTACCTACTCCTAATCTAGATGATACTATTCCTGTGCCTATAATATGTAATTGACCGCTTGGAGAGGCAGTATTAATACCAATATTTCCATCTCTATTAATAAACATTCTAGTTGTTGGTGAGGAGCTACCTGATGGTGCTGTCTGGAAATACAATTCGCCACCATGAGGCCGATTAGCGTCGGTGCCTGACGTATTGCCGCCGACAATTCTTGCCATTGTTCCGCGATTAAAATTATTGCCACGATCTCTAGTATCAAAATCTATAGAAGTTTGACCGCCAGGAAAACCTCCTGGGCGGCTTACTAATAAAGTAATACCAGTATAGATTGGATTATTACTAGTGTCTTCTGGACTAATAATTATCATATCACTATGATGTAAGGCTAAATCATAAGACGATGTAGAATTAGAATTAGCTCCAGAGCCAATACCAGAACCTATAGTTAGTTTGGAGCCTGGAGAAACTGTTCCTATCCCAACATCTCCAGAAGATGTTATTCTTAATCTTTCTGTACCTCCAACTACTCCTCCTGTTGTGGTAAAAAATCTGTATGGTAAACTACTACGAAGAGTGGTACTTCCAGCACTAAAATCAATACCTAAACCACCAGTACCTATTCTTTCTAAGACGAAAACATTATTAGCATCAGATCTTGTTGATCTTAGTGTTCCAGAAACATCAAGAGCTTGAGTTGGATTACTGTTAGATATACCAATATTGGTTCCATCATCATATATCAAACCACTACTAACAGAGTTGTTTCCAGTCCATTTTGTTAAGTATCCACTAATTCCAACCCCTCTTACCATATTACTAGGAAATAATCCGCTTACACTACTATTAAAGTTAGTAATATTCGAGGCTGTATGAGTATGACCACTAACACTAATAATATTTCCATTCCATGTTAATGATTCTCCTGAACCAGTAATAAAATTTATGTTTTCTCCGGCGGTAAATATCATACTAAAAGGAACATTAACTTCTAAAAAAGAACCTCCATTAATAGTTAAAAAATCATCTGTCTGTATTAGAGCTGGTGTGACACTATAAATAGTAAACCCGTCGTTACCATTAAATATTTGGCTCCACCACCCTCCAATATTTATACCGCTAGTAAAAGTAGCAGACGGAGCCTGTAAAGCCCCTGTCATAACATCTCCGCTTTTATTGACTTTACCAGCTATAAGACTATTAATAGTATTGCTCACAAACTCTGTATTAGCGATCTGAGTAGTATTAGTTCCACTAGCAGCAGTAGGAACGGTTGGGACACCAGAAAAATTAGGACTATTTAATAAAGCATATGGAACTAATAATCCACTTACTGAATTAGAAAAATCTGTAATATTAGAAGTTGTGTGAGAATGACCACTAATACTAACTCCAGCACCATTAAGTCTTAATGAAGTAAAATTACCACTACTACTAGCAATCCATAAACCACTTATGCTGTCATATTGTAAAAATTGACCATTTGTAACATTGGTCACAGAAACATTATGCAATTCATCTAATTCAAAACCATTTTGTATTTTAACATATATTTTACCATTATTAGCATTTTTCCTTAGTACATATCCAATGAATACCATATGGTTTGGAGCATGGGGCTTGTTCGCTGATCCATAAACCATGCCTCCAGGTATTGATGGAGACAACCAAACAGTATCTCCAGCAGCGGATGCCGCATCAGTATCTATTCCTTCTATGATTCCTTCGCTAATTACATATCCAAACTCATTATTAGCTAAATTTTGTTTTAATAAACCTAGTGTTTTACTAGAAGTATTTTCTCCAGATGCCACAGCCAATTGAACAGTGGGATTATCTCCTTGAGCACCATTAATATAGACTACCTGCCCCTTGGTTAAACTACTACCAGTATTATTTTTAATATAAACATGAATATCCGAAAATATGGAAGATAATGATGCCCATTGATTAATACCGTCTCCAATTTTTAAAATTTTATTAGTTAAATCATATCCTGGTTCTCCACTAGCAAGCACCGGATTCACAGAAGACCATTGAGTATTAGATCCTCTGCGTAAATTAATAATAGTATTAGCGGGCATAATTCTCTTTCAACTAAAGTAATACTGATTAAGGTGTTCCGCCGTCTATACTTACACCAGAAGCTATAGCATAGCCATTAGCGCCAATTAAATTATTCCCAAGTATAGTAGTACCATTTAGTTTATATGCTAATTGATTGGAAGATAAATTAATATGTTCTGTACTAGTCCAACTATCGGTAATATCCAACCATTTAAACTCTTTGTCGGTAGAACCTTTAAGAGTAATACCTCCTCCATCCGCCGTTATATCTGTAGGGGATGGTACGCTACCAAGTTCTAAATTTTTATCATCCACAGTAACAGTTATACTATTTACTGTTGTTGTAGTACCATTAATCGTGAGATTTCCTCCAATAATAACATTTCCGCTGGTGGATAAATTGTTAATATTAACAATACTAGAATTAGAGTCTAAAATTACAGCTTTACCAGCAACACCAGTTCCAGGAATACTACCAGCTAAATAATTAATCTGAGTTGCTGTTGCAGAAACATCTGTTATGTCGGATACCTGTATAGTGGGATCAGAAAGACTAATAGTAGTTAAACCAGTAGAATCATTATAGTTAACGCTGATTCCGCTACCAGCAGCAACTCCACTCAATCCGATAATATCTTGTACAGACTCGGCAAAATCTGTGATCAACGATGATGTTATAGTTGGATTGCTAACACTAACAGTATAGTGACCACTATTGTGAGAAATCACTATGCCACTACCAGCTAATATTGGACTAGAAATACTAAGCGTATTATTAATATCATCATAACTGGTGGTTATACCGCTACCGGCTACAATAAGATTACTAATACGATCATCTATAATTTCGCTTAGCTCTGATGGTAAGACAGTACCCCATTCTAATCCGCTCCACAAAGTAGTACCATCACCAATCTTAAATTTTTTGAGAGTGGTATCAAAACCTATTTCACCCATAAATAGAGCATTAGTGGCGGATGCCCACTCAATAGATGTGCCTCTGCGTAGTTGTAAACGTGTCTTAACTGGCATAATTTATCTCCCGATATGTCTTTTAAGGTGTGCCGCAGTCAAATTCATATGTATTTAAATATTCAGCCAATCCACTAATTCTACTGACTGGCAAATTTCCATAAACCTGATTCATTGGGTATCCATCTGGCAGATCGCTGGGCAGTATTTTTTCTGCATTAATAATATCAATATTATAATACTCGTATCTTTCTATTTCAATATTATTAACATTTTCTACAAAACTAGTTTCAATATCAATAATATGTACTTGTGGCTCAGATATTTCTACTGTAAATTCACTCATACATTACACTCCAAAGCGGTTGATGATTGACTAAATCTCTTGACTATAGTGACTGCTCCATATAATATTCTAGTAGTAAATTTACCTCCGCCTTGATATAAATCGTCTGGCGATTGTATCTCCAGATCATATTTTGCAGTATTAAAAGCAAAACTATTAGTTGTAGACGCTGGTAATAATAGTGTTAATTTACCATTAATATCATCAATAGTAAATTTATAAATACTATGATCTATATTATCAGAATTAAAAATTTGAGTAGTATTAGTATTAGTTTTCCATATAAGTCTAGCGCAATATCCAGTCAAATCTACCGGATTACCACTTTGATCTTTATATATCAAAGACAATCTAAAAGAGGTGCCCTGTTCAATAGCAAAGTCGTATTTGCCTGCTGCCATAGTAGTTGCCTTTTATGTAAAATTATTGTTTTATACTATAGTATACACCCAAAAAAAAAGGCCGGCACAAGGCCAGCCTTTTTCTTTTATCCATAATGGACTTAGTGATTAGAGAGCGCCAAGTAGAACTCTACGGTTATCAAGAACGGCAAAGCCTTGTTCAGCCCAACCATAGAAGCCGGCTCTCTTCTGACGATGGAGTGTATCGTCTTCGAAGATTTGAACCTGCTCACGAACTGGCATTATAAAACTATCTCTCTTGCGAAGATCTAGACCAACTACTAGTTCAACCTTTGGAGAAGGTAGTGAACCATTAAGAGTATTACTATAGAATAGTTGATACTCTTGACCTTCGCCTAGTTCATCTAGGTCATGGAGATTGATACCAAAGACACGGTTAAGAGTGCCGTCAGCAGCGGTATAGATCTCACGACGAGTAACTTCGTCAACTTGATCTAAGCCCCAATTACGGATATCTTCCATAGCTTCTGGTGAAACATAGAGGTCGGTTAGCAAGCCACGATTGTTGCTAGCAGAGTTACCACCGCCGTTACGTCTCATTACTGTCTTCATGAGACTTACTAGACGCTTGGTAAATTGACCAGCACTAGCGTCACTATCATAAACTACGATGTTACGATCAACGCCAGCTGCTAATAGTGTGTGCCAACCGTCATCATTCATCTTTTTAACAAATGAACCCTCTAAAACTTCCATAGCGCGACCAACTACGTCCCAACGAGCATCACGAGCATACTTTAGGAGATAGTCGATTGAAGCGCCGATGTCATAGGTTGGAACCATGACGTAATCGCCTTCAACGTGACGTTCTGGAATATATCCGTGGTTAGGAACTGTGTAGGCAACAAAGTCCTTCTCTGTGCCTGGGGCTAGGAAATCTAGTGGAAATTCTGGAGTAGCACTTTGAGCTAGTTGAATTGGCTCAAAAATACCGTCTAGAATATCTCCGCTGAGAAGACCTTGACGTAATGGTAGCTCAAGAGCCTTTGCAAACTCTGCATTAGCAGCTAGAGCAACCTCTCTCTTTGGTGAACCAGAACGAACAAGAAGATCTGTTAATTCTGGTGTTGGTTGAAATGCTTTGGTATTAACTGACATTTTATTCTCCCTTATTGTTTAAGCTTAAGCAATGTTTACAGAGACTTTTGCGTAACCGTCGGCGTCTTTGCCACTCAAAAACTGTCCGATCTTTACACTATTGGTACTAGTTGTACCGATAAGACCACTAACGCCAACATAGGCATCTGCGCCAGCAACAGGTGTAGCGTTTGATACTAGCATGTTGGTTGTTACTTGACCCTGACGGAGTAGAGTAACCTTACCACCAAGCTGCACCTCGTCTTTGTGCCAGTTGATGTGTTGTCTTGTTAGATCAAGATTTACTACGTCTGTTAGTAGAACGCCGAGAGGCTTTGATCCGCTAACAGCAGCAGCATATTCAACAACAGCATTAGCATCATCCATAGATACGCCAACACCAGTTGTAGCTGATACTGCACTGACCACGCCGCCTCTTTCAGCGACTGTGTTCATGAAGAATGAAATATCTGTTAATAGTTCGATACGATCTGCTTTAAGAGCCATGTTATTCTCCCTTGTTAAGTTTTTTACCTAGTCTAGCACAAACGAATTCAAGTAATTCAGCACGAGTTGTATCCTCTTGTGAGGTAGTCTCGCCACCGACACTTAGATTGACGCTTTCCTCTGTTTCTACATCTTCTAGAGTACTAGCATCAACGGCATCTTCAGAAGCCTTTTTCTTTTCTGGGGCCTTATCTTCTTCGTCCTTCTTGTCTTTATTAAGCCAAGGAGGCATCTTGCCAGCGAAAAGACTTGTCATAGCTTCAAAAGCTTCGTCGTTAAGAGATTCAAATTTATCTACTGTTGCGGAAGCTGTATCGGTATCGATACCAGTCTCAACTAGAGATGCCATTCTCTTCATCTTCTTTTCTTTCTTGGTCATCTCTTCTTCTTTACTTTTGTATCCAGCAATAACTTCGTTAGCTGCTTCTAACTCAGACTTGACCTTCTTTACTTCTTCGTCTTTCTTAGCCATATCTTCGTCTGATTTTTTTGCAGCCTGTTCTTTTTCAAGAATACTAGCTTCGAGAGCTGCTTTTGTTTCTGTTATTGTGGTTTCATGAGCCTTAATAACATTTTCTAGTTCTACTGTTTTGTCTTTGAGAGCAGCAGCGGAGGCAAAAGCTTCCTTGACTGTTTCTGCACAGTTCATAGCCTCAATCTTGGACTTGATTTCTGCTACTTCTTTCATAAAAGATTCGAGATCTAAACTCATAATATTATTCTCCGCGTTAAGGGTTAACGTATTGTTAGATACACCTGCTTTTGATAAATCGTCTTTTTTTTCGTTTAATAATTTATTAAATGTTTCTTTGGTAAAAATAATACTGTCTGGATTAGCGGGCTTATCAACAAAACCCTTACCAGAAAATGTAATATTCCTTAATACTCTACCTATCTTATAAGTCTCATGCTTACCAGTTCCACCGTAAGCTCTAAGATGTTTTGTAAGATAAGCTGTATTATCGTTTCGTGCTAAAACTTTAAATTCTCCAGTAACTTCATCAATCAACCCATAATCAAACCCATTAAAAAAACATTCCATGCTTACAAATTTAGTACCATCCTCAATTTCAGCAATTAATTTTTGTGCTCGTTCTCTAAGATCTTGACTGCTAAACCCTTTATAAATTACAGAACCGGTAAGAATATGATATTTTTCTGGTAAATTTTCAACAGGAGTATTTTCGTCTATTAAAATACCTTCTTCTGTTATGGGCCAATTTGCTGTGATGTGGCCGATTATTAGACTCTCATCATGCTCAAGATTAGTGGGTTTATCTTCTGGGGTATTTCTAGCAGCCCATACTTCGGCTGGTGAAAAAATATCATCATTTTTATTCCATGAAGAACTTACCAAAATAGATTGTACATAATATAAATCAGAATCATTATAAGATGCTAAACTTTTAATATGTTTAATTTTAGAATCATTAATAGCACATGGCTCGACAATTGAAGCATAAGAAAAAGAAGCTGAAGCCTTAATCTTATCTTCTAGACCATCGTTAATTTCTTGATTAAATATTTGCATTATTTTACCTCTTATTCTAGACTAGAATACACCATAGAATAAAAAGACGCCTTAGCCTGTTTTTGTTCTTCCACTGTTAATTCTTTATTTAGTGCTGATCTTAATTGGTTGATCCAATTATTGTAAGCATTAATATGGGATTGTGTTTGTTGTGCAGATAAGTTGTGGATTTGAAGGGCTACTTTATCTTCGCTTATCTCTGAGAATGGGGTCGTGGAAAATAGTATTTTGGTTTTTATATTGTCTAATTCTAAACTTTCTTCATTAGATAGACTTCTTAAATTTTTCTTCTGATAAAAGTCTAGTAGTATAGGATTAACAATTTTGCTAATTTTTTCTTGAGCATCATTTGCCCAAAACATCATTGTGGCGCCAGTCTGTGGACTAAACGTTTTATTTTTTCGTGGCTGGGAATCTTTAGTATTTTTTGGTCGCCCTTCACCAGCTTCTTTTGGCAAGGATTCTGGCGAATCCTTTGCCAACTTCGTTGAAGAAGGCTGTGCCGGTGATTTCATTTCTAATGCTGGTTTCTCTCCGTTTTTCTTCTTTTCTAATTCCAAACCAACTTGACTAGGTGTGACTATTCCAGTTTGTAATGCTATCTTTTTCAAAGAACTCTCTGGTGTCGGATCGTGCCATGGACCAGCTTTCTTAATCATTCTTTCACTATCTCTTTCTCTAATTTCTCTATTTAGTCTGCTCTTTTCCATATCTGGATCAAAGCCAAAACGAGTTTGTAATAGTTCATCGCTGATAAGATTACGGTCTGCTAGTTGAATTAGTAATGCTTTTTCTGCATCTTCATTACTAAGATCCATTCTATCAAATTCAATCTTAGCTGGATATCTAAAACCCATAGCTTTTTGAACTAGGATCATTTCTTGTTCCCAAAACTCTATTAGAATATCACGACCGTATTGAAGTCTTTGTGTTAATGTCTTAAGGGAAATAAAGTTATTTGTTGTTCCAGCAGCACCGAAAGTTCCGGTAAGAGTTGGAGGAATACCAAGACCAGCATAAACACTATTTAAGTGAGGTATATACTTACCCTCTCCTAAAAATTGATGTACATTAGTCTTGCTTTCTATAAGCTCAATATCTGGTCCCCATACTAAATCCATTGTGCCACCACCAACATTATTGCCTAGTATTTGAGCTAATTTAGCTGTGGCTGCTTTAGTAGGAGCAATTTTATGTTCTAGATTACCAAGCTTAAAAATTCTAATATTAGATATGGCTCCATCTAGCGCTGCCATGTCTGCAAGTTTTAATTTTTCAATAATAGTAATATCGTCCATGATTGCATAAATCATAGGATATGCCCACGTTTGCCAATCATCTTTCTTATAATGAAAAACTAAAGTTTTATCTGGATCTAGCGGGTAAGGCTTTTTGGTTTTAGCTGCGTCAAGAATAGCCGCTGGCAAAGAAGCCACGACGTTTTTTTCTGCTTCTGTTTTTGGATTATTAACTAGTTTTCTTAGTGTTGGCGGCAATATTAATTCATAAGTTTTATATTGAACAAATGATGATAGCGGACCAGCAGCTACTTCAACAAAAGCAGGATCAATAAAAGTATACTTCCATGGAATTTCTCTTCTTTCAAGTTTGATTTCATCAATATCTTGTACTTGAAAATCTGGAGATGCTGCTGCTCTATATAATTTTTCCATAGCTTTTAGACTTAACTTTCCAGTTTGTCTACTTAGCACAACATTTCCTGTCTTATAAATATTGTTTAAAAATCTTTCTGATCTTTCTTTGCCTCTAATTTTTTTAAACCAGGTTCTATAAAATTTTTCAATTCTTTTATTTTTATGAACTGGTCTAATACCTTGACTAGCAAAATCACCCATTAAATCTATAACATTTTTAACGAGACCAACCCTCTGATAAATATCTTCTGCTTTTTTAAGTATAATTTTAAATTCACGAGGAACAGCTTCATCTGGTCTAAAGAAATCGTAGTCTGATCTTGTTAAACCTGGGCGACCAGATGTGTTTCTATCTAAATTAGAATAATCCAAACCATAGCGCCTCATAGCAGACGCTCGTTCTACTCCGGTAAACTCGTCCAACGAAGATGAAGATTTTAATGCTTCTTGTTTACTGGCTAAATCATCACCCCATGTAACGTATGCTTGTTCGTCTTTAGCGTTAGCGTTTTGTATAGCTTCACTTTTAGGATATCTTTTAGCCATATTTTTATTTTTATATTAATAGAATTATAATGCAATTACAATACGATTATACACTTTTTTATTTATAAATGCCAAGATAATCGGCATCATTAGCTCCAGAAGTGAACCATTCTGGCCCTTTATACATATTTCCATCTTGCTTGACCATATTTAGCCTATTTCCACCAACTACTTCATATTCAATCGATTGTAATGTTCTTGTCATTTGTCTCGCTAACATATTAGCTATTATTAATGAGCTATATCGGTCTTTTCGTAGTCTGCCTTTTTTACCATTTTGCAATTTAACTTCTGGAGTATCCCATCTATCACGTGCTCCAGAACCGGTGCTGGTTTGAGTCATTACAATAGTAACTAGTTCATTTTTAAGTTCTTCTATTTCTAAAATACACTCACTAAGACTATCATAAATAGGATTTAGATCGGTGTCTAATATATCTTTTCCTTCTTTTTCTAAAGCTAATCCTAATGTTAAATTATCAAATCTAGGAAATAATAATATTTTATCTTCTAGGTCTTTTCTTAATCCGTGATTAGCTTGAGCTGTCCAATCTGCTTTAGCAAATTGTACTAGCTCTATAATATGTAAACCAGGCTGGTTGTCTGTATCTTTGGGTTTGTCATAATCAATAATTGGCCAAATTAAATGTTCTCCTTCTTCTAGTTTAGACGGATCATGTAGAGCTTCTTCTATTGCCACACCACCACCCTGAGCGTCTATGCCCATACGAGCACATGGAAAAATTTTCATAAGATTACGAATCTTACGAGCACAAAAACCATAAAAATCATGTTCTTGCACTAGTCCTGTTTTTAATCTTTCTTTAAAATTACTACGATTAGTAGTCCATCCGTAAACTACTCTTCTATGATCTGGATGAACTTCTAGTATAATTATACTAAAATTATCTTGTTCGGAAGCTGGATCAATTCCATAAATATACTGACAATTAGAGTTGCCTTGAGTCATAGCATCAAAAGTTACAGTTTTATTATTAATAACTATTGGATTACGATCAGAAGTAACACAAGATTCAATTAAGCTTCTTCTAAAGAATCCTTCACTATCTCTAACAAAACAAGCTGCATATTCCATATTGTAAATACCGGTATGAATAGTAGCTTTAGCTCGACTAACTTGTTTATCATCCATGAAGCCTTTTGGAATTAATTCATATGGGATACGAATAATACTATAGTCTTTCCAATTAAAATTATTTGGTATTTCTCCTTTAAAAATTTCTTCTAATTTTCTTTGATCTCCCTTGCTTTCTATAATAGATTTATATCTCTTCCAGTAACTAGCAAAATGTTTAAATTCATAATCCGCTGTACCGCTAATAATAGCCTGATTACCCATTTTGTAATCTAAGGCTTCCAACTCATCATTCCATAAACCAGCATCAATCATAGCTTGTTTTTTTGCTTCTTCTTTAACGTTTTGAATTGGACTAGCTGAAACAGCAGCAAACCCTGATACTACTGTTTCGTAAATGTCTGGGCTTATAGAAGCAAATTCGTCTGCAATAATAATATGTGCTCTTAAACCTCTAATTTTACTATTATGAACACAAATACCATTAGCATTATATTGATGAGAATTATTAACTTCTATATCATACGTATAATTTTTATCATGTTCAATATTTATTATTTGATCTAATAAAAATGACTCTTTGTATTTTTCTTGAGATGTCCATCTTTTTTTCTTAGATATATATAAATTTAGAGCTTCTTTTTTTCTTGATAATCCAAAACCGATTTTTTCATTAAATATTTTTATATTTTTTCCATTTATTAATAGTTCATAAATAGTATTCCATTTACTATTACGATTTCTACTTTTTAAAGTTGAAACAATACCATAATGTAGTAAGATAAATTGAATTTGTTTTATTAGTCTTTTTGATGTATTAGTCAAACTAATTGTAATTCCCATGCCTCCTTTATTGGAATTGCCCTGAATATGACCATCAGTATCAAAAATACCTCTAATAACAGCACTCATTACTTCTTGTTCGCTAGATAATATTTTTTCTGGAATGTATTTGTCTTTAGTATAAGTTGTTTCAAATCCCCAATATTCTCTCCAGTTTTTAACAAATTTGATTGAATCATAATTATAATGTACTTTATCAGAACATTGATAAAATTTTACTTTTAAACCATTTTCAAGAGAAGTTACTAGTTCTTCGTCTTTAGTTGTAAATCTTAGCCTATATTTATTAGTCCAACACCCATCTCCTATCATTAAACCTAAAGCATATGCTTCGTCAACAGAAATATCCGTTTTACCTTCATGCCAACGAGGTTTATTATCTATTAAAATATTATCGTTGATACTTATTTGATCAAGTCTTTTCCAAATAATATTTGTTCCATCAAAAACTTTAATTTCATGGTTATGTGTTCCTTCAATACTAAAACCTCTTTTAGACGTTATTTTAATTGTATCTTTAAAACCATTATATCTTTTATAAGTACTTTTCTCAAAACAATAATTATCCCATACCTCACAATTATTTGTTTCATCTAATTCTTCTTCAAAATCTAGATTAAAAATTTCACCCAAAGTACCAAACTTATTTTTATATGTTATTAAAGTGTCTGAAGTAAGACAACCATCGCCCATAGGAATAGCTATAGTCCAACTATCTCCTAGTCTCATAGTACATCTATCAACGTCTCTGCGAGGACCATCATCATTACCATTAAAAATACTACGAAGTATGGGACTATTACGCCAAATAGTTTCCATATATTCAAAAATAATTTTACTCTGTCTAAATGCAGCGCCGACAACAACAATTTTAGTACCTGGAAAAAATGAGCAACGAATTACGCAATATAAAGCTAATAAGAATGATTTGCCCCAGCCACGACTAGCAATATACATAGGAAATGCTCGTATCCAAAACTCCTGAATAATAGCTATTTGAATAGGGTGTAGTTCTATGTTAAGTAATAGCTTAACCATAGTACCAATATATTTAGGACTGCGTAACAGCTTTAATAGATGTAAATCAGGATTTTCTATTTCCTGTTCTGTCCTATTTATCATCGGATTTTTAGGGATAATAATTTGATTAAGATCCCCCAATCCTAACCAGGCATCATCAAAATCAAACTTCTTTTTTATTTCGCTCAATGTAATTTACCTTTTTAAAAATGAATTCCGCCATCTTAGCAGCATTATCCGCATCTCCACAAAAAATTACTTTTATATTATGATAGATTTGTAACTCTAATAAATGTTTCATAATAAATGATGGAGATATTTTAATTTTATCCCACATGCGTTTAGGAACGTTAGACCCAACTGGATAAATAAGAACATCATCTAGTTCAAATTCTAATAATAGAAAAGAATGTTTAATATTACTAAGTCTAGTAATAACATCTTTAAAACGACTTTCAGTAATATTATTAGCAAATTCACTCACGCTTTTTTTTCTTTCTATAGCTAAAACTTCTTCTAGTCCTTCAATACTATAGTCTCCAGTATCTAGCTTTTTATTAGCTGTAGCGTAATGCTCAAAAGACCAGGGTTGCTGCTCTCTTGTGTCTATAATAATTGTAAAATCATTATTATTTATCATTTTTACTAGCCACTATTTTAAAGAATACTGCTTCATATATACTCTCTAATCCTTTAATCATTTTATGATGTAAATAACAAAGAGTAATACCGTTACTTACACAAAAACGTAAAGAAGGATACTCTGCCCATGTTTTGATATGATGAGCATTTAACTTCTTTTTAGTTTGACAACCGGGCCATTGACACTGATGATCGTCTCTTTTATAAACCTGTTTACGCCATTTCTTATATAAAGGATCATTAAAATTTCGCATTGGGCTGAGAATCGCTATATACCATGTCTTGAATTAAAGCACCAAAAGAATAGGATGGCGTCCAAGACAATTGTGTTTTAGCTTTAGTAGCATCTCCACAAAGATAGTCTACTTCTGCTGGTCTAAAAAGATCTTCATTAATATCAACATAATTTTTATAGTTTAAATTCGCCAATTCAAAAGCGGACAGTAAAAACTCTTTAACGCTATGGGTCTCACCGGTTGCTAAAACATAGTCTGAGGGTTGTGGTTGCTGTAACATCATCCACATTCCTTTCACATAATCCTTAGCATGTCCCCAGTCTCTATGAGCATCTAAATTACCTAGCTCTAGTTTACCCACATTTTCTCCGCGTATCACTTTTCCTAAATACTTCGTAATTTTGCGAGTAACAAAATTTTCTCCTCTTCTGGGACTTTCGTGATTAAAAAGTATTCCACAGCAACAATGCAAACCATATGCTACTCTATAAATCTGTATCATATGATATGAAGCTAATTTAGCCACCCCATATGGACTTTGAGGAAGCATTGTAGTATTTTCATCTTGATATTTTTTCCCATTAGAATCTGTGGAATAATTTCTACCAAACATTTCGCTCGTTCCAGCCTGATACAATTTGGTTTGTGGTGAATAATGTCTGATAGCTTCTAGTATATTTATAACTCCTACAGCATCTATTTCGAAGGTTGTGGTTGGCTGTTTAAAACTAGTACCAACATGGCTCTGAGCGCCCAAATTATAAAATTCAGTGGGCTGATAATGTTGAATGATTTGATTAGTTCCACTTGGATCTGTAAGATCAAATTCCTCTAGAGTAAAATCTTTATTAGATAGTAAATGAGATACTCGACCCAGATTGTTAGTACTGGATCGTCTATGCAAACCAATAACTTTGTATTTTTTTTCTAATAATAGATCCGCCATATAACTACCATCTTGTCCAGTTACGCCAGTTACTAAAGCTATTTTCATTAATCTTTCTCCACACTATCTGGTGTTAAAAAGGGTTTGTCCACACTATTATCCGCATAATTGTGATATTCTTCTAGTTTGCTTTTGTGCTTATCTGTTGCCATAGCAAGAATTTCCATTTCACGACCTTCTTTTTCTCTTATTTCTTCGTCTTCTAACATTCGTATCAATCCAGTCCAGCTACTTTTACCATCTTCGATACGTTTGATGCGTTGCTCTCGTGTAGCCTTCAAATCTTTACTTATCTTTTGTTGTTCGTTTAAAAGCTTAGTATATTCATTAGTATAATTAGCAATACTGTTACGAGCAAAACTTAGTTGAGTTTCCATGTTGGCCAATTTAGGTATATCTCGTTGATCTTCTGGTTTCTCGTATTCTTTGTCTACTTGTTTTTGTAATTTTTCTGTTTCTACAATATGACGCTTACGTTCTTTCATGCTACGATTAATAAGAATATCAATAGTTATGAACTGCTTAATTTGAAGTTCTTCGGCGGGTAAAACATCTTCACGAAATTGTTTCATTAAATTTATCCATATATTTTCAAAATATTCTAATTCGCCACTATCTTTATCAAACTGTCTTTCTATTTCGGTCCAAAAGCTTTTTTGATGCAATTTGTGTTTGAGATATTTGTTATCTGAACTATCTTGTGAAGTTAATAGGTCGTTTTCTAGCGCATATCTTTCTATTGGTGCAGAAGAGCGATTAAGTTGTTGGGCGATTTGCTCTATAGTGAGAGATGAAATATGGTCTGTTATGAACTTTTCTTCTTCTAAAGAAAGCTGGCCTCTTTTCTTGGGACTTTTGGTATTATCACTGTTGTTGTTCATCTATTATTTCTCTAATTATTTGAAGTAATTTATTAAGATCACTTTTGCATATCTTTTCGCCATATTTTAATTTGAGATAAGTCTCTCGGTGGGATGAGGGAATTTTTTCATCTAAGAGGGTGATAATTTCTTGATTGAAAACCAGTTCGGAAACGTCTCCTTTGGTATGGTGTTTGGCCCCATAGTCTTCTATGTCTTCTATGCCAACGGGTTTCATAATATTTTTTTTACTATTATTACGGGTTTCCCAGGCACTATATAATTCACAGTCGCTTTTATTACTAAACTCTAAACATTGATTGTTACTTTTCTTACAGTGTGGGTCGTAAAGTGGACAACTTAAGCAGGGTTTGTCGGGCCTTTGATAATTGTCTCGTTTGTAATTGAAAAGTCTGTTGCGAACGTGGGTCCAAAGAAAGTTTTCTAGTGGTCTTTTTTTGTCGTATTTTTCTAAACCTTCTAGTGCAAATATGGCGGCCTGTTGTTTCATATCATCAAAGTTATGATAGCCAAATTTAAATTTATGGCCTAATCTTTTGCTAATATTATCTAGTACTGTTAAAAATTCTTCTTCACTAACGCCATGAGGTAATGAACTATTACTCTTTGGGGTCTTGGGAGATTTTTGTGGCTTTTTTTTCTTGGTCATATATTAATTGTGCTATGCTTTTTCCTTCTGGTAGTGCTAAATCCCTATCAACATCAAGACCACCCGATGCTTTTACAACCAAAATTGAATCGACTAAATTAAAGTGCGGATTAGTCATTTTTTCTCCTTGCGCAAAACTTGTCAACTAATACTATAATATTGTTAATTACACTTTTAGTCAACTTTACAAAAGGATTAATTATGGCAACTTATAAAAAGTGGACCGATTCGGAAGTAGAATTTATTAAGAATAATCATAATACTTTACCAGACGAAGTATTGGCCGTTAAATTAAGTCAAATAACTGGTCAGAATGTTAGCACAGCTATGGTTCGTCGCCAACGCAGAAAGCTTTCTCTAAAAAAACCAAGAGGGCGTCCAAGCAAGACTCAAAAAGTATCAACAGTAGAAACATCAGGGGAAATTGGCTAATATGAAAACTTTAATAACTTTATTTTTTCTAACACTCGTGGCATGTAATAATTGTATGGCTCAACAGACTATTACTGTTATGCCAACACAGATTCAACCCACTATAAGTTATCAACCAGTACAGTATATTCAATTACTTCCTATAGTTAACTCTTGCTGGTGGAGGCATCGGTGTCTAAATAATCCACATAGATATTGATCTCGTATAGATAAATGTAAAGAGAGGCGAGCAGAGATGCTTGCCTTTTTTTATGTCTTGACAGGAGTAAATTTTATGATAAAGTTCGGGAGTTGTTGTGAAATTTTTTCTAAAGGATTAGATATATGAAAAACAAGGATGTATTAGGTTTTGAGACGTTGGAAAATAAAAGTGTTTTGTCTTCTATAGTGGGCATCTTAGATTCTGGTTTGGATATTAATCATAAAGATTTGATAGATAATCTGTGGACCAATCCATATGAAATTGCTAATGATAATATAGACAATGATAAAAATGGTTATATAGATGATATGCACGGATGGAATTTTGTTAGTAATAATAATAATGTTCTAGATGTTTATGGTCATGGAACTCATGTTGGGGGCATTGTGCAGGGGGTTAATCCAGCCGTAAAGATAGTGGTTTTAAAAATGATTAGTGACACGGGGTCTGGTGTTACTAGTGCTCTATTAAATGCTTTGGATTATATTCATACGTTAAAAACACAGGGAATAGAAATAAATACGGTGAATGCTAGTTGGACCTTGGGTAGTTATGGGTCATCTGTGATCAAAGATAAGTTATCGGTCTTAAATAATGATGGGGTAGTGTTTGTATGCGCGGCGGGTAATAACGGCAGCAATATTGATATATATCCCAACTATCCTAGTAGTTTTAAATTAGCTAATATAATTAGTGTAGCTTCTATAACTCCAGATCATATTTTGAGCGGATCGTCTAATTATGGAGTTAATACTGTACAGGTGGCGGCCTATGGCACTTTAATAAATTCAACATGGCCGGGCAATAGATATGCGACCCTAAGCGGAACTAGTATGGCTGCGCCTGTGGTTGCTGGAAAGATTAGTTTGTTAAATGGAAATGCTTCTGAGAGAATATTCGCACTACTATCAGAAGTTATTAAAACAGATTATTTAAGTTCAAAAGTGAGTGGTGGAGGATACTTAAAAGATTCGTGGTCTGCTCTGGGCTCATATACTGAAGTGATAAAGAACGAGATGCCGGAAGTAATCAGTGGTCGTGTGGGCATTATGAATCTCAATAGAGTATACGGATGGGCCCATAGTTCTACTTTGGGAGAAAAACCAATGTTAGTAAAAGTAATGATTAATAATAGGCTTGTGTCTACTCGCTGGGCCAATTTGTATAGACCGGACCTGATTAATAGTGTGGGTAGCGATTATCATGGTTTTGATATTAAATTAAATAGATATATGTTTCGTAGGGGCTGGAATACTGTTAGAGTCTATGCTGTGAATACGCAAAATGGTAGTATGAAACTATTAGGTTCTGGTAGTGTCAGAAGATGGATATAAGTGGCTATTAAACTGGCTAATTTATATATGACGGTCCCTATTGTGTTTATACCACCCCGCGTTTTTGGGGGGATCACCCCTCTATGGTGGGGAAAACAAAAAAACCCCCCATAGGTGGGGAACAGCCGCAGCAAAAATCGTGCCAAAAAAATCGAGCGGCGAAACTTTCTCCAATGGCAATTTTTCTATTTCTTTTTTTTGACAATGCCGATATCAATGATATAACAATGGAAACGGAGAAAACGACAATGATTTTGCTCGAAATTAGGATTCTTGAATCCTTGATTGGTATGTTGCGGCGAAATAATTTGGATGCGGCAAAATGGAGAATATTTACCGATACGCTGGAAAATATCTAATTTTTTTTTCTGGACAAGCCGATCATATAATGTATAATCGTGGCATGATGATAACGAAAACCCAAATGGAGAAAATGAAAATGACCACTACGATCCAGCCCGTTTCAGGAATGTATATCAAGGCCGTTCGGAATGATGGTAGGATTTTTGAGGGCCAGGTAGAAAATGTCCGCGAAACCTACAAAGGTACGTTGGTAGTGATCAAGAGTCACGCGAATTATGCCGGAGCATATCGTGGTGAAGTGAATTATGGTTCAGTCTATCTCGAAAATTGTTCGACTGTGACGCTGGACGACTTCCCCCTCTCGTGAGGGGTAGACCGGCGACAATGGTACTTTGAAAAAAGGGGAAAATCATGGTATGGTATCCTGAAATGATGGTAGCGGTTCCGGTGAACAAATGGATAGGCGAATGGATTCGTAGGGGGTCGCACCCCTCATATAGGGGGGAGTTGGCTTCTCAACTTCGTTTGATTCGCAAGAGGCATGGAACCCCCCATGCGAGGGGGTGGGTTAGACATCTAGACTACTTGGGGGCATACCCCCTTAAATAGGGGGTTTATACCTCTATACCTCTAAAGAGGGGAGACTGCCAAAATGGCAGGCCGGGCCGCCAAACTGCCAAAATGGCAGGAGCAGCAAATGTTGTGCCAAAACCTCTGCCAAATTGGCATAGCAAATCTCATGCCACAAAAAATCTTTTTTATTCTAATTTTTTTTTCTTGCATTGACGATATTCTAAGGTATAATCAAAGCATAAGAAAGAGAGAAAGAAAATGCAAAAGGCAACTCACGTTAACGATTTTATCCGCAGTCTCCCTAGGATTCAAGAAAGAAAAGTGTGGAAAGTTGTCGATAAGGATGGTACGATTGTTCAGTATGTTGGGTCTACTGATAATCGGAAAAGCACTGCACAGAAGTATATCGACCAAAAGTATCCTAATAAGGATTTGACGTTAATTTTTTCTCATTTCAAGGGTTTGATGACTGTAGGTCGATAAAGGTAAAGAAAGAAAAAGATATGAAAATCCCAAAAGAAAATACGATTCGTGGAAAGATTCACGCCTACGCTTATAAGGTAGGATTTACTATCGTTAAAAACTTCGATGGTAGTTATAACATTTTCGACATTCGTATGAATTATTATACTCATAAGAATGTTAACATGAATACGGTTGTTCGTGTTGTTATCGACGCTCTATATGCTATGGCATATCGTAAAACTGTAGCGATCTAATTCTTTTACATTGGAGAATGTAACATGATATACTGGAATGTAACAAATAACAGTAAGGATCGTTATAGCGTGTGGATGAATGGTAAAGTTATTGCGGAATATCTTACATTCGACGATTGTTACAATCTTGTTATGCAAATGAAGGGATATAGCAAATGAGCACGGTACACGGTATGGTTGTTGATAATAAAACCCCCGTTTATAACTATAACTGGCTTTGCCAGAAAATGCAGAATCGTGAACGTGTTTGTATTCGTTATAATCTTGGACAGATTTACGGTATCATAAATGGTATGCGGCCGGAAGATGGTAGCGGCCGACACTGGCTTGTTACTATTTATGATAATGGTAATAGTAGCGAGATTTATGTAAGAGCAGAGTAATATTACTGTAACAGCCGATCCTATCGGCTGACATTGTGACAGTAGCCAGCGAAAGAATACTGCCAAAATGGCAGGCTGGCCGCGAAAACTGCCAAAATGGCAGATGTAGCAAATCTCATGCCAGAGCAAATACTGTGCCACAAAAAATAATTTTTCTACCGATTTTTTTTATTTGACATTCAAGTATCGGAATATAGAATACCGATATAAAGAAGTAAGAAAGGTAGAGTGAAAAATGAGAAATGAGATTTTCGTCAATTCGGATTGCTGCGGTGTTCAGATGACTCAGGCGTGTGCGGAAATTGGGATTTGTCCGCGATGCGGTGAGCATTGTGAGCCTACTGTGGAAATTGTGTCGATCCCCGAGTAGGGGGGTTGATTCATAGTCTAGTCCAGTTTAGAATCCATCCAACAGGAGAAAAGAAAATGACAAAGTTCGCCATTATTGAGGAAGCCAAGCGTACCGCCCGCATGTGTTTTGTTGGTATCGCTATCCCCCACCAACCTAGTCTGGCCGATGGTGTGGTCGGGCCGATTCGTTCGGAAAAGATTTTGAAGTTCAATCGCAAGGCTTTGCGGAATATTAGCAAGGTCAAGACGGTCAAGGCCGATCCCCGCATGTTGGGGGGTGAAGATACTATGATCGTGAAGGTTGGCAAGCCCGGTAGTTGGGAGAGGGTTGAGGCTTTGCGGTCACAGTATGAAGCAATCGAGGCGAGCGGAGAGAACCTCTCCCCCTTTAGTGGGGAGTAAGTGAACAGCGGTACAGCACCCCCACTACGGTAGGGGAACTGCCAAAATGGCAGGCCGCGCCGCCCGGCTGCCAAAATGGCAGACCAGCAAGTTTTGTGCCAAAGAAAATAATTTTTCCACTCATTTTTTTTTGTTGACTTGTCGATATTAGAATGTAGAATCAAGGTATCACAAGGGAGAAAAATCATGCTTCACGATTTTGATGAAATCAACGGTATCTTGAACAGCATGGCCGACGATGGTATTCTTGAGCCTATGGCCGAGCCTATCGACTGTGAGGATTGTCACCCGATGGATTGGGCAGAAGTCACGGGTCTTGTGGATGAGTTGGCCGACGAGATTTATCCCGAGCCGATGGTTGACAGTGATGGTCAGTTATGGTATGTTAGTTGATAAGGAGAAAGTCATGTATCAGACCATGTGGAAGATGTTTCAGACCGGGCAGATCACCGAGAGGAAGTGGCTGGTGTTCTGCGATTGGTACATGTGGAACTGTATCATGGTTCGGCCTGAGATTGTTGAGATGATGGTTCGGATGAAGTATAATTGAAAAGGAATTATATATGACCAAAAAATATATGAGAATGGTAATACATACCGCTAATGATACATATCGTGGAGTAAATCACGAATACTCTGATGAGATTTATGCAGAGTGGAGAGAGATACTAAATCAAATAGATAATCTAGATTATCTTACCGTTCACACTGACGATAATGGAAGTAAGATGTTTTTCCCCGGAACTCTTTTGAAGAATAGTGTTGCATTTATTGAGGTTTTTGATAAGATATGAGCCATCCCGATAACACTTTGGAGGATGATGATATGAATTACCACGATGATACTATCGACCCTAACTATGATGATTACGAGGATTTTTACGATGATTCGTATGATGATGATATGGATGGTGATATGGAAAGTGGCTTCGCTTCCGCCGGATGGGGAACCGATGAGGACTACGGATATTATGGTGATGATACCCCTATGAGTGATGATTACTACGGTGGAGAATAAATAATATGGCCGGTATGAATCTTAAGGATTGGATTAACGCTTACATTCCCAAGTTAAAGGAAGATACTATGAAGGTTGTTGTAACTCACACTGATACCTTTGGCGGTGAGGCTAACTATGGTTGGGTGAATCGTCACGAGTTTATTATTAACAAAGGAGCATCACAGCGTAATATTACTCGCAAGGCTAAGGCTTTGGCCGGTATGACCGGTGTTAAGAGTGATACTTATGATTATGATATGAGTATTACTATTAAGCCTCGCGGTTATAATCAAATTATTTTTGTAGACTTTGAATAGGAGGAACCCGATCTGCCAAAATGGCAGGCGGGCCGCGAAAACTGCCAAAATGGCAGCAGAATATTTTTCCGTTTTTTTTTCTTGACTATTCAAGTATGGGTTGTAGAATACCGATATAACAAGCAAGGAGAACAACAATGTTTATCATTATGAAAAGTTCTCGGGCGTTTGATAATCCTACCGCTCCGTGGGCCTATCGCGGGCCGACATGCTCTGACGCCGGAGTTCAACCTGGCAAAGTCTATGAAGATAGGGAATCTGCCCAGATTGATGCCGATAAGTTGTCTGAATATAATCCTGTCGGATTTACTGTGGTTTCTGTAAGGGTCGACAACTAAAGTTTAGAGTGTAGAATACCGATATACCTAGTAGGGAGAAAAGAAAATGCTTGATGGATACCAGAAAATCTATAAGTTTGATAATGGGTTTGGGGCTAGTGTGGTTTCTCATAGTGGCTCCTATGGTGGAACCGATGGTCTTTTTGAGATTGCTATTCTTGATAAGAATGGTAAGATTGCGTATGATACCCCTATTTCTAGCGACGTAATCGGCTGGCTCGATTTTGGTGGTGTGGCTGAGATTCTGGAAAAAATTAAGAATCTTTCTTGACTAGTGCCGATAAGTATAGTAGACTACCACAAAGGAAAAGAAAATGACTCACGCCGAAGCGGTTAAGATGGTTCGTGGCAAGCGTAACGCTAAATGTCGTAAGGTTGGTAATAATACCTATGCGGAAATCTTGTATGATGATACTGTAGCAATTAGGCTTCACAGTACAGACGTGGTTAAGATTCATCCTAATGGTCTGTATACCCTCAATAGTGGGGGCTGGCAGACTGTGACCACAAAGGATAGAATTAACCAGTATAGCCCGCGTCGAGTGTATCAGCGTAAATACGAATGGTTTGTTGATATTAACGGCAAGGAATATCCTTTTATGGATGGGATGGTTGTGGGATGATAACAATGGTAACGGTTAGTGTTGCGTTGTGGTTGTTAGTTATCTTTGGTGGATTTTGCTTGTGGGTCTTGCAAATGGGTTGCGAGTATGAAACATGGCAAAATGATGTTACCGTGGACGATCTTAAAGAATTAGATAAGGTATTCAAGAATGAAAACTAAGCATATTATTCTGTTTGCTTTTATGTTTGTTTGTGGGTGTGTTGTTACCTTTTGTGTGAATAACCATCATAAATCTACACCTATGGAGTTTTTGCCCGAAAACAACCTTGAGCCTCCCAAGGTAGAAATGCCAGAAACAGTATCGGTCTATGGTGATTCTGAATTAAAAACAATTTATATTACATATACTAATGATACTGGCAAAACCGTGGTAGAAAAACAACGTAGTTGCAAAGGTTGTCATTGGCGGTGTGAGCAATAGGGAGTAATAACATGAAAACTAAATATGTTTTTATATTTGAAGATGGCTTATTTCCTCCGTTGAATATGTCAAACTGCTATATTTTTGATAATCTTGGGGATGCAAAATCTTTTTTTACTGAGCAAAAGTTTATTCTTAGGACATATGATGATGATAGTAATTTTTCTATTCATCATATGGAGAATAGGGTAACTTGGAGTGGCGATATTTTTCAGGGGACATATTACTAAACAAAGAGGCTAAGGATGGCCGATATTTATATAGATTGGACTAGTTTTTGTGTGGGACTTGTTATTAGTTTTATTTGTGTTTGTTGTGTTGCTAACTTGGTGTTTCCAATAAGGAAAGATTAAAGAACTATAACACCCATCTGCCAAAATGGCGGTTGGGCCGCGTTTGCTGCCAAATTGGCACAATATTTGCTTCTCAATATTTTTTCAAGAAATATAGTTGACGAGCCGATAAATTATGGTAGGATCATCAACATGAGCAATCGAAAGAAAAATATCGTTGTAAAGTTGAGCGTGCGTCCTTTATGGGAATTGGGCCACGGCCATAATAACCATCGTTCGGGTGGTGGAGAGCACGACAGCCGTCCAAAACGGCTTCGTACCAGAGGTTCCAAAAGCCGCAAGGCTATCGGTGATGGATGGTGATTGTCTTTCCTAATCCTTCGGATTTGGGTGGTGTGGGTGTAGTCAGCGAAAGTTTTGATCTATTGACAACTGATAAACTATAGTGTAAACTCAAGCCAAAGGAGCGAAATATGCCAAATTGGTGCATGAATAAGTTGACTGTTGAGCATAATGATATTTCTAAGTTGAAGGAATTTGTTGATGCTTATAATGCTGGTAAGGTTTGTGAGCATTATTTGCCGGTTCCTAAAAATGAAAGCGGCGATATTATTCTAGACGAAAATGATCCAAATTATTGGTATAGTTGGTGCTGCAATAATTGGGGAACTAAGTGGGATATTGGTGCTGATATTGGTACTGACCGTGAGGAATGGCACGGCTTGAAGGCTACAGTGGTTGGTAATCAGGCTAATTGTAGTTTTGATAGTGCTTGGTCGCCTCCTATTGGTTTGTACGAAAAATTGGTAGAGTTGGGATATAATGTAAAAGCCAGTTATTGGGAACCTGGAATGGCCTTTTGCGGTATTTGGGATAATGGTTTTGATCATCATTACAAATATGAAAGTAAGGATACTATTCCTGTAGCATTATGGAATGAGTTTGGTATGGATGAGTTTTTCTCAGATGAGGTAGAAGCATAAAGAAAACCCCGATCTGCCAAAACGGCAGCGGGGCCGCGAAAACTGCCAAAATGGCACCCAAGATTTTTTCTAATTTTTTCTCTTGACAGTACCGATAAGTAATGTAGAATCAAGAGACACGAAAGGAAAAGAAAATGACTTACAACGGTTTCAAGAATTACGAAACTTGGAATGTGGTTCTTTGGATCAACAACGACGAGGGACTTTACAATCTGGCCCGACAGTGTGAGTCTTATGATGAGTTTGTGGATTGTATGAAAGATTTGGGAAGTGAGATTGCTTATCAAACGCCCGATGGTGTGGCTTGGTCTGATTCTGGTATCGACCGCGAAAGCGTGAATCGTGATTGGGTGCAGGATTTTGTTGAAGTTGATGCTTGACAAATGTCGATCATAGTGTAGAATCGTAGAAAAGGTCTTCAAACGAAAGGGTTTACAATGATGAACGATATGCTGTTGGTTGCTGGTGTTGTGGCTGCTGTTATTGGTGGTTTGTTTGCTTTCGCAGTGTTTCACCTGTATCGTGGTCTGAATGATAGTCTGACCAATGCTAAGGTTGGTAACATTTACAATTTTGAATATGTTCAGCCTGTAACTGGTACTCCCGAGCGTTATATGGCAAAGGTTCTTGGGGTTCATCAGTTCACTGATGATTATATCGCACGATTGAATGCCAAGAGTAACTATCGTCGATATGATACTAATTTTCAGCGTGGTCGTAATCTTGTGACTGCTCAAACTCCAGATGGTAAGATTCGCAACTTCTATGCTGAACGTACTCGCAATGTGCGTCGGCCCCTCTTGGGTGGGGTTGCTTTCAAGACCGGCTTGGCCAGCCTCCTCTTTTGAGGGGTTGGTTCTGCTAGATGGCACACTAGATTAGATAGGCAAGATTGCGGTGGCTGCTCTTCGACGTATGGTCGCAATCGTTAGGTCAGATAGCCTACTACTAGTGCTGCCAAAATGGCAGACCGGCCGCGAAAACTGCCAAATTGGCACAGCATTTGCTGCTCAATATTTTTTCAAGAACCCCTGTTGACAGGCCGATACTAGAGTGTAGAATACAACAAGTAACGCTGGCAAAGTGGAGGCCACAACCCAGTTGTCGGGTAAAACCAACTCTCGCCTTTAGGGTAAAGAGACAACCGTTACTTTTTTGTGGATTTTTAAGATTGACAAGCCGATCATTGACAATACATTAGGGACTGCTAGGCCATGTGAATGGCTCCCGATGCAATATTATGCTGGTAGTAGAGTAGATGGTCAAGTTGAGAGCGCGGGCTGAGGCAGATGCCTGTGACGCCATAGCATCAACGAATCCATCCGTCCCTAACAATACAAAGCCACCAACGAAAATCCGATTCATTCGGTGTTATACGCTTGACAAAAAGAGAACGTATGCTATATTGGTGGCACATGGCGATAGTACGCGAAGTGGGACTTCGAACAAGTAACCTTGTTGCATGATGATCACATGCCAGCCGTTCGACTCGGCCAATTGCCTCTTGACAAAAAGAGAACGTATGCTATATTGGTGGCACAATATTTAAGAGACGTTGATCGGGTCGCTCCCGACTGATCTAGGGGATGGAGTTAGCCCTAGTGAGAATAACAAAAATCTCCACCATACAAACATAGCGGTTGAGTGCCAGAGATAACATCATACTAAGCCGTGCTAGGATAGAGAAGCAGCACTAAACCTAGCGTACTATGACAAACTTTCGTGGGTCCATGCCTGGGACTAGACTGGGATAACCTATTTCGATAAACTTTCTCTGAAAGATTGGGGGAGTTGCCAACGGGGTTATACGTTGGATAGAAATACCAGTTTATGGGGGATAGCGTCCTCACCACGACCAATACAATCACACGTTGGAGATATCCTTTACTATGCGTGGCCTAAAAACCTAGACATTGCAATGCCGCATAGACGTGTGATAAGATACAATCAGTAACCGTCGCTAAGAGCCAGATGAATCGGTCTTATGTGCTAGTAGTGCTAATCTATGTGGGATCGCGTCCTCACCACGATCAATACCATGAGGTGATTTATAATTATGAATAAAACTTTTACTAAAAATGACATTATAAAAATTCTTAACTCTATCCAACTAAGAGATATTGATAGTGGTAGTGGTTTTCAACTTGGGCATATGGTAGTTAAAAGCGATAGTGGTGATATGGTCTTTGTGGATGATATTGCCACTGCCTTTGATCTTGACTTTAGTTGGAATGATGGTAGAATGACTTTTGTGGACAAACACTAGTAATGATTCCTAGATATTCGCCCTTCCATCATCTGTGATAGGCTAAAAATGTTGCCATATACAATACAATCAGTAATCGTCACCAAGAGCCAGACGGATTGAGTCATGACCAATCTTAGGAAGGTTTCCGTGGGCGGTTTCCATCCGATCCTGACAAGGGGCAATCGTGTGGGTTATAGGAATCGGGGCGTAAAAGATTCCGCTGGTTACAATTCTGCTGATAGTTTCCTTAACTAAGGTTGAACGGATTAGTACCGAGAGGCTGTTCGTAAAACTATCAGTGGTCGGTACTCTGCCAAAATGACAGGCTCCGCGGCCAATCTGCCAAAATGACAGATATTTTTTATGGATTTTCTCTCTTGACAAACCGATAATAAACTGTAGGATACAACTATGAAAATTACAGCAAAACAAAACGCACGAAAGTGGACGAAAGAACGGCTAAAACGTCATCCGGGATTTTGGGAAGTTGAGCAGAATACACGGGCCGTATCTTGTTGGCCCGGTGAAGATGCTATTCTTATGAAAAATAAAAGTGATGGGTGGAGTGGTTGGTTTCCGATAAAAGATATTGACATTAGTGAAACTGTAGAGTAGAATATGAGAGTCTTTCGTAAAATAGTTTTGTTCTTCCCATCTTTGACCATGTTCTTTTTAGCATACTTTACTTTCGTTTGTGATAATGAGGCTACTAAGTTTACTTTTAGGTGGAAATAATGATTACTAGCGTATATAAAACTATTGTTGATAATCACAATTGTTGCACTTATCTCATTTGTAGGGTAAGATCTGGTAAAAGGAATCGTTATAATCTCATAAAAATAGATGATGCTTGTAGTAAAATGGTTGTTTTACTTAGAGAAGTAACTTTGGGAACTTGTTTAGAACTTATATCATAACTCTAGAATATATGGTACATTTATATGAGTCTTGATAAGAGCATTAAGTCTGGTAAAGAGAAGCGTAAAGAGTATCGTAAGAGCAAAAGGTTTGACTCTAGTTGTCGTAATCATGGATCGTGCAAGTATTGCAGAGATAACCGTTTGCATAATGATAAGAAAAGGGAAATGTGTTCAAAGGACAAACTTAAGGACTTAGACTAATGAAATGGCATTGTGGACAACCTATTGATATGGGCTACTATCTTTGTGCTATTATTGGTAATAAAGAGCCTAGTGAACTATATTGGGATGGTTCTTCTTGGGGTTATCAACACGACCATTGGGACACTCTTGATAGTAATGAAGTTGCATATTATATGTATCTTGGTGATATTCCTATGCCAGAGAACTGGTAATGAAAACTGAAACCCTTGAACTGACTAAGACTGAACTTAACTATGTATTGAATCTTGTATATGAAAATATTCGAGAAGGTTGGTACTATGGTAACAAGCAACAGTTTGAAAAAATGCAATCTAAGTTGCTTGACAAACTGTTAGAGGTCAACGACAATGCTATTCTAAGAAAGGTGCGTAGCACTAATGGAATGGATTAGTTTTTTCGGCCCTCGACGCCCTATTAACGGCCAGAAGGTTTATTACTTTGGGCCAGATATTGGAGTGTGGAGAGGAAGATATGAGATTCATCTTAATGATTTGGTAAGTCCTCATATTCTAATTTGTGAAGAAAGACCCGGAGTTGTAGATCGTATGGATGCTCCGTGGTGGATGCCATATGAGGGGCAACCTAAACCAGCACGACCAGAAAGTGAATACCCAAAGGATTATCCTAATGACAACTAATGATATGACCCGTGATGATGCTATCGTTTATTTGATTAACTTTTTTAACTCTCGTATGACTGCGGCGAGTAAGTTTCATAGAGATAAAGCAAAGACGCTTATTAGCACCCATGAAATTGCTGTTTCAGAACTTGTGGATAAATATGTGAGGCTTGTGCTTGAAAACTCTTAGTGATATTTGTCCGTGTGGAGAGTGTGATGTTCTGGTGTGGAAATATGACCAGAATGGGCTTATCTGGTTATTTTGCCAACAATGCCATTGGTGGTATATCGGAAACGATTAACTGCCATAATGGCACCTGGGCCGCGAAAACTGCCAAATTGGCAGAATCTTTTTTTATAGATTGGTATTGACAATGCCGATACTTATGGTAGACTTAATGAGCAAGGTTTGGGGATAGCCACAATGATATCAAAAGAGGCTATCTGAAATGCTGGTCGAGTATGGCGGAAGCCAACCTTGTTTTTCCTAATCCTTCCGATTTGGTGGTCTTGGCGATAGTCAGCGAAAGTTTAATGGTCTTGACAAGAGATAGTCGATAAGGTATAGTAGAAATATGAATAAGACTGACTTCTACAATAAGTATGGTAAAGTTCAAGTAAAATTTAGTGGATATTATAAGTATTGTTTTGTTTATGATGCTATCTTAGCAGATGGTAGGCGGCTGGTTATATGGTATGGTGGGGATAGTGACAGTATTTATAAGCATGATGTAACAGCAGATAGACTTATTACAGTTGAATGTTTGGTACCATATGCTGGATATATTTACAATGGAGACGAAATAGTGGAGGAATACTATTCGTAGTTTTCTTCTGAATGTAGAATAAAATGACAATTAGCGCAAACACAAATACATTTTTTGACTTCTTCCATGATTTGATTCCATTTTCCTTGTCTTGCTTGGGCTCCTATTGTCATAGTTTTAGTTGATGGATCAATATGATGCCATTGTAAGACTCGATAATCAGATATTCCGCATCTACTACATTTTTGTGTTTTCATAAAGTTTTCCCAACGTAACTTTCTTTTTTGATAAATATCTTTTTGGTATTTTTTAACTTTATCTGGATTTTTGGCTTTCCACGGTAAAGCATAATTTGGATCATATGGTTTACGATGTTTCTTTTGATCCTCTGCTTTGCATAATTTACAACGACTATTTAAATGCGGATTATATTTGCCTCTTTTTGTTTTAACTATACTATATTCATTAGCCAATTTCTCTATCTTGCATTTTGCACAGACTTTGGTTTCTGGTATTGACATATGGTTTTCCTTGTGGTAAGATGGTAAGCACTATACTACAGTATACACCAATAAAGTGATGGACAATGAAAAATCTTCATGCAGAAGTTAGATTTCACCTTAGTAATGGGCCAAACTATAAGTTTTGGCAAGTGAAAGTGAAGCAGGGTGGTGAGACTGTTGATGTATACTACTATGATCCGGCTGAATATCAGTTGGAAATGAGGGGTTGCAAACTGTGGAATAGGCCGAATAAGGCTAAACAGGTATTTGAGGCTGGTGTGCATGATGTGAGTGGATGGGTAAGATGTGAAGAAGTTATGCTTCGCAAAGATTTTTATCCTGCTCTACCTATTGACAATCTTGAGAAGTTGTTTTATAATCCAATCCGCGATCCGTTCTGGCGACGAGAAAGCGATAGCAACGAGTTTATTTGGGACGGTACAGAGTACGCTACTCTACTGACTAACGGCAAACAAGTTTATATTTTGGAAGAAAGGATTTGAAATGATTAAGTTGGAACTGAGTGTTCGTGAGGCGTTGTGGATTCTTTCCAAAATTGAGTCCTACGATACGATTTACGACAAGATCACTCTCGCCTTTGAAGATGCTCTTAAGGTGAATAGGAACAAGACCGTTACCATCACTGGTGGTATGAATCTTGATAATCGTATTCACTGCATCAAGGCTATCCGACTCCACACTGGATGGGGCTTGAAGGAAGCCAAGGATTGGAGTGACGTTCTGGTTGGTGGATGGAAGTATGACACGTTCGTTCCTGCCACTCATGGTACGAAGAACAGCATCACTCTCAGCACCCCCGAAGCGGCTGAGAATCTGCTCCGAGATTTGACGGAAAAGGGTTGTGAGGGTTATCTCTCATAACCTAAAACCCTATCTGCCAAAATGGCAGTGGGGCCGCGAAAGCTGCCAAAATGGCACCCAAAAAATATTCACGATGGCGATTGACAACGCCGATACTTAGTGTAGAATGATACTATCACACGACAAGACGCTGGTTGACTCCAACACAGAAAAAGTTCAACCTAGCACTTGACGAGTGACGATAAGTGATGTATGATTCGTTTAGTTGTGGTTGATTACTCTTTTTGGAAAGGTTTTTACTATGCGTACTTATGATTTTGCTGTTGCTGTTGCGTCGGATAGTCTTGATACGGAAGTGGTTGAGGATACGATTCGTCAGGCTCTTGCGGATGGTCTGCCCGATGGTACTCTTGTGGTGGTCAAGGCCCAGGGTATCAAGGACTATAGCGAGCAGGGCTGGAAGGTGGCCCGCAATCGCAAGTTCGGTGTGAGCGTCAAGGAAGCCGGTGACGGTCATAAGGCTAAGACTACGAAGGTTGAAGCGGAGGCTGTTGCCTGATATAATACACGATAGACCGCTGGTGGACGCACTGGCGGCTATCGGTATTTTATGGCCCCATAGTTAAATGGATATAACAAGTGCCTTCTAAGCACTGATTAGAGGTTCGATTCCTCTTGGGGCTATTTATCCTGCCAAAACGGCAGGCTCCGCGGCCGATCTGCCAAAATGGCAGTTAAGATTTTGTGGATTCTTTCTCTTGACAAGTCGATATTCTAATGTAGAATCATTAGCATAGGAGACACAAGATGAAAACGGCAGACGGTAACGACAAGTTGGGTAAGGGTTGCATTGTGGTTTCGCGGCCCGTTGGTGATACTTGCCCGAGCGACTGTGACTATCTCAATAATGGTTGCTATGCGGAAGCGACCGAAAATCAGTATAAGAACGCTCGCACCGCTGGTTTTGCTAACATTATTACCGAGAAGCATAAGATTCGTGCTATGATTGTGGACGCAAAACGTAGAAATAAAAGTATTAGAATCCACGAAAGAGGAGACTTTTTTCTCAACGGTGAATTAGACTTAGACTATTTGGCAAACTGGACATGGGCGTGTGAGAGTATTCTTGCCGATGGTGATAGTCTGCCCGATATGTGGTTTTATACTCATATCTATGATAGTCGGCTTGTGAGTCTGGAAAAGTATATGAATGTGTATGCTAGTGTCCATGATGATAACGATATGGGCGAGGCTATGGCACAAGGTTTCAAGTTGTTCGCATGGTGCGACAGTGATATGAAGATTGCCCCCAAGCGTCCTAAGAGTAAGGCTAAGGCGGAAGCATGGCGTAAAGAGTTGCCGAAACTTGTTGTGTTGAACGGAGAGAAGTTTGTAACGTGTCCCGAGATTCGTCGTGGTCGATCAGTTATTACTTGCACTGGTACTAAAGATAGTATCAGTTGTGATATGTGCGTCAAGGGTTTGGCTAACGTATTGTTTCCTGCTCATTGAAAGGTTATATTATGAAAAGTTATACTCAAGAATATCTCGATCTACGGGAAGTTTGCGAACATAATGGATTAGACTATGAAAATGTAATTGATGCCGTTTCTAATAGTGATATTAGTTTTGGTACTAACTATGACACTTTGATTAGTCAGGAACAACTACAGTCTATTCTGGACGATAATGATTTTAATATTGAGTTAGATTTTGATAGGTATGATAATACTGTTGTAATTAGTTTAGGGAGTTAAAATGGCTAAGTTTTATGTAAAATCTGGTACTCTTGAAGTTATTATTAGCCGTAAAGATGCTCTTGAGGCTAGTATCGCTTGTTTAGTCATGACTAATAAGTTTGATATTATTGATGAGTATTTTTATGTTGATGAAAGAGGATATAGAGATTATGTTAGTGCAGACAATACCACTAATGTAATTCCTACTAAAAGTATTGTAAGAGCGGCGGGCTGGGAACTTTCGCGGGACGATGATCCCCTGCCATAATGGCAGGCCGCCCGAGCAATCTGCCAAAATGGCATCTAAAGTTTGGGTGGTGGTTGGCCGATAATTCTTTTATGGAAAAGCGTTTGACAAGGAGGTCAAATATGATACAATGGATAGGGATTCTATTGACGATGGCTGGTTTAGTGTATACTGGGGTGAAGGATTATCAAAAGGGTGATATTAAAATCCCACAAGTTCAAAAGCA